GAGCCCGAAAAAGTCGAGGAGCCCGAGAAAGTCGAGGAGCCCGAGAAAGTCGAGGAGCCCGAAGGGGTAGAGGAGATCGCTGAGGAGCCTGAAAAGGCCCCTGAGGAGCCTCAGGAGAGCTCAGAAGAGGCTCCCAAGGAAGAGGATGGGGAAGTGGCAGAAACGCCTCAGAAGGCCCCTGAGGAGCAACAAGAGGCATCTGAGGAAACGCCAGAAGATAATTTAAAAGAAGGGGAATAAAATACAAATAGTTAAAAATCCTTGCCCCATACTCTGGGGCTTTTTTTATATATGAGGCTAGAAAAACCACAACTGAGGACAGCATACATGGACATTGTTAAGGGGTACTCTCCTGCCCTTAGCGAAAAGTTTGGCTCTTTTTATATAAAGCACATAGACTATGAATGTACAGAAGATCTAGATGAAGTAAAAGAAAAGCTATTTAAAAAGGCCACGAAAGAGGGACTACCTGACGCAAAGCAAAGAGAAAAAGATATAATAAAAGAAGGCTTTTGGTCTGAAGAAAAAGACAAAAAGATAAAAGAATTAAAAGAATTTTTATCGAGACTAAAAGAAACCAAGGCTAAGGTATTGCTCCAAAAAGAAATAGACTCAATCAACAAAGACATAAAAATAACAGAAAAAGAACTAGAGGAGCTAATCCTAGAGAAGCTAGAGCTTATGGGGTATACAGCAGAGGTTTATACCGCAAAGAAAGTAAACGAATACTATCTTAGAACAACCTCATTCAAAGACAAGGATCTAAAGACAAAACTTTTGTCAGATGAAGAATTTGATTACCTTCAGGATCCAGATGTCGCTGACCTTACAAAGGCCTTCGGAAAATATTCCGAACGATTTGAAGAAGAAAATATAAAAAGAATTTCATTATGTCCTTATTTTCTTAATTTCTTTTCCTTATCAGAAGATAATCCTATGGTTTTCTATGGTAAACCGGTGGTTGAATTAACCTTCAATCAGGTAGATTTATTTAGCTATGGAAGATATTTCAAGAGCATGATCCAAGGTATGAGGCGCCCACTTACAGAATCGGAGCTAGACGATCCAGACAAAATTATAGACCTATTTAATTCAAGCCAAAACGCAGAGAAGGTAACTAATAAGACTCAGAAAAAAGAAGGAAAAGGAAAAGCAACAAGCATAGTCGGCGCAACAAAAGAAGATATGGAAAGAATGGGTATCTCTTCTGACGAAATTAAGGCTCCGGGCGTAAGCCTGCACGCTGAAGCAGCCAAAAAGGGCGGAAACTTAAGCATGGAAGATCTCATAAAGTTACATGGAGCTTAAATAATTAAGTGTAATTATAGAAGGAAAAAGGAGAATGGCTGAATTACCGACAACTTTAAGAGTAGGCGTAACAATAGACCGGGCATCGCTTTCTAGAGCAGAAAGAGATGTCCAAAGGTCTTTCAGGAATATTCAAAAATTAGCCAAGTCTGGCAAGCTCCTTGGATCGGCCTATACCGCACCGTTAGGTCGCATAACGCATTCCGCAGACGAATTTACCAAATCCCTAGAAGCCTCAAATGCTCGTGTCCTTGCGTTCGGAGCTTCCGCTGGCGCAATCTATGCTGTTGAAGCAGCTTTCTCCGCATTAGTTAGAAAAACAATAGAAGTTGAAAAATCACTTAAGGACATAAACGTAATCCTAGGACTAACAAGCTCAGACCTCAGGGGCTTTAGTCGAGACCTTTTTAAGATAGCTGGAGAAACGGGACAATCTTTCGCTGAGCTCGCTAAGTCTGCTACAGAATTTTCAAGACAGGGACTAGGCGCAGCAGAGACCCTGAGGAGAACTAGGGACGCAATGATTCTTGCTCGCTTAGCCGGTATGGACGTGATAGCTTCTACAGAGGCTCTAACTGCGGCCATGAACACCTTCAATGATACCGCGTTAACCTCGACTGTGATCGTCAACAAGCTCGCTAATGTTGATGCTAAGTTTGCTGTTAGCTCAGAAGATTTAGCCGAAGCCATAAAGCGCGTGGGTAGCTCTGCTATTGCTGCCGGGGTAAGCTTTGATTCCCTGTTGGCAACCATAACCGCAGCCCAACAAAAAACTGCTAGAGGCGGAAGAGTAATCGGTAATAGCTTTAAGACAATTTTTACTAGAATACAAAGGCCTAGGGTCATTAAGCAGCTTCAGGACATGGGCGTAGCCGTAAAAGACATGTCTGGCAACATGAAGCCCGCAATGGAGATTCTTCAGAACTTTGCTAGTACGTACGACAACCTAAGTGATTCCCAAAAAGCACTCACTGCAGAGATGCTCGGTGGCGTTTTCCAAGTAAACGTACTGAAGGCTACAATGTCTGATTTAAGTTCAGAATATTCTATATATAGCCAAGCCCTTAAGGTCGCAGCTAACACGACTAACGAGGCAGTAGACAGAAATGAAGAATTAAACAAAACCCTTGCTGCATTGCTCAATGAAACACTGAACAATGTAACTGCGTTCGCTGCGGCCATAGGAAAAACATCGGTTGGTCCAGCGATAGAAAAAATCTTAGGTACAATTAATTCAATAATTGAAGCCTTTACCATCAAGGACCCAGAAAGCTGGGGGGCCAAACTTGGGGAAGGTTTGTTGTCTGGAATAGGGAAGGTCCTTTCTGGTCCGGGTCTTATTTTATTAGCTGCGCTTCTTGCTAAGATAGGTGCTAACTTTTTGAAATTTACAATCAAGGCGGTCCAAACATTCACTGGATTAAATGCAGCTGCTCAGGAGCAAGCGAGCATACAGACGGTAATACAAAACATTTTAATAAAAAATCCAGAAATTATTAACAAAGCCACAGCAAGTGCAGAAGGTCTTCTGGCTGTAGAAAACGCAATGCTTAAGGTGATGCAAAGCCAGAATACGGCCATGGCTAGTGCAGCCACGCTGAGCGCAAGTATGGCTGCGAACCTTACCGCCGCTACAAAATTGGGCGGTGGTCGAGTTGGAGGCAAGAAGGGGGCAAAGGCTTCTGGGGGGTTCATTCCTAACTTCGCAATGAAAACAGCCGACAGAACAGAAGCTATTGGAGCGATGGTTAACGGATACGAGGCCGGAGAAACCAAGAGGGCCCACATAAAGGGCATAGGTCAGATAATATACAACTCAAAAGAAACAAAAAAAGACGTAGGGCTTGGACAAGACGCCATACTTCCACCGAAGAACAGCTTGGGAGCAGATAGATATAAAAAAGCTTTCGAACAGATGCACGGGTATGACCCATATACAGCGTCTGGGGGCTTTGTGCCAAATTTCACCGCGCCAAAAACAAAACCAAAAACTGCGGCGGGCAGCTTAACTGTCCCTTCTTCTCAGTTCGGTGGGGTTGCTCTTATTGTATCAAAAGATCTAGGTTTTGGAAAATTAGGGTTTACCAAGGAAGCTCTTGCTAAGGGCAAAATAACGGTTCCTGATAGCATGATGGGTATAAAAAGCAAACAAGGAAAAAGTGGGGACGTATTAAATGTTACAGGCATAAGACAATACGTTCCACAGAGCCTTAGCCATGGGGATATTTCAGACAAATCGAAAAACAGCAGATTCGACGATATGATTAAGCAGCCCCTTGGGGGCGCAGTAAGGGCAATAGCTCAAAAATTATTAAAGCCTGCCACCAAGGAAAATTTTCCAAACATAAACAAAATAATGAAGCTTGTCAAAAAAGACAAGTCAGGATACCCTCAATTTGCTGGTAGAATTTTTGAAGCGGCAATCAATACTGCTATATGGTCAAAAGACATGGCTGGATCGAATACGTGGGATCATAATCCAAATCAATTTTCTGGGAATAACAAAGCCGTCACGGATGCTCTTATAGGAAATAAAGGCAAAGGTAGGGTGGGTGTTCATATCGCTTCCAATAAATACATTGATTCTAAGTTATCTGGGCTGGGAAGTGACGCCGCCTTAAAGAGCATGAGGGGCAAACTTACCGGAACAGCCCAAATCAGAAACTCAATCCAGCAGAAACTTAATGCTGTTGCAAAGACCTCTGCAGTCGCACAGAAAAAGGGGTCATTGACGCCAAACGTAGCCATCACAAAGAAGGGCGTGGTTAAGTCCGGGAAATGGGCCTCTGCAGGATTTATTCCAAACTTCGCAGACGGATTGGCAGCGGCAGTACAAAGAGAAGCAGCTTCCCCGGGGATTGCGGAAGGGCAAGTGAAAGTCGGTCACGACAAAAGACTTTATGCTTCTGGTGGACTAGGTGTTTTCAATTCCACAGAAGGAAATCTTGGCAATGCAATAGACAGTCATATGTCTATGGGCAAAAATATAAATGCAATTCAAAAAGCTGGCGCATCAGGCGGGTTTATTCCAAACTTCGCAGGGGAACATCCTCTAAATCAATGGTTAAGATCGTCTGCAGGAATACGTACAGAGAAAGACCCAACAGGAGCAAAGGGCCTTGGAAGAACCGATCTGGCAAAGATGCAAAAAGCCTTTGACAACCTCAACAAGGCAGTAGAGAAGGGCCCGGGAGCAATCGATAAGGCCTACAAAAACTTCAGAAAATTTGGATCAGCGGCAGGGCTAAGTAGGCATGAAATGAGCAGCTTCCACAAGAGCCTGAGGACAATGACTTCACAGCTTACGGAACAAGCCAAGATAAGAAAAACCAATATAACCGCTGCCAAGTCAACAGGAAAAGCTCTCGAAAGACTAAAGGGAACAACTATTGCGACTTCGACTGCAACTGAGGGAACGGCAAGAAGGGCAGCCGCCACTAAAGCTGCCGTGTCCGGGAGAGGAGCAGCTGCTGCAGCCGGAGGGGGCGGAATGGGCGGTATGGGAATGATGGCCGCTTTCATGTTGCCGTCTATGCTAACAGGAATGGTGGGCGGCGCAACGAGTACCGCAGTTCCGGGACAAGGAGCAGTGAACACAAACAGGATAATGGATGCAATCTCTGGAGGTGTTATGAAGGGCATGGTTAGTCACATGGTTGCTGGTGCATTGGGCGATGCCATGAAAAAGGGATTTGAAGGACTAGGCAAAAAGGGAATGACAGCAGGTCAGGTTGGTTCCATGACTGGGTCAAGGGGCTTTTCTGGTTCGCGCTTGACTGCAGCCGCAAGAGCCAGACAAGCAGGCGGAGCGGCACAAGGCATGATGGGCCGAGCGGGCACGAGCATGTTGGCTACCAAGGTAGGGGGTAAGGTGGCTTCTCAGGCTTTTAAGGCCGTTCCCTACGTCGGTTGGGCCATTGCTGTAGCTGACATTACAAGCGAATTAGCTGATGTTTTTGACCAATGGAATGTCAATGTAAGGGCAGCGGAAGGGAATTTGGCTCAAGCTAATTTCGAACTTACAAAAACTTCAGAAACATTTAATGAATTTTTCAAGATATCCGCAGACCTAAACGAGATGACGCAAGGGTACAAAAAACCTGATCCTTTCGTTATAGAAGAAATGAAGTCTAGGCAAATGGAAACATTAGACAGAATGGATCCAAAAAACAGACAAGCAATGATTGGCGCAATGAAGAGGGGCGCAAGCACAAAAGAGCTAGAACACATTGCCAAACGGGCAACGGAAGACGCAAAAAGAGAAACTGACTACGGGAAAGTTAAGCTTTATGCTCATAGGATGCGGTCGGCGGAGAGCAAAAAAACCGGAGAGTTTTCGGTCGCTGCAGGCAATGATCTGTTGGGAAAGGTAACCAAGGCAGGTATAACAGGGACAGGTATTAACATAGCAAAAGACATGGCCAGAACTATATCAAGGATGCCTTTTGAGACCATCATGCCCAGTGGAGCTGTGGGACCTAACGTAGACCTAATATCACGTCAGAATACAATTGGCGGAGAAAAAGTGACGCTCGGGAATGCGGTTACAACCTTCAACGCCGGCGATACAGATGACGAAATGGTTGACGCCGCTAAAGCGCTTTTCTCTAGCGGGTCGTGGACGGGGGGCTGGAAGGACAGCTTTAAGAAGCTTCAAGAAATAATGGACAAATCTGCCGATCTGGGTAACTGGGAAGATGAAGTGGGCGAGGTATCAACCCAATTCTATAAACAATTCGATCTAATTTTGGAAGCTATGGGCAAGGAAAACCCAGCAACTAAAGCCGCCGTGCTTAAAATAAGAGGGAACATGAAGCTTTTGAATACAGAAGACACGGAGGGGTCCGCAACGGTGTTGTACGAGATGCTTACAGAACTAAACAGATCATTTAATAAGGGGGCAGGCGACCTCGCGGAATATCAAATAGCCCTTAAGCTTCACAACGAAAGACTAGCTCAAACTAGAAAGAATGTAGTAAATTTTTCAGACAGGATGTTTGCAATGTCAAAAGTTCTTCAGGACTTTACGAACCAAATGAGTTTTAATATAAACGTTACGAAAATGTCGACTAAGGCTGAAATGGATCGAGCGAACATGATGGAGAAGTTCGCAGGAAAGAAAGCGGGAATGTTTGGAAACGACTTGGCAATGACTCAATTTAACGCTGACGTTGCTTTTAGGCAGCTCGATAGGCAGGAGGTAGCCAATGAGCAGGGGGAAAGAATGAGCTCTACTGTCGGAGTAACAAAAGCAATGAGTGAGTTTGCTGGTAAGTTTGCGAAGGTCAGCGGCAGAATGGGTCAATTTGGTTTGTCTCCGTCCAAACTAACAGAAAAAGAAAGATTAGCTTGGGATGCCCTCGCAGACATGGAGGGTTTGACCGACAGCTTTTCAGGAGGTTTCGTAAAGGGGCAGGTCCATTTGAATGAGTTTATTACCGGGCTGGAAAATAGCAATAAAATGATGTCCGGAATCTATACTGGGGCTATCCACCCGAGTGCGGCTGGGGTACCGGCCGAATTAAAGCAGTTTACCAAAGAAGACAAGGGACTAAAAGAGAGACTGAACGCCCAGCAACATCTGGTAAAAAGCCTCAAGCAAATTTCAGCAGACGGAAGGGCAAATCTAGAGCTCAACCAAAGAAGCACCAACATAGAAAGAAAAAATGTTTATGACCGAATGAAGGAAGGAATGGAGGTTCAGAGAATCCAGAGGGAAGTTTCTTGGGGCGGAGGATTCCAAGCGAACCTGATGGCTACCAGCCTTGACCACGCCTTCAAGATTCAGGACAAGGCGAACCTTGTTAAGCACTTCGGCTCAGACTCCGCTGTCGGCAAACAATTACAAGCAGAAACAGATTTCGCCATGTCCAAGCAACTAAAAACCCTTGGTTATAGGGAAAGCGATATTGATCCAACCGCGAAGAAGAGAATGATACAAACAAGTGCGGAAAATATGATGCGACTTGGTAAAATGTATGGAATAAAAATGGATCCTGAGGTCGCAGCAAGAAGGGCGGCGATGCAGTTTCAGGCGACCTTCAAGGAGGAAAGCCCCGCAGAATTAATCAGAAGATACCTTCAAGACAATGTTGCCCCCATGGAGGCTATGAAGAAAATGGGAGATGCCGCTGTAGGTAGTGGAATTTTTGTTGTACCCGGAAAAGGCGCCATAATGCAATCGTATGGCCCACAAGCTGGAGGAAAATCTTCGAGAACTAGCCCCGGTCCGGGATCGGGGGGTTCCGCACAGGGGACTAACGTAGCCGGTACCATCAGTGGAGCCGGTTCGAGCACTTCCACCTTTTTGTCATCCGTTTCCCAAGCGCTGGCGCGCGCCGCCAAGGTGTTTCAAGCCGGCGCCAGTGCGCAAAGCAGCCAAGGTATGAGCCAAGCATCCTCGCAACCCTCAGGACTAGCCACCGGTTCCGGGACGAGCCGCAGCAGACCACAAAGTCAGCGTGGGCAATCTGCAAACGCCAACCAAGCTGGTGCGGGAAATGCTCAATCTGCGGGAGGGTCAACACAACTTTCGCTAAGGCCTGACGGATCACCCAGACTAATGCCACCAATACCGAAGAAAAATAAATTCGATGTGGAATTGGTTGCTGCAGAACTATTTGAAGCTAGATTGTTGAAATTTGGATCAGTGGACTTTGATTCAAGTGCAAGGCCCTTTGATCCCGGCACTAGGGCGAGAAAAGACTTAGATTTTGAATTAAAAGAAGGGGATCAGGCTTTATTTCCGGAGAAAGCTATATCTCTAATTATGAGCCAACTAGAGCGGGGCGCTCCGGGACACTTCAAAGAAGGGATAACTGACTTTACCGAAGAGGTAAAGAAATGGCTTAGAGAGCAATATGACCTTGGCCCAGAACAGCCTACGGCGCCAATGGTTGGTCCGATAAATAAACCCGGCTCACCTACTGGACCTAAAAAAGGTGGTGGTGGAACTGGCGCTGCCGGTGCCGTATTTGGAATGGCAATGGCAATGCGAAACCTTCCAGAGTTCAAGGACCTAGACCCAATGGCTCAACTTAAGCTTGCAGATGAAGTATTTAAACAATATGGACCCGGCGGCATTTGGTTCTTTTCGGATCCGGCAGCAAGACAGCTTTTACCCCTTATGTTAAATAAGAGCGGGGTTAGTCTTCCCAGAGGCTTCAGCTCAACAGGGGGTGGCGGTGGTAAAAGCGGTGGAGGTAAATTAAGAGTCGTGCCCACCAGACCGAACAAAAGCCAGCTCCCCAGTGGGGGCGGAAACACTGCTGCCACGGGTGCCGCCAAAGGCAAAGGGAAACCAGCGCACGTACCGAATTGGGAATCAACGGGGGTGACGATCCTCACGGAGGAAATGCAGCGAGATCCGCATAACGAATGGTACGATCACGCTAAGTTCGGACCTCGACACCTTAATCCCGCATGGAAAGGTGGGCGTATCAAAGGCTCTGACGGGAAAATTAAAAATTATCCGAAGTATAAGAAGCCGACCAAGAAACAATCGAGTTTGGGTTCTTCGTCGACCACCATGACCACCTCAACCGGGGCTTCGTTGGGCATTCATTCACCAAGCCCGCAATCGTCTCTCGACATTCCTAATTTGTTAAATCAAATAGCGGTTGCTACTGCGGCATCAGTAGAATTATTGAAAAAAATAGAACCCCATCTTCACGGAAGCCAAGGAATAGGGGCATCTGGGGTCTCTATAAACAATGCCCTAAACACGGGTGGAGTTATTCCAAATGTACTCGGGCAGATGAAAAAGGACACCGCTATCTTTGCTCAAGTGACTCCAAATATAAAGAAAATAGGAGATATACAAAGAGCTACCCACCTCGGTAGACTTGGTGCGGCGGGCGCAACGGCCGCAAAAGAATATGGCATTACTCAGTTGCCGGGCAAATGGACAGATCCAAACAATGTCGCGGCTGGCCCCACGAAACACGATGATCTGCAAGCATGGTTCGACTTGATAAAAAAAGAAATGGGTGCGGAATTATTTGATTCGATTTTTGAGGGAATAGGCGCACACAGAGGCCCGGCAGGGGCCGTAATCAAGCCCGGCACCCCGGGTCTCTCCAGTATACCAACAATGCAGAATGCCGCGGGCGACAAGTTGGTAGATTGGAAAGAGTTAGACAAGATTCTGGTATCTCATTCAACGCGTATAAGAAAGGAAGTAGAAGCCGCACACAAACACGCGATTATGGCTGCCCCATTCCCGGACACTACGGGGCCATACGGACGCCCGGTTGGGGCAACGCAGGCTGGTAGCTTAAAGACTGGTATAGACGATACAGTAGATGGCAAAGTTGTCGGTCCGGCGGCCGACACCACCGGCCTTGGCGGCGCGTTGGGTAGATTCTTCAGGTTGATGTTTGGAAAAAACAAAGGGCCCCTGACGCCAAAGCAGGGTTTCGTAACCCCGGGTGGAAAACCTGCTGTAGGGGAATACGAGGATACTCCCTTGTCCTACTCATCAGGCACTAAAGGGTTGTTGGAATTTTTCAGGAAAAATAGTTCCAAGTTTGACGCGGATGTAATTGCAGATGTCGTAAAAGCTATTGAAGCAAGAATGCCCGCAAACCAAGAAAAAATCAAACTCCAAACAACGTTAGACAAAATTCTAGACGAAGGATTCCGAGGGAAGGGGCGCTCCGGAGGTTATGGTTCACCCGAAATGAGATTCGATTCCTCTGGCCGTGACGATCCCGAATCGTTCAAGGATTTTGAAAAAGCTAGAGATCTTTGGATAAAGACAATTGAAGAACTAAAGAAAAAAATTAAAGACCTTCCCGACACAAAGCAGCCCGAAGAAGTGAGGGTGGATACCAGCACAAGAAGTATGTTGATTGGAAGTATGCAAAAGCAGCACGGCATCGGCGGCTCAAGCCAACTTACAGACGCTAGTGCTATAGCCGACAAATTCAAAAGCCTTACCACAGAGGACAAAAGCCGAGACCTCATGGCGGGTGGAGGATTCACTGCGCAGAGTCGACTAATAGATATGCAGTGGAAAGCAAGCTCGGCGATCGCTTCATCTAACATATCAGTAGAAGAACAGATAAAACTATACGAAAAGCTCGCCAAGTCCTCCACGGATCTTACCAATTCTAAATTGACAGAGACACAACAGATAACTGAATTTGGTCACGTAGTCGCAACGGCGATGAGAGAAATCGCAGCAGAGCAACTAAGAAGAGGAGAAATAAGCACTGGCGAATATAGACAGCAAATAGGTGCAGAAAACGAAGCGGCCATACGAAACAGTCAATATGGTGGAAAGAATATGGGAAGATCTTTCGGCGGAGCATTACTCTATGACAATAAGGATATGCTAAGGGACTTCGACATGTTGATCGGGTCTTTGGCCGTTAACCTCAGGGATGGAGTAACAAACGCCTTCGAGGAGGCCATATATGGATCCAAAAAACTCAAGGAGGCATTTGCCGATATGTTTAAGGATCTTGCTAAGTCAATCCTTAGCGGTATGATGAAGATGGCTTTCCAGAGATTGTTCGGGGCAATGGCTGGCGCAGCCATGGGAACTGGATCGGGTTGGGCACGAGGAGGACTCGTAGAAGGAGGATCAGGGGTTAGGGATGACGTACCGGCCAGATTAATGGGCGGAGAATTCGTTGTAAAAAAATCCATGGTAGACAAATATGGATCAGGATTTCTTGCCGCGCTTAACTCAGGGTCCATACGAACAGCAGCGGGAGGGGGATCTTCCGAAGGCGCGGGATATAACGACTCAAAAACAGGAAAAGTTAAATACGAAGATGGCGAACAACACCCGATGGCGAATAGGTATGTGTATAATAATCCAACAAAGCCCACAGAGGGACACTTTGAAGTTGACCCAAGAATGTCAGCCTATGCTTTGACTGACCCAGATAATCCGCAAAACGATCTCAAGTTTGAGAGATATGAAAATCTGACTAATTACATAGAAGAAAAAGAAGAGTACGAAAAGATGAAGGCCGAAGCGCTGCAGCAATTTGAAGACAACAAGAGAAGACAAGCAAGAGGAGCATTGATACAAACAGCTATGACTTTTGCCATCATGGGCCTAGCTAATAAAATTACGAGTTGGCAGGCAGGAAAAAATAATGACGTCGTAGCAAAATATAACCGAGGAGAAACACTAACCCCCAAGGAAATGAAGAGGCTAGAGGGTGCGGTCAATGGACCATTAGGGCGACATATGGATCCAACGGTAAGAGCAAATCTTCGAGAGGATTTTTCTGTCCACGGCGGTAGCGAAGGGAACATGGGGGGCTTTAATAGGAATTTCAGAGCTAACAATGATCTGATGCCCGGAGGAGGCAAGATAAACGCTAGGTACGTACCCGGCTCATGGGGCGGTGGAACAGGGGCCACAGGTCCAAGAGGGGATACGGTTGGGGACTTTTTCGGTGGGAAAGATTGGACGCAAAAAAGTTATTTTCATAATCCAACAGGGGCTAAGGCGTTTAAACCGCAGGCCCATGGAGGAATACACCCGTCCGACAATATTCCCGCAATGTTAACTGGTGGGGAGTTTGTGATGAACAAGGGCGTTGTCGACAAATACGGCATAGACTTCTTCAATAGGCTAAATCAAGGAAACGTTTCAGCCTTCCAATCCGGAGGCCTAGTGGGCGGAAGTGATGCCTCTCCTGTCGCCGGCGGAGGCGCAGGGGAAATGACCAACAACATCACTATCACGGTGAATATTGACAAGGACGGAAATACGAACTCAAATACAGAGGGCGGAACAGATGAGAGCAGCGGAAAACAACTCGCAAAGAGGGTTCACCAAGTTGTTATCGGAACCCTCATTGAAGAGAAGCGTCCCGGCGGTCTTCTGTATGGTGCGGGGGTCTAGGGGGAAGACGGTTTTTCTGAGATCAAGGCGGAGTTGGAAATCTTAGCTATGTCGTGTATAGACTCTGTCATGTTCTGTGGTAGCTCAGCCTTCACTATCGCTTGTTTTTTTGTTTTTGCATTTTCATCGTTTGGGGGGGCAACAAGCACATTCGGTCGTCTCAGATATCCGCACCCCGGGTTTGCAATTATTATATTTGTTATTCTGCCATTTTCTACTTCCGCATATGCTTCCGCTTTAAATCCAAAAAAAGCGTCGCAAGGGGGGACTATGTCTATAGGTGGTGGATTTTTGTATCCTTCTCCTCCATCAAAAATAATAAATCCAAAAATGTTATTGAATGGACTATAATCTTTTAAGTCTTGCAGGTCTGTTATTTCATCAAATCTTAAATTATCCGGAAGATCTCTTAGGAAGTTCTTTAAAGTTATAATTTTTTCTGTGCATTCTTCACATTTCTTTTCGAGAGAGATCATAAATGCAAGGTCTAGCTCCTTGAGGAGAAAATCTCTTTTTCTTTTTATTGCTGCTGTTTTTTCGATAATCACGTTGTGTCTCTCGTCAAAGCTTAGTGCTCCTCTCTCGTCTACGCTGTACGCATCTGCAGTTACTCCTTCGCTTTGTCTTTTGTCGTGTTCTAGGAAGAAGTGTTTTTTTATTTTCAAGTTTCCGTAAAGCTGCTCCACCCTCTTGAGGGCTTCCTGCTCATGTGTTTCTATGGAAAAAGATAGATTCTTTTTCGTACCGTCTTCGAGAAATATGATTAAATTATTATTCATTTTAACATCCTGCAGCGATATTGTTCTCCCAATCGTTGGTCTCATTTAAGGCTGCGCTCTTGCTTATCACTCTAAAATAGGCTTCATCTAAATAGCTTGCATCTATGAGCTTGCCCATGTGCACATCAAAATATGTTGTGGTTTTCGCCATACCCCCGAAACCTTGTCCGAAGCCAGCGGGGTGATGCTCGTATTCAGGGTTGCTTTGAAGAAGGGGATAACCCTCTCCCCACCCGTACTCGGTGCCTGATCCGTCTGGGTCGGGGTCCATCCAAGAATTAGGCTGGTCCTCTCCATCTGGGGAAGAGTATATGGTTCTTGCAAAATTAACGAATGAGTCGTTTGGTAATCTATATGTGGCGTTTCTTGCATTGCTTCCTATCACGGCATAATCTGCGTCAGGAGGGGTTGCGTCGGTAGCAATATGTACCCTGAACCTCTTAAAGTCTTTCCCTGCTGTCATATTGGCATAAGTAACGGGGCTGGCGGATTTCAGGCCACCTTCGAGATAGGCCTGAACAAAGCCGCAATAATAAGAGACAACAGGCCCCGGGACGTATTCTCCGGCCGCGTTCAGTTTAAGTATTCTGTAGAACCAGTACGGACCGTAAAATTGTTCTTCTAGGTTCGAACATTCAAATCTTCTAAATCCATAAAGCCCTTGACTTGCTCCGTATTCATTAGCCGGCCCGTTTGGAGGGATCTCTTCTACACACGTTATGCCTCTGCCTATCCAGTCTCCGTTTTTCTTGAGCCTTATCCATATGTTCGTCCCCTGCCCAACTAGTCCATACAGTGTGTCTGTGGAAAATGTTATTTTTACTTTATTGGATATTTGCATCTCTTGCTCTTCATGATAGGATTCGTCTAACCTGTCCCTGCCTAGCGAAAAGTTATCAAGAAAGCCCATACATATATTAAGTTCTTGAGCGAGCCTTATTGTGTCTCTTTTGGGGGTTACTGTTATCGGGTTGTCTTCAGTCGTAAACTTCATTGCCTCAACCCCTCCCAGCAGCGAACCATCGGTTTTTACTACATACCCGTCACTGTTAACCTGTTTGCCTGCGATATCCGATGCGGGGTCAATGTTGGTGGTCGTAGGCCACGCGTAGACATAGCCTCCAGCAACATCTCCGCCAGAGCATGACCATTCCGAATGGTCTATTTTTGTGAACAGTATTCTTATGTCTCTGTTGAGCTCTATGTTTTGTACTGAGCAAGTCCAATTGGCTGTGGGGCATTCCGTGAGGGTTTCCCAGTCTGTGAGGATGGGGGCGGGTATTAACTTGTCGTGCACCCTGTGTATATCGTATCCGTCTGCATTGCTCCAAGCTCCCGTAGATGGATCTCCAGAATATGTTGATAGAATGCCTCCGGATGAGCTATTTAGATATTCATCATGGGCCTCAACTACTATATCGAATTCTCTCCTTGGGCCGCCGGGTACGGAAAGATGCTCTGCAAAGCCTAGTGTGAAAAACATTGTGCCTTGCTCTGCGGCTGGCCTAAAGCTCCTTATCTCATAGAAGATCGTGCTGTGCGGAGTATTGTTACTCGATGGTTCCCTGAGGGTTATCCTGTATGAAAGGTTACTGCTAAACGAGGACCCCTCTATGATTGATGCTAGCCAAGAAAAAGACAAACCATTGGCTGGGTCGTTCGGAACCTCTTCTTTGGGGCACTCTTCGGAATCGGGGATTGTTGAGTCACCAGTTATTCTTCTGCCTGCAAGGTTGTCGTCCACGTCTGATGAGAATCCTAAACCGTGGATAGTAATGTCTTCTATCGGTCTTACGTCTGATACGTGTTGAGTATCGTTGACGCTATAGGTTGAATGAAAACCCTGAACGTTAACTGCGAAAACCCTAAATCTATAGTGTCCTTCCTTGCTGGGGATAAAAGTTCCATGATGCCCTGCACCGTTATCCCAATGTGGTGTTCCGATTAGGAACTCTGGGTTTGGTATTTTTTGGTTGTTTGCGCCGCCGGCCGAGCTGGAGCTGTCATTTATTGTTGAAAGCCACGAGGAGACACCTAGTTCGGCAAGGGTGTATCTTGCATCGAAATCTTGCGCAATCCAATGTTCTGGTGCTGATCCAGTTCCTGCGAACTTTAAATAAACATAATAAGTATTTAATCCCTTTCTGCAGGTTGCGTTAGCATTGGAGCTACAGTGGATCATTTTATATTTAATTTCTTTAGTGTGGCAGTTCGTGCATGGCGAATGAACGCTCAATTGCACGCTTGAGTTTCCTTCTATAGATGGGGTAAAGGTAACAGTCGAATCCTCGAAGCTAAGCCCGTGCTCTACGGAGTTGTATTTTTCTTCGTTATATTCTATACCCGCAACATTGAATTTATTTGCCTCTGCTTCTTCAACGGATATTATCCTGTAGAGACTCGTTGTGCTCATTGCTTCCTCAAAGTCTGAAGCGTTGTAGTCTGTGCCTACCGGCTCTATCATCCAAACGCAACCTTGTTCTATGGTATAATCTGTATCATTAAAGGTCTCGCTTATAACAATAGCGTCGTGCTTTGTCCATGGGTTTCCGATGCTGGTCCCCGGCACCACTGATGACCCTTGAAAGGTATGGCTCTGTATTTGCGGACGTCTTATGTCGTCTAGATCATCGCTGCTGCTTATGTCTACGATGGCCGGATCGTAATTGTAGGACGGGGTTAATAGGGTCAGTTTATATGTCCTGTTGTCATCTATTGTGTCTGAGATTTCTCCCTTTGGGCAATCAAAAATAATGGTCGTTGTCCCGCTGGCTACGCTGTAAGACGCTATCCTCCCCGCTCTTCTTTTGGTGTTCCTGTTGGAGTCGGAAACGTTTATGACGTCCCCGGGTTTTAGGAAGGAGGCCTCTATGCCTGCCGTAAAGCTTACGCTTTCGGTTTCTAGATTTTCTGTAAAGATAACCCATCTTCCTAGCCTTGCTGCTTGCCCTCTGCTGGTGCAGCCGAAGGCTGCCATTTCGGTTTCTCTTATTCCGTATTTTCTTATTCCATCTACGTCTTCTGCGTATTCTATTGCTGGCTTGTAAAAATTTTCTTTATCATTGTAGCGTATTATAGCTACTGTATGTCGTACTTTTGTGCTGCTATTTTGGTAAGCAAAATTTCCATCTTCTACGCTTGCATTAGTAAATTGATAAACCGCTTCCTTTGGGGCGTCTTGTATCGCATAAATGTGTCCTGCGGAATAATAGGCCATACCCCTAAAAATAGAAGAGATATCATTTACAACCTTGAACGCCTCTGCTCTCGTCGTTATGTAAAGATTGCATGTGAATCTTGGCTCAAAACCGCCAAAGCCATCTGCAACCATCTGGTCGCAGTATCTAGCTATTTCGTATAACGTCCACTTATCAACTAAGTTTGGGTTTATATTTTTTCCAAGGCCGTATCTTCTGTTGGTTATAAGGTCATAAAAAATCCAAGCGGGGTTGTCTGTATAATAAGGTACAGCGTTTCCATCTCCTGCGGTTGTTTCTCCTTTAAATAATCCGTTCCAAACTGGACCAGAAGCTGGACCAGAGTATGTTTTCATTATGTGATCATAATTACTGGGAATTTTCACCCTCATTCCTTCTGTTTCAAAGGCTCGATCAGGAATAGAACTAAAATATTCTCCTTGGAACTTGGAGCCAACTAAGGCTGCGTTTGGGTATGCAAATTTAAGCCCATATATTTCCGTTATGCTGTCTACAAATGTTACATTTTTTATGTCTGTAGTTTCTGCTTCTACTGTTACTCTTTCTAGTTTTATTTCCCACCCCAAGAAGGAGTTTGCTTGGGTCAAGTCTACGTTGTCTTGGTCAATGTATTGTAGGGTAACCCTTACTGACTTTATAAAACCAGCAGTAGATTTTCCTTTTATTGTGTATAGGGACCCTTCTGGCGGGGCAAGATATGCCACGCCCTCTGCTGTGCCGTCATTAAAGATGGGCTTGTATTTTATGTCAAACTGTACAGCTGTGTCTTTTATGTCTCCAATCTTCTCCCAAACTTCTCTTTCTATTGCGTATAGAGCATTTACTTTTATATTAACTTCTATTTTGGCACATTCTGGATTTAGTATTCTGTAAATCTTTGGAAAAACCGAACCCGTAAGCACACCTTCTCTTGCTGTTGGGCCTCTTAGTCTTTCGCTTATGGTTCTTGTTCTTGTGGTTTCTGGGCTAACGCCTCCACCCACGTCTAGCTTTCCGTTTGGCTCCCCTTCTGTGTCGTATATTTCAAATTGTTGAAAGTTCGCTAATCCCTGAGCATCTACAACTGGAACCTGATTCCAGTAAATGGACCTATAGGTTCCTTTTGGGTTTGTGCTGCCCACGCCTTTAGCCCATGAGGTATATTGGTAACCGCTTACCCCTAGGTCTGTGTCTATCGAATAGCCTATCTGGCCCTCTTCGGCTTTGAACTTGTGTTCGCCACTTATCAAGCCTTGAATTAATCCTTCAGACAAAAGATCGATAGTGTCTATCCTTGTCACAGAATAGGCCCTTACGGTCTGTCCGTCGATAACGTGTTCTATGCCTTCTGATACTTCTTCCATGGCTTTATGATGTTATGTTGCTTCCTTCATCTTCGGAGTCTCTGTATATTATATCATAAGACGCGCCTACTACTTGGGACCCTATCATTAATTTTCCATATAGCACAGGGACCGGACCACCTTCGTTCACTGTGTTCTGCGGGCCGTTAAAAAGATATGATGATCTTTTGTTAACTTGTTGTATTTCTCTAAAGTCTTCGAATTCTGGAGGCTCCGTTAACATGCTGGAAATTCCTTGGAATATAAGTCCTGCCCCCATAACGGCCATCCCTACTCCCCATCCAAAAAAGAGGCCACCAATCATCAGGATAACACCGATTATGATTAGCAGGGTTTCCCAGAAGCCTGAGTCTGACCCTTCCACGACGGGTATAATATCTATACTCTTTATGTTTTTTCTTTTTAGGGTTAGCTCTGAGTTTTTTATGCTTTCTGGTTCGTCTACTGAGAGCTCGTGTTTTTCTTGATTTATTATATCTTCGTTGTTTACAAGCACTCTATATTTTATGTTCTTTTTTTCATTTTTAAGTAAATTTTTATAAAGTTTTCTACCACTGCATATTTCAATAGCGTGAAGTGCTTCGCTAACACTGCCAATTGCCATGTCAAAGGTTTTTCCTACCTTGTCTCCAAGGACTCCGTGGAGTGTTATTTTTGTTAAGGATTTCATTATATTAAATTTTTGTGCCTTATTATGTAGGAGGTTCTTCTCTTGAAGGAGTCCGTGTATTCTTCTACTAAGGAATATTTTCCCCTTGGCTGATGAAGCATTAGTCCGTTGTCGAGGTAAATGGAAATATGCTCTGTGTGTTTTAAAAATTTAAATAGAATACAATCATATTTATTGAGCTTTATCTCTGGGGTTGGTGGTCCTTCGTGAATCCTAATGAACCCCTCTTTTTCGTAATTTGAATCATAGAGCAATGGGGTTTCGTCCTGCCATTTTTCATCTCTATAATAATCATTTATATTTATATTTAATTCCGTTCTAAAAAAATCTCTAAAAACAGAAAAACAATCCATCTTTCCCATTTCAAATTCTCTCCCTATATACGAAGGGCACTGCGAAGATTGGGTCGGCAAAGGATACTCGCTGAAACAATCCCCTTTCACGGAGTAAAGAATAGACTTCAGTTCAAGCCCTTCGCTGCTTTGTTTGTCTAGCTCAGAAAAACCATTTTCGCTTTTGGGGTGAGAGTGATAGCACGCTATAATGGTTCCTGTTCTGCTGGCAAAGAGGTAGTCCGAGGGGGAAATGGTGAAGTGGTGTTCTGGATTTTCGGATATGTTTTTGCATTGGAAAGCTTCTAATGTTTTGGAAGAATGATTAGCAACAACAAGCCCGCAACATTCGTTTGGGTAAGCCTCAAGTGAATGGGCTTTGATTTGTTTTTTTATTTCTTTGTCTAAGGTCATTTTATTATCTGTTTATTCCGGGCCAGCCGCCAAATGGTAAGTGGTTTCCTCCGGTTGCAGACTTGTACGGGTTGCTGGCGCTGTCGCCCGTAAAAGTGCCCGCCGCCCATCTGGCTTTACATCCCTTAAGTGTTTTGGAGCAAGTGTCTGGTGCCCAATATTTTGAGTTAGGGGGTGGCTCGTTCGAAGGAACACTTGTTGAACTGCATGTCCAGTTTTCGGCGTCGGTGCAATCCCAAAACTTAGCTACATAATAATAATTTATCCCACCTACGGTTATGTAAACAACTGTCTTGGGGGCGTAGGCTACATTTTTTTGCCAACAACTTGGTTTGCTTGCTGCCGCTCCCGGGCCATAGTAATCATCGGAATTTAATCTTTTGTTTCGGACTACCCCTTCGTTTCCTCCCAGCAATTCGTCTTTTTCATTTGCGACTGGGGGAGCTGAATTGGGAAGTTTGGCATTTTTCCCATGGACCTTTTTCCAGTTGGCTACGGTATTGCATTGGTTGTTGTTGTTGTCGACTCCATATTCGTAGCAACAGCCTTCCCCTCTGTATTGGAAGGTGCATCTTTTCTCGGCTATAAGTCTTGAGGGAAGAACCATACCGTCTAGTTCAAGAATTGAGGACAGCTCGAATTCTAGGGCTTGTTTATTTTCCATTGATTTTCTATCAATAAAATATACATCCCTTGGGAGCTCCGCATAAGAATCAGGGGTATGATCTTCGGGAACGTTGTCTACTTTGGTTTTTGCGGGTTGGATAATGTTATCGTCCGCGTCTGTAAAATAAAAATTTTTATTATCTAAATATTTTGCAAATGTTCTTATCCTTGTTACTTTTGCGTTTGAAAGGTCGCCAAGGTCTTTCATGAGGCCTTTAAATATACTCATAAACTCTACGCCCTGTTCGCTCACCGTGATTGAAAGCTTAGGCCTTGGCAGTGTTCCTTTTGAACTCACTTCGAAGCCTGTCGCCATAATGGGTGCGGCAATGTATTTTCTTTGATTAGTTCCGCACCTTAGGTTCGGGTTTGACGACGTTGGGCAGGGCTCTGCTCCCCACCATATTTCCGGAGCAAGGGTTGCTCCAGACCCGACCATAGCTTTCATCGTGTTTATGTTATTGTGAAAATAAAATTTCATATCTGGAATGCTTGAGAAGTCTGTCCCTAGGCGAATATTTTTAGCTAAAGTCTCATCGATGGCTATCTCAGAAAGATCTATTTCAAACAAAGTAATCAGGGGAGACTGTAGGAGCCTTGAGGCTTCTTCCTGTACCCTTTTCGTTGATGTTCTGGCTTGTTCTTTATTCATTATTTAATATAAAAGTTAGCTTTCTCTTCAAACGACGCTGAGACAGTATAATCATTATAAAAATTATAAGAAGATGACCAGCTTTTGCACACAAAAACTCTAGGCGGCGCATAATCTGCACCACTTGCCACGTCTTCGACCTCCGGCGTATCAAATGGGGCAGGGACGGCAAACAGGAAAGGGCTTACCCCTTTTCTCGCGTGCAGAAAATGAAGTATCGCGGTTGATTCGTCGATGCCCCTTTTGTCAAATTTTAAGTCAAGCGTTATGAGTTTGTCGTTTAATCCGTCCTTTATTCTTTGTTCTACCCCTCTCCCTCCGTACTGCTGGGTCCTCGTCCTTGGCTCTAGCCTTACCGAAGAGTCGTATGATGGTGTCCATAGAAACTTTGGAAACAATGTACTGTGTGATGTTCTAACCATTCCTTTCCAGTAGTCGGAGGTTTCTGTCGGCACGCATGATTCGCAATTAAGAAGGTACGTGTATGACATGTACCAATAATGTCCAGCATGCGAAACTATATCATGAGGCTTATAGTTCCTGTTGCTGTCCCAGCCTTCTATGTTATATATTGAAGATGACATTATGACACCACCTCCTCAAAAGATGCTGATATGGAATGATTATCATGAAAAACAAAAGTACTATCCCAGCTTCTACATATAAAAAGTCTATTGGATGAATATGGAACGGGCGCTCTGTAAACAAAGGATTCTGTGGCGTTCCTTTGGTCCAGAAAATGAAGTATTGCCGCCGCCTCCCTTTCGTTCCTGTCGTCAAACTTAAGATTTATTTTAATGGTTAAATTGTTTATTCCTTCTGGAGAGGTCTGTTCATAGCCATCTCCGAATTGTATGGTATTTATTTTCGGCTCAGAGTTTACCACGGCAGAATACGATGGGTTCCAAGAAAAGTCTGGTTTAGTGAGGGAGTTGTGGGTCGTATATCCGCCCCATACTGCTTGCTGCGAGTTGCCGGGCGTGGGGGCGTATGTGTTATCTGGCCCTGTATAATAAAAATAACGACCACTGTCTTGTTCTGCGCCCCCACAGGGCCCACAGACCACTATGTCATTTTTTACGTAGCTGCTTGAGCCTGCTACAAAATTGTCTATGTCATATATCGAAGCCATATTCCTTTTTCCTTTCTTGTTTACACTTTTATTGGCTTTAGCAATGAAAAACAATATAATATTCAAATGGCCCACACGTTCAAAAAGCCAAAAAAACCAATAGAAAGCCTTTTGGAAAGGCTCGAAAAGTTTAAAAAACTAAACATAAAAGCAGAGAAAAAACACTGGTCTTCTCGCGGGTTTCAGGTCGTTATCTCCGCTTACAATGCTGAGCCTTATCTTTCGAAAGCCCTGCTAAGCATAGAGAGGTGCATGTCTGGGCAAAATTGGGTTCTGTTGTTTGGGAATGACGCTTGCGAGGACTCGACAATGGAAATAGTAAATGACTTTAGGTCTTATTGTAGCGCTAGTGTATTCGAGGCACATTCATTCAAAAAGGCTAAGAATGTTGCACAAGCAAAGAACAGAATAATCAAACAAATCAACGACTACAGAGACAAATATCCAGCGATATTACTCTGCGATGCTGACGATATAGTTTGTGAAGATCGAGCCGAAGGCCTCCTAAACGAAGCCTTCGAAAAAAACAGCAAGTTTATGGTTGGGGACTGGATAGAAGAGCATGAGGGGGAAGAAAAAGAAGTCTATCATGAAGCCATTCGAAACACCAAGACGATAAAGTTTGGGCCTTGGTCAACGCTTATACACGAAAGCCTTATCCCTGAGGATGGGCTATTTTTTTATGAGGGAATAGACGCTCACGAAGACCTTCTCTTGTGGTATGAGCTAAAAAAAGCAGAAGTAAAAATGGGATCGGCCAATGGGGTTTTGTCCTGTAGGTATATAAGAAGAATAGGTAGCGTCTCTTGCCCCAAAGATAAGGGTAAAAAAAACAAAATATGGGAAGATTACACTAGGTTGAGAGGGGAAGTGTACAAGCTGTAGTGTAATTAAGCATAAGGAAAAAGGATAATGTCATTCGAACCAGTAGATAAGCCGCCCAAAAAGTATTTAGAGGCAAGGAATATCCCGGTGCTTTTTGCCCCAAGCTATCTTTATCTTCACAGAGACACGTGGGTCTACCCGGATCCCACCCTTGGTCTTGAGTTTGATTCGACCGGCGGTGATGTGGTGTGGAGGGCTGAATCCATTCTGGCAAACTCTGTAGAAATCTCGTCTTCTACTTCGCTCAGCAACAAATATATTACCGAACGTAGGCCGGGACAGGGGACTAGCGCTAAACGTTCTGCCGAGGGAAAGATACAATTAAATTACTACCTGACCGGAGTGGACCCACTCAAGAGATACTATTTTGATCAAGAAACAGAAGCTCTCCGAGGCACGCATGGTGACGCTTCTGTTATGAAAAATCTAAAACTAGGAGGCGAAGGGTACCACCCCAACATGATTTTCAAGATAGGAGAAAACGTAATCAGAAGTGGGTACCTTTCTTCCTATTCGATGACCGCAAAACCAAACCAGCCCATATCTGTAAATGCAAGTATTTCTTTTTTTCACGGCTTGGATATCGTTTCTCCCAATTCAGTAAATCCATTTCCGGAGCATTACTGGATAACTTCAAATCCAGACCAGATAAGATATTTAAGTTACGACGACGTGACAATAGAAACCACCTCTCCCCACCCCATTTCCATTGACAACATATTAAGTCTAAGTTATTCTTTTGAGTCTACGATAACCCCCTCTATAGAAATAGGACAACTTTTTCCAAACGAGATAAGATACGGCGAGAAAAAAATATCAATGGATATAAAAACGCACGCCACAGGAATACATCTCGCTCATTCTGGCGAAGCAGCTAACCTTAGGATGAAAACCCACCACCCCGATCCAGACCATGACCATACTGTGGGTATAGCACAAGGTAACCTTAAGGATTATTATGATTTATTTGAAGTGGATGGCGTCATAACTTCAAAAAAAATTGATATACAGGCTCATGGCGAAGCCGAGGGGAGCATAACTCTATCACAAGATACAGTCGGGGAGGCCCCTTCTCTTTCGTACTGGGCTAACACCGGGTCGCAATCAGCTGTTTACCCGGGAGAATATTTTCATATTTGGGGCAAGAATTTAGAGAACATAACGGACATAGAAATTCAAGGGCGAAACGCTGAGATAAGTGGTGTTCACACCTCTGATCATATTTTTTATGTGAAGGTCCCAGACGATTCGTTTGGCGCGCAGAAAATAATTGCTTATAGCATAGGCGGCACATCTAACATCCTAAATTTTTATATAACTCCTAGGCCTATATCATGATTGGATTCGACACAAATACAGGAAATATAGGTGACCGGATATCCATAACTGGAAATAATTTGATTAATATAACTAGGGTTTTGTTTTCGTCTACGGAATCTAATTTTGAATCAATAGATAAAAATTTAATTTATGCAACTGTCCCAAAGGGCGCTGCTTGGGGTTATTCTTGGGTTATCAATGATAATGTATTAACATATGAATCTGGAAATGCGAGCGGTGTTTCTGGCTCTATTACTACAGGAATAAGCGGTCAAAGCTCAGAAAAATTTGCGCCAGCACCCGTCATAAGCTTCTTCTATCCTGTGGTAGGAATCTCTGGGGAAACCGTAGAGATCACTGGGGATTCATTGTCGGGTATAACGGGCGCATCCATAAACAATATAAGTTGCGGCTTCGCGGTGTCTTCGAACTCTGGGGTGTCATTGACTGTCCCCTCTGGCAATACCTACGGACCCATAACTCTGTCTGGACAGTCTGGGCTGAGTCATTCTACGGTAGGGTATTTTTCTCCTGAAGTAAAAATGACTGGGTTTAGTTTAGAGAGCGGAAACACTGGGGACTCTTTGGGAATATATGGGCAATACTTTTTTGATGAATTAATTTCTGGTTTCCATGATACAGGAAACATGTATGAATTATATGTCGCCGATGGAGATTCTTCTGGTGCGGGAGATAAGTATTATATACGGCAAAGTGGATACCTCACAGGGTCTGGCCATCTTGCCCCGAACATTACCCTTTACAGGAATCAAGATTATTATTTTGGCACGCTTCACCCTTCTAATTCTGGGTATAGTTTTAGTGTTTCTCATTTTGTGGATGGAATACATCAGGTCCCCGGGTTTACTTCAAATTATTCTGGCTTTTCCCACTATGAAGGCGCTATAAAGCTGACTTTGTATAATGACGCTCCGGATATTTTATATTATTATGATAGTAACTATACTGGAATGGGCGGAAGCGGGTATTTCAGAATTATGGACCCAAACGGATTTTCAGTTTTCTTCAATAAGAATGATAAGTCGGAAGTTTATTCTCAATTTTTAAAAACAAACAACACAACTTTATCTGGATCTATTCCGATGGGGGCAAGGACTGGTCCAGTCTACGTTGAAAAACATAAGGGCATTGGAGAGGGCATTTTTTATTCTACTGGAATTTTTGTTGTAAATCAAGGGCTACCAGAGATATATAATAGAAATACCATTACCGGTAGACCAGCTGACGCTTATTATGGCGGGACTAGGATAGCTGTAAGCGGGAGAAACATATCTAACAGCACTGGGATAAGGCTAATAGGGAGCGAAGTGGCAATCTATCCGGGGACGGGACAGCCAAACCCGTATGAAAATGAGGGCACTTTTTTGGGGGGAGACTCTTTTGGGAATGATGTTATTTCTTTTGATTTGCCGACCGCAGACAATTTCCCTCACGACAGTACGCCGGCTTCTCCAGCTAGACTTTATGGGGTACAGGTAGAAACGCCTATAGGGAATGCGCTTTGGGAGGACGCTTTATTTATTATGAAGGACCCCATAAATCAAGGATCAGGATTAGGGGAGATAGGATTTTTATAACATGGCATTAAAAAGTGGAATAGCTGGAGATAAGGTGACCGTTACTGGGTCGGGAATATATAATCACCCTGACGTAGCTATATATTTTAACTCTATATTGGGTGGCAAGGCCAACGTGGTATCTGGATCTCTTAGTAATACGCACGACTCCGTAGACCTCCTGATTCCCAATAACCTACCTAGGGACAACACACTCATATTATATAATGGGGTAAATTATGCTTCTGGAACGGGGTTTAGATTCATAGATGTTCCTAACATATCTAGCTTTGGTCCGCAAACAGGCGCATACTGGGGAGAGTCAGCAAGCATAAGTGGTTCAAATTTTATCAATGTATCTAAAATAAAAATATCCGAACAAGAAGTGACAAACTTTTCTGTACAAGGAGAAACCGGTGCAAGCTTTATAATTCCACCGGGAACAAATTCTGGACCGATATCAATTTTCGCTACCGGAGGGTCAGACAGTACATTAAGCGGGCAGTCTGGGGTAGGCTTTACCGGCTTCCTTGACGTAAGGACTCCGCCAACACTTATTCATGGGTTTTCTCCTGAGTTTGGCAATCCGGGCACAACCGTGTTTGTGTCTGGTATTTCATTGCATGACACAAGCAAAATAGAATTTAGTGGAAGAGGGGGTCTGCCGGTGTTTTTGAATAATCCGATAAGCTCTGGAAATACATCTTCTCCTACGAGTGCGTTTACTGGCATAGAGACTACAGGGATTATATTTAATATACCGCATGATATTAAAGCTAAAGAAAAATTTAAGTTACTAAATATAACCGGAGGACAAATACACGAAGAAACTCAATCGCCTAATGTTTTGCATTCTGTGTATACGGGAATAGATATTATTTCTCCGACCTCTGGAAAATACCAAGACATCATAAGCGTGTCTGGTACAGAGTTAACCGGCGTCGAGTTCTTGTTCAAGGGGTATTGGCCGTTTACTGGAGAAAGCACATATATTGCTGCTACAGAAAAAACCTTTGTCGACGGAACGGGCGCTTATATAAAAGTCCCAAGAGAAATTTGTTTTTCTCCTATATTAATAAGCGGAGAAAATGTATTAGAAGAATCCAATCAAAATTTTCAACCACTGCCCACCATATCAGGGATAGAAGTGAGCAGTTTGATAGTGGGAGAAGTCTTTCGTCTTACTGGGGTAAACGCCGGTCAAGCCGCCCCATTACTGGGGGTAACTGGGAATTCTTTAAATGGAAAGAATTTAAGTTTTTCTTCACACCAAAAAGACGTTACAGTTAACTATGAATTTAATGGAGCTCCAACCGGAAGCCGATTAGGAACAAGGGGCGAACCGTATAGCGACCACTTCGGAAACATAGGAATAGATATATCTATGATTACGGGGGATTATCCTAATAGTGTGGCCACGGGGCTAACTATAATAACGGGAATTATAAACAATACATTTATTGGATCAGGTTTTCCGTTTTTAGTACCCGATAATCAAATATTTTCGAGAGATTTTCATCAAGGAAATTCCAGCATTCGCACGTATCGTCCCCCTGCCTACGGAGATGCAGGTCAGTCTTTTAAGATAGAGGCCTTTATTAAGGATATTGCTTCAAGACCTTTTTTTGGAATTTTGGAAAATATAACAGGGGAAGCTATAGAAATATCGGGAAGGGCACCAGAAATAAGTGGCATAACCCCTCTCGCAGGGAACGAAAATACCCTCATAAGCATAAAGGGGAGCTACTTTAATAATGCTACGGGGGTAAAAATTACATCAAATTCAAATGAATGTATTGTTTCTTCTGGGCAATGGGTAAGTGGAATAAAAAGAACCAACCCCCACAATTACGAATTTACTCACGATTATATCAACTACATAGGAATCAACTTTTGCACAGGCTTCTCTCTAGGAACATCTGGAGCAATAACAATTTTAGATTATCATCATAAGGCTTAGATCATGCACGACCCTTTGGGAAACTTTAATTTTACTATAGTTCCAGACGCAGAAGTCTCTGGGTTTTATCCTCACATGGGGACTACGGGATCTAAGGTGACAATAACTGGCGAGTCACTTAAGTATACAACTGGTGTTGCCCTTGTCGACGATTTTCACGATGAGGCACAATTAGCTTCGTGGAGCCTTCATGAAGGGGACTCGTATTGGGGGGGTACTGATGTAATAAGTGGAACTATACCCTATATAACCTCCCATATAGGGTCTAGGGATTCATTTGCTATAAGGGTTTATTCTAGCTTAGGGCATACCACCCCGGGAATGGCCCCGGGAGGGGCGGAGTCTTCGGATCGATTCAAGGTAATAGAGCCTACGTGCACATTCTTTTGCGATGCAGACTTCAGTGGTTCCTTAAAAGTCAGGGATATACCTTATGATGGTTTGCAAACGGGCTTCCTCGCCAAGGACGAAGATGGAAATATAGTATTCAGACAATTAAATGTACAGGGAGTGACTGATTTTAATGCAGCCTCAATTACATTAAGCGCCGGTAGTGGCTTAGTGGGGGGCGGAGACCTAACCCAATCTAGGACATTCGACATAGGGGCAGGCACGGGGATTATAGTAAAAGATAACGACATTCATGTAGACACCGGAAATTTTTCGGTTACGGGTGATAGTTATTTTGATATAGTCCTTACATCTGGCCTACACTCTTCTTCTCATGGGCCTAACGGAGATAGGGTTTACATGACGGATTCTTTAGAGTTAAGTGTCGGGGCGGGCACGGGAATTATCGTTACAGATACAGACATACACATAGATACTGGCCAAATTCTATCAACAACCGAAGCAGACTCACGATTCCTGCAAACGGGGGACGGCTATTTCAACGTAAATGCTGGGCCCGGACTCACTGGCGATATAAAGGTCTACATGGGGGAAGCTCTCGATTTGGGTGTGTTCGTGGATGGGGAAACCATAAACTTTACTGGTTCTCAGGGGGACGAGATTGGTGCATTCACTGTCATGGATGGAGGCATCACTCCTGAAAAGGTAAGCTTTTGGGACGAATTGGTTCTTAAAACTGGAGAGCAATTCATAAGTGGAAATAAATATTTCCATGGAACAGGAACCTTTACTAATCTTTTTGTTCAGGGGTTGTTAACCGCTACCGGGGATGGAATATGGGTATCGGATTTATCTATATCGGGGAAGTTAAATCACCCTTCGGCAACTGGAAAATATGTTAGAATGACAGGCATAAGGTGGAATGATACTTTCTCTACAACAGAGAAAATAGACTATCAGGACCCGCAGAGCACAGAAGGGGCAGAGATTACGGGTTTATCTATATCACCTAGCGAATCTGGGCATTCTTTGATAATAGATACAGAGCTGAACTTAAGCGCGGGCAACAATTCTGAAGCCATAATAGCTCTGTTCAAGGATGATGAGGCCACCCCAAGGAGAGCTTGGTCAAACAACATATATGCTAGAGAGTATGGACAAGTAGTTAGGATGAGGCACGTACACGTAGTAGAAACGACAGGGGAACAGTCTTGGAAGATAAGGGTAGGAAGAAGGCTGAATCAAAACGGAACAATTTACTTGAACAGGACCCACTATTACGGAGCTAATGGTCCGAGCAACGTGCTAGGAGGAAAAGCGTATTCTAATATGACAATAGAAGAAATAAGAGAGTATAAGGAATAAAATGGACATATCAAAAATATTAGAAATTAAATATCCAGATCATGAATGGTCCCTAAGGGGCAACGGTTATGAAAATCTAACTTGGTCTAACAACAACTCTCTTGCTAAACCAACTGAGGAGGAGCTTACTGACATCTGGGAAGAGGGGGAGTTCCAGAACAGCATCCTTCTAGAAGGGGTTCGAAACAGCAGACGAGTAGAGATTATGAACGCTTGGCCTATTGAATCTCAATTCGAAGCGCTAACAGAGAGCTCCATGGGGAGACCTGAAAAATTAAATGAATTAATAAATTTTATTATAGAAACGAAAGAAAAATATCCTAAGCCTTAGCTATTTTATTCATTCTTTCTATTAGTTCAAAAATTTTAATATTTGGTATCTGGTCTATGTCTGACATGCTCTCTGCCTCTGGGTAGTCTTCTCTGAGCAATCTGTTTTTTACGTTATCAAACGAGACACCTTTTTCTTTCATTAGGGCCTTCAGCAAAAACTTAGGGTCTGCTTGCATTTCTCGCGTGGGCTCGTTGCCCATCTTGGCGTCACCCATTTCTTCTTGGGAAACGATGTGAATTTTGAGAAAATTTCTTACGCATCTTACGAAAGCCCTGTTCTCTGCGATGGGGCCTAAAAAGTTTTTAGCAAAACTTTTGGTATTATTCGGAGACGCATCACCTATTGAAGAGAAGGTAACGCTCCTGCCTTCTGTTTCAAAATTAGGAATCCACGATATGCTGCATGTTACTACGACGTAGTCTGGTGATGGGGAGGTCACTGTATACGCCACGTTTGTGTAGCCCCTTATCTGCGCTAACTCCTTGATTCCGCCAAGTAGGATAAGTAGGTCTTTGTCTTCTAGCTTTGTTACGTCTATCGTTGATGTCTTTTGGCGATTAGATACAAGGTATTCTTGTTTAACCATCTTCCTCCAGTCTATGAGGCCCTCTTCGGTAAAGAGATATTCTATTGAAGCATCGTCGATCAAGCCGTGCTCATTTCTCGAGAAAACCTTTGGTGGCGTACAGGAAGAGTTCTCATCTTTCTGCGCGAAGCCTATATTTTTTTTGGGCATATATTATATTACTATAAAAACCAATAAAGTCAAGCGTCTTTTTTAAGAATGTAATAATCTTGAATCTCTTTCCAGAAGGATTTGTCGTCTATTATTTTCTGGGGCTTGTAGTCAAAGCCTTCGATCTCTTTGCCTTTATGCCAAGCGGCTACGCTGGGGTATATTTTGCCTTTTGAGATGAGAAACTTGTTTGATTTATAGTAAAGATTGTCTATTCCTTCGCTCTTTATTTTTTCTATGTCTTCCTTTTTGGGGTGACCTTTTGGCAGGATGACGTTATGGTCCATGTAGTCTATCTTTATTTCATTTAGTTCTTTTTTATCCATTTCAGATAAAAGAATTGGCCTCACTCCGCCTAGCCTAATAAGGCTCTCTACGAATTGGGGGTCGTGGTTGTCTTTTTCTATAAGGTAAACTATTTGTTTTATCTTGTCTTTAAATTTTTTTATTATATCTAAAGAGATAGGCTTATTGGTCAGTATGGAGCAGGGGGTTTTCAGCAATTGATTAACTAAGATGTCCTCGTCAAAATGCAAGTCCATTCTCATGATAATAGAATCAATTAACATCCCTTGTATATTAATTGTTGAGTGTGGCACGGATTGTACGTTCTTGGGTAGGTAGTTGGGCCCTCTCGTCACGGTGGTATAGCCATAGTCATAATCTATATCTAGTAGAGATAGGACGCTTTTTGCTATTTCTTCTGGTTTTATTGAGTTGATTGACTTCGGGTTTTCTTCGGTTGCGTAGCTCGGCTTTTTGCCCTCCCTGTCTGGCTCTAGTAATATTTGGTTTTGTTTTTCTCCCCAGTAGGGGCTCGCTTGGCTTGGGTAAATATTAGAATAAAGCGCCACCATTTTTTTGTTGTAAGAAGAGGCTATATGGACGGGGAAGCTGTCTGCGCCTAGGTGTAGCATGGAGTTTCTTATTAGGTAAGCTGCTTGGCCTATGCTCGTTGTACCTTGGGTGCTTCTGCATTTGTTTATTTGAGGATCTTCTTTGGTTCCTATTTGTAGTATTTCAATTCCGTTTTCCGATAGGGGCTCATAGATTATGTCTATGACCTCTTGCCAAAAATCATAACATTTAGAATCAAATTTACTTCTGGGGTGGAGGGTTATGTATTTTTCCATGTCGTGTGGAAAAAACTTTTCCAAAATATAAGGCTTGTCTATTTTGGCTCCGCTTCCTAGCGCATATCTTTCTATTAAGTGCATTTTATCTAAAGTCTATTCCGTATTTGGGCAAAAAAGCATGTCTTATCTCCACCTTCGGGGTGACATAAATTTTGTATCCGATCTTTCTTGCTTTTTCGAAGAAGGGTATGTGTTCATTTTTCTGGTGGTATGGATCGTATCTTAGGCCGGGCCCAGCTACGAGGGGTTCACCCACCCCGATTCCTCCGAACTGGTGTTCTCTGTATATATCCGCTGGCATAAGGAAGCATGTACCGACAGAGGAAACCGATTGAAGGTCTTCGTCTGGTAGGCTATTGTATGGCTGCTTGTAATCAAAACATTTTCCGTCTAGATCCACAAAACAAGAGATATCATAAAACCTTTTAAACGGCCAAGTTTCATTCTCCTCTATAAAAACATATGGAGCAACAACATGTTGATCAGTAAGCGACAGAAGCTTTTGAATTATATCTTTATCAAACTCTACTATATCTGTGTCAATCCAGAAAACGTGAGTATGGTCGTCTTTTAGGTGCTTGTCTATAGCGTTATTGCGGGCGTTAGATTCAGCGGCCCATGGCCCTTGGAAGGACGACACGGCCTCATCATAAACCACGACCTCTTTATCTTCATAAGATAATTCATTTGCGATTCTTTCGGCATTCTTTACCCATGCCTCTGGTCCGTTTGGTCTAAGCAATAGTGGAACTAAAATTTTCATATTAATATTTAAGGTCAAAAGCTATTTTATCTTTAGCATTATGTTGGTAATCAAACATCCTTTGGGTTCCTGAATAGGGTAGGAATGCCACTTCGAAAAATCCCTTATGGTCTCCTTGGCCCTCTAGCCATAGAAGGCTATCCATTTGGGATATGTACGGTATAATTTTGTGCACATATTTGTTGCCTTGTAGTACCTCAAAGTTTTTCTTGTTTGTCGCAACATAAAGATTATAATCTGGGTATTGTTCTCTTAAGGATTTAAAAAGGCTTGTCGAGAGAAAGACGTCCCCTATGCTGTCGGGCATAACGTACAGCATCCTTTTGCCTTCGTCGTCTTTGTCGAGGATTTCCTCAAATTTCATTTCTTTTTTACTCTCTTCGTCTTGGGCGACTTTTCTGAAGTAGTTTTCTACGTCTGCCCTTGTTCTTCCTTTAGAAATTTCTTGTGTCCAGTACTTGTGTCCTTCGTCGGCTTCGTCTACTTTCATGTTTAGTATGTGTTCGTACAAGTAGATTAACCATTTGTCGTCTTCTTTTATTTCTGGTATAACTGCTGTGGGGTCTTTGGGTCTTCCCTTTATGGGGAAATCATATTTTACTAAATCGAATTTTTTTATTTCTTGCTCTATAAAATTGCCTATTGTCTTTGGGGAATAGTTGTCTAGTGTCCACTGTCTGGCTTTTTCTCCCATCTCTCTTAGGGGTTTGGGCTTCATGAAATATACCTTACGTATATTTTTAGCTATAGCATATGGTTTTGTTGAAGCCTTGATGAACTCTGTGTTGTGCTCTCTGTACTCTGCCCAGTCTAGGGCAAGTGACCCCGCTGGGCTTTCGCACATTTCTTCCCCGCAGCTATAGTCTGTTACTAGGGTAACTAGCTCTGTAAGCTTGGCTTCTTGTATTGGTATTTCTTGTCCTCCCGATGTAAACGGGTGGCAGTATACATCCATAAGGTTATATACTTCATTAAGTTGTTCTTCTGTCACCCCCAAGCCTACGTTAGTAGTTCCTCTGCACTTTTTGTTTCCACAGCTATCGCAGTCTTGGTCTTGCCCTGTAAAGTTTTGTATTTTATATGAAAGACATTGGTTGCATACATAGGTGGTGAATATTTCTTTTTTGTCTATTTTATATTCGTCTGATAAGCGCAGGATGTTCCACCCTTCTCCGAAATGAGTATGCAGCAAGAGTCCGGTGGGCCGTTTTTTGTCATAATATTTATCTTTCCAAATTTTATATCCCTCTAGAAGATTTGGCACAGATTTCCTTAGTTGATTTCTAAAAACAAAACCAATCATGAAGATGTCCTGCGGGAGGCCATGTCTTTTCCTTAGCTCTTTTCTCTCGTTGTCTTTTAATCTAAAGAAATAAGAGTCATCTACTGCCCCGTGGACTGTCTTTACGTGTTTATGCCCTAGCTTGTGTAGGGCTTTTGTCGCGAAGTTTGACCATATCCAGTAGTTTTTTATTTTGGGGGCTTTTTCTATGGCCGATGGGAGTATGGGTAGGGAGTCTAGGGTTGTCCAAATCACAGAATTAATTTTATTAAACCAAGGCTTATCTATTGAAAAGTCAACACCCCATATATCTTGGGCAGCAATATATATGTCTGGCTTTTCTTGCTCGATCACCTTATCAAGATAATGCGCCCCGTAAGCAGCCATTCTGGCTACGTTTGGGTCTTTGTTGAGGTTTTTCAGTTCCTCTTGACTGTCCGGTAGGCACCCTAGAGATTGCCAAGGGGTTCTCGCTAGTTGTGGATTTGACCAATTTAACCCGCAGCAATAATGAACTAGGTCGTACTTTCCTGTATTGTGAAGGTAAGTAAGAATGGCCTTCGCATTTCTGCCAAAGCCTGTCTTAGCAAGGGAAAAATCGCTTTGAAATACTATTTTCTTTTTTCTGTTGGACATATTCTACCACGGTATCCCGTCTCCTTCGTCGTCTTGTTTGTCGTCTTGTTTGTCTTCCTCTAGGTCTACGACTTTAACGGGTTCTTCCTCTTCATTATTTTGAGGAAGAGTCATGGTTTTATCCAAAAAAACTTCTAAATCATGTCTTAGCACCCTTGCTTCTGGGAAGGTGAAGCCAATGACAAAGCCAGTTTTTGCTGTCGAATCTTCTTTCTCTTGTTTATTTATGGAGAAAGAAAAGCCAACCTGTTTACCATCTCTAAGATAAGGGCTAAATTTAATTTGGAGAACTTGATTCTGGCTACTGTGGTAGGCCGAGAATTCCCTGTTAGATTCTATTGAGTCTATGAACCCACCAACCTCCATTCTGGAGAGCTTGGTGATTACTCTTCCTTTGGGGTTTTCTTTGTTCTTGGAGAAGGAGCCTATCTTTCTTTCGCTGTTCCATGAGGCCTGTTTTATTAAAGACGACATGACTGAGCCATCTCTATTAAGCCAAAATGAGCAAGCAGATCCGGTGTTCTTGGCGTTTGGTTTATAAAATTGTATCATACTTAATAATATCAGGTTTACTTAGAATGTCAACTCATTTCTTAAATAATCTTTAAGTTTTTTTGTGGCTTTCCAGCCAAGTATTTTTTTCGCTTTTGTTACGTCTGCGAGCGTATGTCTTGCTTCGCCAACTCTTGTTTCAATATGTTCTTTTTCGCCACCAATCATTTCGGCTAAGCTGTTTACGCTATACGATACGCCTGAGCCTATGTTGAATACCTCTCCAAAGGCTTTTTTATTTTCAGTCATGAGGGCAAGGATGTTTGCGTTTACTACGTCTTCGACGTGGGTGAAGTCTCTGGTTTGTTCCCCGTCTCCTACTACCGTCATGGGCGTACCGCCTTTATGTTGCTCTAGGAATAAGCCAACAACTGGAGCGTAGAGCCCCTTGAGCGGCTGCCTGTCTCCATAGACATTAAAGTACCTAAACACTATCGTTTCTAAGCCGCAGGAATCATTAAAAAATTTACATAAATTTTCTGATGCCAGCTTGCTTATAGAATAGGGGTTTAAGCAGTCCGTGGGCATGTCTTCTATAAGTGGTGGATCATTTTTTAGTCCGTATACAGAAGACGTAGATGAAAATACAAACCTCTTGACCCCGTTGTCTTTGCATGCCTGTAGCAAATTAGCGGTTCCTACGTAGTTTACTATGCAAACCTTGACGGGGTCATCTATGCTTTTTTGTATTCTTGCTTCGGCAGCTAGGTGAATCACAGCGTCTGGCTTTTCTCTGAGAAAAAGATGCTTGATGCCGTCTTGATGTTCTATGCTATTAAATAAATTTTTTACGCCACGCTTTTTCCAATAAAACTTTTCGTTTGACTCTGCGGATTCATTATCTACGCAAACAACATCATGGCCATCTTCATAAAGTCGGTCAACAATATGGCTGCCTATGAACCCCGCACCACCTGTAACTATTATTTTCATTCTTTAAGCTCGGATAATTTAGTATATATTTTTAAATCTTGAATTGTCATTTTGTCAGCAAAGACCACTCCATCTTTTTTTGAGCCCGCCACATAAACAATATTGTTTTCTTTAGGAAGTGCCCCGTTGGAGTCTTTGCATTGGGATAAAAGTTTTCTGTTTTTTGTGTCAAAAATCATTACCTGCATGTGGCCCGTCTCGTCAGAGACTGTGCATTTATAATAATCATTACCGTTTTTTGAGGTTCCTTTCCAATTTTTTTTGCCTACATACCCAACAAATTTTGTTCTAGCGCTATCTTGCATGTCTTCTAGGTCAGAAATATAATTTAAATTTAATATTTCTGATTGAAAAATAGAGCGAAGAGATTGTCCGTGAGTATATCCAAGTAATTTATTTTCATAATACCAATTAGCAAAATTTTCATATTTGCTATTTTGTCTATATATTTGAACGTATGGTATATATTTTCTCTTGATAGTATTATATCTGGATTCTTTTATAAAGGGTTTTTCGTCTCCTTCCTGCGGAGTCTTTAATATGTTTATGATATTGATAAGGTCATTGTCTTTTTTAGACGCTAAGGCTAAGCACCTTTGCTTTTCCCTGTTCGTAAGAATTTTCCATAGCTGAGACTCTAGTACGACCTTGCTTCTAGACTGAGAGTAGCCCCCCTCTAGGGCTCCGGCCTGTATGAGCGCTGACAGTGTTCCTATGTTGAGGTTAGCTTCCTCTGCTGATTGAAAAATTTCAAATTTATTTGTATATTCCTCTTCTGGTCTGAACTTTTTAATTTTGTCCATTGATTTCTCTGATATGCCCTTTATCGAAAGAAGCCCAAACCTTATGTCGTTTCCTTCAATAAAGAAGTCGTCTTTTGATTTAACTATATGTGGCCTTAAGAGCCTCATACCAAAAGAATAAAGTTCTTTTTGTACATAAGAAATTTCCTCCGTTGAGTCTGGCTCGTGCTTGGTCATTCTAAGTAGCTCCAAGAAAAATTCTTTTGGGTAATTAAACTTAAGATAAACCGTAATCGCCGAAAGGGCAGCGTAGGCTATCGAGTGAGACTTGTTAAATGAATAATTTGCAGAGTCCTCTAGCACCTTCCAGAGTATGTCTCCGATTTTTTCGTCTAGTTTGTTATCTTCTATCTTTTGTTTGATTTTTTTCTTCCACTTGCGGACTTCGGACACCTTTTTCTTGCCCACGATTCGCCTTAGCATTTCCGCTTCGTCTAAGGTGAATCCAACTTTGTTGGCCATTTTCATTAGCTGTTCTTGGTATAGCGCCACGCCACCTGTTGACGACAAAATGTCATCAAAGAAGGGGTGTATGGCTTCGTATTCTGCGCCGTTCGCCCAGTCAGCATATGTTTGTTCAAACTGTAATGCGCCGGGTCTAGCTATGGCCAACACGGCGCTAAGTTGTTCTAGATTTTTGGGCTTAATGTTTTTGCACACTTTGTATGCCACATCTGCTTCTATCTGAAAAAGCCCATGCTTGGACCTTAGGTCTTGAAGGTGTGAGTATATTTTATCATATGATTTTTTATTGTCTCCGTTTACATAGTCGAGAAGGTCTTCTTTTTTGACACCTATCCTTTTGCACACCTTAGCGACAACGGATACGCACCTTAGTCCTAGTACGTCTAGCTTTACATTGAACAGGGACATCCAATTCATGTCGTATGAAGAAACAGTGCTTATCTTATCTGAACATAGCTCGGTTGGGCAAGTGTCTTCTAGGTCGTCGTACGAAAGAGCAATGGCTGACGGGTGTACGCTTTTGTTTTTAATTAGATTTCTTAACTTAAGGGCTATTGAATAAACTTCGTCATGTTCCTCGCACCACTCTTTGAATTCTGGAACTTCTGAGTACGCCTGTTCTATGTCTGTAACGTTTCCATAGATTTTAGGGATCATGGAGGACACCCTGTTCATCTCAGACTCGTTAAGCGGAATACCTATGTCTCCCTTAGACGTATGCCCTGCTATTTTGCCGCATTCTTTTATTAAAAGTTTTGAGCTAAGCGTGTTTAGGGTTAATATTTTTGAGGTTTTCCCTTTGAACTTTGTCCCTAGGTGGTCTAGGACCTTGTGTCTGTCGTAATAACAGATGTCTAAATCAATGTCAGCCATGAGTGATCCATCTAGATATACAACTCCGTCATGTACTTCTTTTTTGGCTCTAACTTTTGAAACAAACCTTTCAAAAAATAGTCCGTGCTTAATTGGGTCAATTCCCGTTACTTCAATTAAATAAAGTATAAGGCTTCCTGCGGCGCTTCCTCTTCCTAGCCCTTTTTCGATGTTGTTTTTATCACAAAAGCGACACACATACCACACTAAAAGAATATAATCAATGAAATCTAAATCTTTTAAGGTTTCGAGTTCGTGCTTTGCTCGATCCCTGTAAGCTTTGATTTCGCTTTTCTTTAGCTTGGGAGCAACTTTTTCTTTAAATGTTTTGGCCGAAAGGATGCGAAGGAAGTCGTAGTTGGTGCAATCTTCGCTTGCTCCTATAGCTCTTTTCTCTTCGAGGTCTATTTGGAATGAGGGCAACCTAACCCCGTGCATGGGAAAGGAATACCCTTTTAATTTTTTATCCAGTGTATTGTTCAAATTTCTATTTGCCATTTAAGTTTATCCCATACTTTTACGTTAAGGTCTAGGTCATAAAGTGCATCATGTCTTTTCGTCTTGTCTACGAAAATATCAAAATCTTTAGATAGGGCGTCTAGGTTCGTTTTTATGCCCTTCGTTCTCTTGTGGTTCATCCTGTACTGGTACTCCACAAGGGACTCTTTTCCGTCGTAAAAGATCCCGTTTTTTATCCCTTTTGCTAGAGCATTAGTGTCTATGAGCTTTGGCAAAAGATGCTTCCAATCTTTCCCCATGTATTGATAATAATCTTTTATTAAAAAAATGTCAAAGCCTATGATGTTATGCCCTAGGATATGGTCCGCCTCGTCCAGCCAGCTTTGCATTGTTGGAAAAATCTCTTCTGGGCTGAGCCCTTTTTCTTTGATTACCTTCGGGTTGTAGTTCGTTATTCTTGCTGCTTCGCTGCCAATTTTTAAATCTGTATCCCATTTAATGAAGAAGTTTTTTTCGGCTATTTTTTTCTTTCCTTTTATCTTTATCATTGCTACTTGCCACGGCAAGTTGTGGACAAAGCTAAGGCATAGGTTGAAAGTCTCTAGGTCTATAAAGACCAAGGTCTTGTCTTCGTCAAATCTCAAAAGATGCTCGTCCATTATTTTTCTTTCCAGCTTTCAAAGCAGAATTCCTTTGAGGTCATATGGTCAAAGTTTGGTCTATCTAGGGTTGTCCTTTTACTTATGCACCTAAAAGTAAGATAGGACTTAAAATCGTCCCTAAGGTTATAGTATATACTTTTGGCGTCAAGTATCTCATATTTTCCTTTGCAAAAATTTAGTATTTTTTCTTTTATAAAAACGTCTATAAAATTTTCATTATCTTCCTTGAAGAAAATGGGCTCAGTGAAGTCAAAATCGGGCTTACAAATAGAATCGTAAAGCGAATTCTTGTGGAGAAAAGAGTCATAGAAGGGAACGCAAAGCGTAACGTGCTTGTCGTCCCACATCTCTTTTAAATTTTTAAAATCGATTCTAGGCTCATAATAAAAACCTACCTTGGCTGCTAATGTATAAATTTTTATTAGCCTTTTATACCCTTCGTCATCGTTGGCGAAGATAACGTATTTACAAGACCTATGCAGTTCCTCTGCGTTTTTGGCAGACATGTCATTGCAAATAGTAATCCTCAAACCAAAGTTAAACTTAAGCTTTTCGGAAGAAGAGTTCTTGTATGCCTGCAAAAAACCACTCATATTATCTTCTACTAAATGGAAGACTCCTAGGTCATTCTTTTTGGCTATACTTATTATGGAGTCTGGGCCGGTTTCTTGCTCGTCCTCTGGGCTCTCTAGGGTCAGTATGCTCTTGCCTAGGGAGTAGTGACTTTTGAATAGCGGCAAGACGGACATCTACTAAATAGTAACCTATAAATAAAAAAAGTCAAGCCTAAAAATCGAAAGGGTCTTTTCCTTGCTTGTGTGCGGGGCATCCATCGTAGTGTTTTTTATGTATGGACTGCTCTTTCTTTGGCTTGGGTAGCTCTTCCTCGCTTAGGGCGCTGGAGACTATGTTGTTGTCTTTATCCGTAAGAATATAATACTCAAAATCGAATTTAAATGGACAGTGCCACATAAGCGCCCCGTTCTTCTTAAGCTGGCCCTTTCTTTTGGCGAAACCACAATTAAGCGGCCCCTTGAAGCCTCCGTTTTTCGGGGGCATGGGCTGATCTGAGGCAAAGTTAGTTTCAGCTACGTCACTATTAAAATTATTTATAATTTTAAAAACATGAGACAAGTAGTATTCTAACCCATTAAGCTGTGACTCCTTAAAGTTAAGTTCTTGAACGGGTTTTCTGGGAAATTTAAGGAAAAGAAAATTAATTACAGGCTTGAGCTTGGGCCAGATCTTTGTCGCGGCTAGGCTGTAGATTAGCCCTTGAAGGTTGGAGTCTAGGTCTTCTCCTGCGAATTTTCTCTTACTTGTTTTGTAGTCTGATATTACGATTTTTTTATCTTTGTCGTAGGTCGCTGTTTTGTCCATGTAGCCCATCACTTTGTACGGTGGGTCTTCGTTTTCTATGAGAAATTCGTACTCTGGTTCAAGAAGCTTGCCCCCTTTGCAGAAAAAATCATTTTTAAGTGCTACGAGGATCATGTCGCTGCAAAGCTCGTAGTGGTCTTCCTCTAGCAGAAGCTGCTCTCCTTCATTTGAGGTCAGGAGTTCGTGCTTTTTGAGGAATTTTCTTACTATTTTGTCTACTGGTTTGCTTGCTTTTATGTGCCCTTCTTTGGTTATTGAATTAAAGTGTTTTTTGTGCCTTTTTTTAAGCAAAAGTTCTAAGATAAGGTGGCACACAGTGCCCCGTAATGCGCCAGAATTGCCCTTCTCAGGCAGTTTGAGGTAGTATTTGCACCAATACAGCCAAGAGCACGACTCAAGGGTCTTTATGCGCGATGCAGATAGTATGCTTTCTTTTTTATTCATTACAGTTTGCCTCGTTCGCCCACTCTTCGATCTCTTGGTCGTTCATTTCCCCAAAGTCCTTTTGCTGTGGGAGGTGAACGGAGACCTGATCGGGGTCAAAATACTTAAGCATTTTTTTGTGCACTTTTCGGGCCGCTTCGTTGCCTGCGTTGTTGTTTTCGGAGTCGTTATTAAATGCAACAATGATTTTGCTCATGTCAAATTTCAAGAAAGTATTAATCATAGACACGCTAACGTCTAGGCCAAACGTGACCATAACATTATGGTGTCCGCACGTCCATAATGCCAACATATCTCCTATGCTTTCTACTAGGATAACTTTCTTTTTGTTTCTTATAATCTTGTGGTTAAAAAACAAGGGGTAATTCCATTTGCTTTTATCTCCGTAGTGTTTCCATTTTGGAATCTTGGAGCCCTCTTCTATTTTGTGTAGATATCTACCGCTTATTCCTATTAGTTCTTCTTTCCAGTTAAAGATGGGAAAAACATATCTGTCTTTCATTTTGCCTTTTTCCGTCATCTCTCCGCCTCTAAAAATTCTAACGATTTCTTCTGGCACTCCTCTGTCTATCCAGTATTTGTGTCTAGGTAAAATTTTATCTAGTGGTTCTTTTGAGAAGACTCTTTGGGTTCTAATCTTCGGTTGATGCTTCTGTACCTTGTCGTCGCTTTCTCCGTGTCCGTTGGATAGCCATTTCTTTGCCTCTTCTGCGCTCTTGAGCTTGAGCGAGAGCTTGACTAGATCGTGAAAAGATCCGCTAATGTTCTTGCTAAAATCTATGAAGTAGCCGCTGTCTTTTCTTACGCTTAAAACAGTATTGCTACTTGAATCCCTGTATATGGGCTTCATTCTTAGCTCTCTTCCATTGTCTATGATGTTGGAGTAGCCAATTTCACTTAATATGTTTTTATAATCCATTATTCTAGAAGGAAGTCTCCGTCATCTTCGCTTATGTCTGAGACGTCTGCGACGCCATCTTCTCTTCTCACTATATCCTCTAATGTGCCCTTCTCTTCTACTTTAAAATTTCGTATATTAAAATTAAGATAATTTGGCTCTGCTCTTTGAGAGCCGTCTTCTAGGGTCCTTGTAACCATATCTCTAAAGCCTGCCGCATCTCTCCCTTGGTATCTAGAGGCAACACATATTAATTTGTGTGTGCCGAAATCTACACCTGTCCTATTGTCTAGATGTTGTTCGTCTGCTGTCTTGCTTCTAAATATAAAAATATTTCCACCAAACCAAGCTAGTCTATCTGAGCCCGCCAAGGTGGACATATCATCGACAACCTGAGAGCCTCTTCGGCCCCTGTTCTCCGCTGTTCTGTTCAGTTGGTTGGCTGTCAAGAGGGCTGCCTCGGTTTCCATGCAGCAAGATTTGAGCAGGCTTATCTTGTCTCCTATGGCTTGGTATTCTTTGTTAAAATCAGACAAGTTTTCACTAGTTATTTTTAAATAGTCGTACACAACAAGGAAGGGGTTCCCTCTTCCTACGTGTTCATATTTAAATCTTCTTATCAGGGAGCAAACCTTATCTGAAGACATGTTGCCAACATAGATATGAAAAATATCATGACCCTCCTTGAGGGCTTCGCAGCCTCTAACCTTTTTAACCATCTCTTCGTTTTTTCTCCAGTTGCCCGACTCGAGCCACCAAGGGTTAATGTCTGTAAGGGCTGCTGATCTTCTGAATTTAACCTCTTCCGTTGCCATCTCTGTGTCCAAAAAAAGGACCTTACAGTTATTAATTTTTGCGACCCCAAAGGCTACTTCGTTTAGGAATGTGCTTTTGCCCTGCTTTGGCCTAGAGGCGATTGCGAAAGCCTGCCCAATTCTTAGGCCACCATACAGTCGGTTAAGGCTTTTGAAGGGGGTCGCTAGGCCAATTTCCTTGACCGGATTGTTGCCCCTGTCCTCTAGGAGATCGAGTAGGCCCTCCGTCAGCTTGACTGGCTCTTCGCTCTCCGTGTAGCTGTCTACCAGCTTATTGCAAATTTTATCTGCGCTCTCTATGATCTGCGAGCACTCCTTGTCTCCATTTTTACGCATGGATTCTTTTAGCTCTTCCCCGATCTTTTCGTAGTCTCTTCTTAGGCTGTATTTTTTAAGATCTTTTACCGATTGGATTACTGCACTCCTTTTGATTTGAGTGAAGGCTATGCCGTCTATGTACTCATAGATATCCAAGTCTCCGTTGTATTTTATCCCCCAGTTTTTGAGCTGGTCGGCCAAAATTACCTTGTCTGCCTTCTCGTTTTTTAGAAGTGACTTTCTTAGGACACAGAAAATAGTATAATGAACTTCGCTGAAAAAATCTGACTCTGATAGGAACTTATCGACCTCTGGGAAAACATCGGGATGATTGATTAAGCCGCCAAGAACATGCTTTTCTAGTTGTAGTGAATATATATTGCTCATGTTTATGATAGCTCCGCGAAGGGATTGAATCTATCATTTTAAAGAGACAATGTGTCGCGGATCTATCAAAAGGTAAGATAAAAGACCAAAAAAGTCAAGCGAAATCATCGCCTTCTTCTGGCTCTCTTTCTTCGGGGTCGTCTTCTGGGTCTAGGTTTTCACTCAGGTCGAAAGATCTTGCTGTGAGCTCTATATTGAGGCCCTCCACAGCCTTCCCCCAGTTTTCAATGTAATATTGAAGGGCCATGGCGTATGTGGGATTGTCGAAGTCGCTATGGACTTGGGGTAACCCGTCGGTATCTAGGCTAAATAAAATATAACCGCCATTAGAGCATTCATTTATTTGGCCCAGTATCGCTTGGGGGAATACAAACTTTTTGTTGTCCACGACAACATTACACCCTAAAGAATGGAAACACTAAATGTTTTTAGTATGTATTCTGCTGATAATTTATTAATGTCTTCCTCTTCTATCTCTAGTATTTTAAAATTATTTAATTCAAGCCACTCTCTTTTTTGGCAGTCTCTTTTAATTGAGTTAAGGTAGTTTGACGCAGAGTTTTTGTGGAAAAATTTATTGAATTCACTGTGTTGTCTTCCTTGTACCTCGACGGCAATTTTTTTAGTTGCGTTTAGTATATCGACCTTCATCAACGTCCCGTACACAGGGAATTCTTCATATACAATTTGGTTTTTCCAGTAGGTTTTTAGGAATTGCTTAACTTTGAATTGTATTTTAGATCTGGATTTTTTGTTCCAGTCTATTAAAAACCTTGAAACATTCCTGCTTCGTAGTTTTCCTTTTATGTCATACAGCCTCATTAAATTGGTGGAAGCGGCGGGAGTCGAACCCGCGTCTTTAAAGCCATCGGCTCAAATGTACTACAAGCTTAGTCGGTGTTAATGCTCGCTTGGCGTGTCACCGACAAACGGCCTACGCGAGGTTGTAAGGGATGTATAAATTTTATACTGGGCTCCCTTACGTGCTCCAGTTTTTTGCTCGCTATCGACGCCCTAGCTCCTTAACGAGCATCCAGAGTAGGACGGGGTAGGTTATTCTACCAGCAAGAGGGCTTCATCCTCTACAAAACCGAACTTGGCGAGAATCTCGTCAGCTTCGGCTAGTGAAGGGGCCATCTCCATGTCAACATTAGTGTTGGCATTTATGTTTTTTTGATAGATGTTTTTAAGAGGCCAACCATCATCCTCTGCTTGCAATTTGGCGTAAGGTTCTAAATCGAATCCAGTACGCTCCCGTATATTATTATACACAATTATTTATTTTCGTCAAGTTCTTTTATTTACGTCATTTCCAGTTGTCTTTGTTCGTTAAGTCACTAATTTTTTTATTGCACCAAAGCAAAACTATGATGCCAACAATTATATTAGCCACAAAGATAGTTACTCCTAGCTCTGCGTCGTCCATAATTACTCTCCCCGGCTAAGAGTTTTGCCGTAGTCAATCAGGTAAAGGTCGTGCGTTGCCGCCGCAGTCTCGTCGATGATGTCTGCAAATTCAAACATCTCAATCGCTGGCATGTTGTTCTCGCCGTACTTACCGGCTGGCAAGTCCGAATACTTCGGCACAACGCCTTCGCGGAGCAACGCAATCTTCTTTGCGCTATCTCTGTTGTTCATGGCCTCCATGCCATCATTGGACAGGTCGAGTTCTTTGACTCTTGTCTGTGTTTCTGCGATATTTTTTTCAAGTCGCTTGATATGGTTGCTAAAAGCAATTTCTGTTTTGTTGTTCATAAATTATTGGTTAAACCGTTCTTACCCCTCTCTTTGAGACCACTTTTGTCGCACACTCATTGGCGTAGTTTATCGCTGTTTCTGCATCACCCACCCTTGTCATGGATACTGCTAGTGCAGCTAGGAATGTGTCTCCTGCGCCCGACAAATCTTGAGTGACTACTTTCTCTGGTGGCGGATATATTTTACCCATATATTTGCACCCTTTATGCCCTAGGGTTACAATTATTTGGTCTGGCCTAGTATAAGTTGATGTCTCCGCTCTGTCTGGTATTAAGTGGTGCCTTAAGTGGGGATTAACTTCAAGCTCGTGCTCGTTTATTTTTAGAAACTTCAAATTAACAGGCAAATCACAGCGGAGTTTAACTTTGTTGCTATCTAAATAAACATTATCATGATATTGGCATATATCCCTAATGCCACACCTGCGAAGAAATCCCTTGCCGTAGTCTGAAACTAAAACTGCATCATATTCGCCCCAAGGTACATTTTTGTAACTAAACTCGTCTTCAGCGGCGTCATTTTCGTCTATTCGAAGTAACATTTGATTTGTTTTAATGTCCACATACCTAGTCTTAAGTATTTCATTAGACTGAGTGATCAGGTCGCATTCTACTCCAAGCGCTTTTACATTTGCTTGCACATTGGCCGCCATGCCGCCATTGGTTTTCTCTTTTACAGGGACAAATACCGGGACAGGAGCCTCTGGGCACATCCTGTCACATTTGCCGTAAATAAATATGTCTTTGCAGCTATCTCCTATTGCTAGAAATTTCATTTTAATTTATTTATACACACTTTTTTTCTGAGGGCTGAGGTTGACCAGTCATGGCTTCTCCTATGATAATATATATCAATGTTCAAAAAATCTCCAGTAAATTTTTTTCCTTCATAGTCGCTTCCTAGTATTCTGATGTCTGGCTCGAGTATTTTGAGCCATTCTATTAGTTCTTTTTCTGTGTTGTATACTACGACTTCGTCAACATAGCGTATCGCTTCAAGCTGAATCATTCTCTCGGGAAAAGATTGTATGGGTTTGTTTTTTTCTGGCCTGTCTATGGTGGGGTCTGTCTGTAGCGCAACGATAAGGTGGTCACACTGAAGGCAGGCGTCTTTTAGCATCAGGCAATGACCCGCGTGCAGCATGTCGAAGCAGCTGGCAACTATACCAACCTTAGTGCTCACTTTTTTCCTTGTATATTATTCATATTATGGAGCGAGCGAAGGGGATCGAACCCTCATCAAGAGCTTGGAAGGCTCCCGCACTACCGTTGTGCTACACTCGCTATATTTTTTTAAGTCCTGTGTATTCTGAGGAGGAGCGAATCTTTTGTCCTAGTCCATCAACCATTTCTATTTTTAATTCTTTGCATACTTTTGCTTCTGGTATTTCTTCTTCTGTTCTGTCTCCTCCATTAGCAAAAATATCAGGCTTGCATAGCCTGAGCGATTCGCAAACTGTTTGGTCTTCGTCAACAGCAAGGAATGCTTCGTCTACGCACCTGAGGGCACGGACTATCTTAAGGCGATCCTCTTCTTTCATAAATGATTTACCTTTCTTTAGGGAAGCCTGTTTGTCTGTGTTAACTATGACTACGAGCTTAGTAAAGAAGGGCTTGTCTCCTAAGGCTGCTGCTTGTTCAAGATATTCTAGGTGTCCCACGTGGAGGGGGTCAAAGTAGCCGCTTACTGCGATGGTTATAAGTCTTGCTTCCATAATGTTCACGCTACGTCTTTCACTATTGAATCTATAGTTGCGTTTGTTACTTGAGGCATGCAGATGAGGTGGGCGGTGTTCTTCTCTACTGCTAGTTTCCATTTTCTGCTAATTTTTTCATCTGGCCTAGGGAAAACTACTGTAATCGCGTGGTCATTTTTCCAAGCTTTCACCCCTGCTTCGTTAAACTTTGAAACAGCATACTCTGCGGTTCTTGTGCACCGCCTGACTATTCTTTTGAAGCCGTTGAAGCCGTGTTTTTTTATAGCATACCATAAGAGAATGGGGGTGAACCCATTTCTCGAGCCGCTGAGTGTACTGTCTAATGAGCCCACATACTCTACATCCCTAGAAACCCTGCCGACGTTACTTTTAAGTGCAAGAACTACGCCGCAGGGAATAGGCGAACCTATAAATTTGTGTCCACTTATGGATATGCTTTGAACCCCTGTTGTAAAATCAAATTTAGGAGAGCCCTCAATGAAGGGCAGCGTCATCCCTGCTAGGGCCGCATCAACATGTATATAATATTCCGGTATTGCTAATTGTTCTAGTACCTTTTTTATTTCTGTTATATCGTCGAACCCCTCTTTCATTGTCGTGCCTATGTTTGCAAAAATAACAGGAGGTGCAGAGCGCCAAGTGGAGAGCATGTTCCTGAAGTCGTCATAATCCATTTCTCCGTTACGTCTTGATTTAATCATGACGTTTTCCATGTTCAATACCCTTATGTTTTTGCTCACGCTATAGTGGGTGTCTTGGGAATAGTAGACTACCCCCTTGGGGTAAAGTTCCCTAGCTAAGTAAAGTCCATATAAATTGCCTTCCGTTCCACCATTGGTAACATATCCCCAGTAATTATCAGAAGGAGCGTTGTGAAGCTCTGCGAACCAATGCAGCACCTCTTGTTCGAATTCTCTGGAGTCTAGCCCATAGTAGCTTGAGGAAAATGGGTCTCCTACATTGTTAAGGGGGATAGACAAAAAATCAGATAGCTCAGAATAATCAAAAGAAGTATTTACAGGGTATCCTATAAACTTTTCTTTTTCTTCCTTCAAGCTTTCGTAAAACTTTTTAAGTTTTTTTATATCTGATTTGTTCATGGCACTCTCGCTGGGACTCGAACCCAGAACCCTCTGTTTAGAAGACAGATGCTCTATCCAATTGAGCTACGAGAGCATAATCTTCTTAGAACTTTTTGAGGGTTTCTCTAAATTTATGAAATAAATATTTTCCTATCTCTTTGTTCTCCTCAAGGTATTTGCTAAAATTGTCTATGCCTTGGTGCTGTTTTCTGAACTCTAGTTCTGTTTTTTCTTTAACTTCTTCTATTATCTCGTCTGAGATGGTCACCCATGCCCCTTTGGCTGTGGCCATCCCCCACATAAGCATCATGTCTGCCACTTCTTTTTCTACCCAAATACTTTTTCCGTTTTTTCTTTCGTATCGAATGGGGTATCTTACGCCCACTCCTGTTTTTTCATTAGGGGTTTTCCTGAAAATAACTTTGCACCAATGACCAAGCTTGTCCCCTTTTCCGTTCGGCTGGGTAGAAATAATATCTTTAAGATAGCGTGGTTGAAACTCTAAAATCCAATCACTGTAATGCAACATAGCGTTACCTCCGGATGCATTCGTCACTTGAGGGTCGGACTTTTCATAGGGATTAATTTTGATTGTGCTTCTTACTTGGGATATCATGTAGCAAATGTGGCCTCTGGTTGATAAGCCGAGGGCCATTCTCCTAAGGAAGTCAGAGCTCAGTAGTGCGCCCCCGCCTACTTTTAGGGCCTCTTCTGATCCTTTTTCTAAGTCTCCACGAGGGATGAGGGAATCCATGGAATCTATGATAAACATATATCGAGTATCTGATGGGTTGTCTTTGACCATCTGGCGCATAAGGTTTATTACTGTTTCATAAACATTAGATTTAAACACAAACCATTTCTCTGGGGAAGTGTCTATGCCCATTCTTTCTATAAGGTCTTGGGATAATCTTCCTTCCGCTTTCACGTAGATGACCATGCTGTTTTCCATCTTCTGAAAGTTCTTGGCGAAGGCGAGACCACAGGAGGTTTTCCCCCCCTCGGTGACTCCTGTGGCTCGCACAACGCCGGGCTTTATCCCGCCCCCCATTTCGATATCTAGCAAAAGACTTCCGCTAGATACCGCATAGATTCTTTCTTCTTCAAAATTATAATGATCCCCTTTATGCTGTTCAAGGTACGCGTCGATTTGCTGGAGGGGCGTAATATTATCTGTTTTCTTTTTTGTCATTTTTTCTTAATCATGAATTCCATCAGGTTGGACGGGGGGAGCTTGACTTCTGCGTCTTCTCCGATTTTTGTAGCATTAAGTTTAACTTCTGCTATTTTTTGAAGTGGAGCTTGGGCCCCTTTCATCTTCTGAGAGTGTTGACATAGGGACATGTTCCCCTCTGTTGTCAGAAACCAAGAAAGAGACGTGGGCCTTTCTTCGATGTATAGGGTTTTCCAGAACTTTTTTTCTGGGAATTTTTGGAGTAGCTTTTTGGCTATTTTAATTTCTTTTGGCCAATTTATGTTGTTCGCAGAATCGTCCCACCTAGTTTTGGAGACCAGCTTAGATACTATCATTTTGCATTTTTGATGATTTGTTAGTTCAGCCATCTAGTAGTCCTATGTCATATAGTACCATAGTTTTAACCAGATTGTCAAATGAAACTTTGGGTTTCCAGCCTAGTTCCTCGCGTATTGGGGAGGAGTCTCCAAGCAGAAGCTCTACGTCTGCTGGCCTATAAAACTTTTTGTTTATTTTCAACAAAGTGACTGAATCAGTGTTGCTTTCTTCATTTAGATTATAAGTTTCATTTAGGCCTTCCCCTTGCCAGTGGCCGTATATGTTGGCCGTTTCAAAGGCAAGCTCTACGAATTCTCTGATCGAGTGCGCTTCTCCGCTTGACAGTATATAATCTTTAGGTTTGTCTTGGTTAAGCATTAGCCAAACACCTTCAACAAAGTCTCTGCTGTCGCTCCAGTCTCGCTTTGCGTCTAGGTTGCCGAGCTCTAACGGGGTGATTGATTCTCCGTTTTCTATTTGTTTGTTTATTCTTGCGACCGATTTAGTTATCTTTCTTGTCACAAACTCCTCGCCCCTTTTTGTCCCTTCGTGATTAAATAGAATGCCATGAATGGCATACAGGTTGTGGGACTCCTTGTAAACTTTGACTAAGTGTCTTGCTGCAGCCTTAGATGCACCGTATGGGCTTCTGGGTTTTATGGGGTGGTTTATGTCTTGCGGAGAGTAGTCTACGTCCCCCCATTCTTCGCTGCTTCCTGCGCTGTAAAAGCGGCAGTTGTCCTTGAACTTACGAAGGCCCTCTAGGCATCTAAGGACACCTATGGCGTTCACGTCCATGACTTGAAACGGCATGTCCCAGCTGCAGCCAACGAAAGAGTTGGCCGCAAAGTTAACAAGGTAATCTGGTTGTATATCTTTTATAAGCCGGTCTATGCTAACGTCGTCAGAAAGATCTCCATAAACAAGATGGAAATTAGCGTGGTCTTTAAAGGCTTGTATGTTGACGAAGTTAGGGTTAGCACTTCTGCGCATCATGCCGTAAACTTTTACGTCGGACACGTCTTGGAGTAGGTACTCCGCCATATTTGCCCCGTCTTGTCCGAGTATGCCTGTTATCAGTGCTTTTTTCATGACTAAAACTGTGGCCCCTCTTGTTCTTCCCCTTTGTCTGTTAGATATTTATTTATGGGGCCGATGTAGTCTGTTTCGGTTTGTTCTTTGTCTTTCGTATCTAAGTATATCCTAAAGCTCCAGTTAATTCTATTTTTATCTATTTCTTTAACAAAGTCTTGCCCTAGTACTTTGTATCTAAAGTAGTCTTTGAGGTTTACTTCTAGGTCGACGGCGTTTATAAACTCGTCAGAAAAATCATTTTTTCTATAAAAATCTTCTAAGGAATCTAAAGTAGAAAGGTCTAGCCCCAGCGCCTTTTCGCAGTGAAGCCTAAACCTGAGTCGATTTGCTTCGTGAAAGTTGTGGACCTCTTGACCGAACCTCCCGTAAAGTAATTGGCAGTGATTTGACCGACCATAGACATAGTAGTATTTGGCTGGGTGAGCAAGTGCCGGTATAGCTGGGTCATCAAATCGGTTGCTACGTATGCATTTTTGTTTCTCTTCTTCTTCAAAAAATAAAACCTTAGACACTATACCCTGAAGCCCCCAATGTGGGTTTGGAAAGAAAAACATATGATCAAAATATTTTGCTAAATGAATTTTGCTGTTCATGTTGATTGCCCCTATATTGTTCGAGTCAAGTTCTTCAATTTGTTCCCTTAAGGACGCTGCCCATTCTATGTTTACTCTGTCTGGGGAGTCTGCCAGAACAAACCAGTCTCCGTTGGACATGGTGCCCGCCCTCATGAATTCGTTCATCTGGAAGTCGTGGTCGTTCGTCCATTTTCTTCTTACTATTTTGCCTTGTTTTTTTCTATCATTCAAAAGTTCGTAGGTTCCGTCTTTGGAGAAGCCGTCAGTAAATACTAAGCCATCGAAGTGTTCCATAACCTCTGGGTTAGTCATCTCTTCTATATCCTTCAGCCTGTCTTGGGTTATCCCGCATAGCCATAGCCTTGGTTTGTTAATCATAATTTAAATTTGGTTTTTGTTTGTTGTGTTTTTCGTAATAGTTTTCGTTAAACTCTAGCTCGCTCGTGTCGTAGTTCCATAGATAGCTGCAGAAATCCTCTCCCCATCTGTATTTTTGGTATTCGCATTTCATTTTGCTTGTTTCATTATTGAGCCAAGTCATGTGCCTTATGTGGGCTATGTGTCTGGGAATTTCTAGGTGCGACGTGACTTTATAATCTGAACCATCATTGTAAATAACATCGTCGTCATAATAAAGTCGATCAATCCCGCCATTGCACTTCATGTTAAATATCCTTGGTGGGCAAAAGCCGTCCACCCAAGTGTTGTCATTAAATAGGTAGTTCTTAAAGTTTATACTAAACCAAGTTATAAATTTATTGAATTCAACGAACTTTATTATTTGTTTAATTTGATCCACCGTGTAGATCTCATCTAGCCCCAGTAGCCACATGTAATCGACGTCTTGTTTTTTAAGGTAATCTAGGCATATACTCTTTGAGTCTGCTTCGTCTAGTGGCTTTCTCTCTATGTGTAAAAAATCAATAATTTTTTCGTCATTGAGTTCTTTGAGTATTGACTCGGTATCGTCTGAGGACTTAGGTGGAAAACCAAGCTCTTGGTTCTCTTTAAAGCATACGTGTACGACGCTAATGGTCGTGTCTGATTCTTCTTTAAATTCGCCCCAAGGCCTAAGGGCTTCTTCTAAATACTCTGCGCAGTTATAAGCTGAAGATATTATTCCTATTTTCATTATACTTGGTTTAAATAATCTGTTAGGTTTAGTATCTGGTCTTCTGACACTTGGCTGTGGAGTCCTACATATAATCCATTTTTGTGCAAATATTCTGCGTTCTTGAAGAGCTTGTAGTCTTCGTATTGCTTATAGCAGGTATGTCTTAGTATGTTGCCGCTAATTATTGGTCTGTATTCTATGTTTTTTTCTTTAAGATAATTTTTTATTAATTTTGATTTTCTTTTTTTGGATATAATTGGTAGACAAAACGGGACATTAACCCTATCGTTTACGTTGTCTGGCAATAGGTATTTACTTACGTCTAGGTTGGACGAATAGGTATTGTATAATTGTAGCCTATCGTAAGCATAGTCGTATATTCTCTTGAAATCTAAAAGCCCCATGAACGCCGCAATGTTTGTGCTTCTGTAGTTCCCACCGAGGGTATTAAAATCAAATGATGGATCGACTAGTTTGTTTGATAGGATTTTGGCATAGTCTTTAGACAAGTCGTATCTGTTGAGCTCTCTCGTAAGGCCATGACTCCTACCTAAAACATAAAAGACAAACTCCTCCTCGTCATTAGTGAAGATCATTCCTCCTTCTGATCCCGTGGTGGTCTGGTGGCCAAAGTATACGGAGGTGGAGGACGTCGGGCCAGAGCACACGTGTCTGTAGTCGTAGATATCTTCGTCGTAATATGAGCCAAAAGAGTTTTCGCAATTGTCTAGTTTTAATTGTACGCCGTACTTTTTGCATATGTTTTCGGCGCGAGGTATGTCTGGGGTAAGCCCTATAAGCGAAGTAAGGAAAACTGTATTTACTGAGTGGTTTTTAGCTTTAAGATAGTTTTCTAGTAGGTCTAGGTCAATAGAAAAATCTTTTAAATTTATATCAATAAATTTTGGTGTGAACCCATTGTTTATCCAAGGGCTAATAGAGGTTTGCCAAGTGACAGAGGGAAAAACTACTATTGGTTTTTTGGGATTAAGCCTCTTGGCGTATTGAGCTATCAATTCGTTGGCCGTGGACCCGCTGCTGACCATGAGTGCGTATTTAGATTTAGTATATTCTTTCCATCCCTCTTCATACTTTAGGACGTACTTGTCTTGAGTCCACCTGTTTGATGGGTTAAGAAAAAATTTACAAATTTTAAGTCTATCTGACCAAGTAAAATTAGAATCATTTAAATGCCAGTTAAACTTCATGACTCAGTATCCTTTCTGCCACGCGATTGGGAAGGTACCACTCTGCAACCTCCTTGGCTTTTTCCATGTCAACTCCATCATGATCAAAATTGAGAACTTTTTCTTTGCAATCATCTGGATTTTGAGCCTCGTAAAGTGGCAAAATGTCTCCCCATATTTCTCTTTTAATCGGTATGTCTGCGCTTAGGCATGGTGTTCCCATCAGGGCCCCCTCTATGGGTTGCATACCTAGGCCTGTGTATATTTCTGAGGCGATTAATAGATGGGCGTGTTTAATTAGGGTGTTGACATTTGCCCTGTCTAGCCAACCAAAATTTTTTATTTTTATATCTGGAGCAACTGAGTTAAAAAGCTCTGGTGGGCAGGGTTCTCCAGAGACGAAGAGCTCAAAGTCTGTACCGTTTAAAGCCTGAACTACTGTCGATATGTTTTTTATGGGGTCCATCGGTCTACCAAAATAGTAAACATACGAGTGCCTTTCTCTTTCTTCGTAGTCGCGCTCACACGATAAGGCTGGTATCCCTACGTGTCTTGAGTCTAGGCCGGTGTACTCTTTTAACACTCGGCTGGTTTCTTTTGAGATGGTCATCAACGAATCGCAATGTTCGTAGATTTTCTTTTCTTCGCTTAAAAGCTTTTCGTCGCAGATTCTAAATTCCCCATTGTGAACCCCATAGGACAAATCCAAAATTAAACAATACAGGGGTTTTCCTGAGCTTATAGACTCTTCGTACGCAAGGTCTAGTTGAGATCTATCTATATTGAAAATGATGTCGTAGCCCCGTTTAACTATGGGGTGTCCGGATTTTCTCCACTCTTTCTCTAAGGACTCTAAGTATCCTCCCGGAGTTTTTTTGTATCCAAAAGTTTTTATTTTCATAGGCTATTAATCAGGCATTCAGAAACATAATCTATTTGGTTATTGGTTATTTCTGGGTAAATGGGTAGGCTTATTTCTCTTCGAGCTTGCCTTTCTGACTCTGGAAAGTCTCCCTTTTTGTGATTTAAATTTTTATAAGCTTTTTGGAGATGTATGGGTATGGGGTAATGTATTCCTGTTTGGACCCCCTTATCAAGCATTTTCTTGGCTACCTTGTCCCTGTGCGAAATAAAGACTGGAAAAAGGTGATACACGCACTTGTTGTCGGGGTTGATCTTGAGAAGCTGGATCTTCTTGTGTCCAGATAGGTTCTTTGTATATCTTTTTGCTGCTCTTATCCTTTTGTCTGTCCATTCGTTTATGTATTTTAGCTTTATGTTTAGCGCTGCCGCTTCTATTTCGCTCATTCTATAATTATTGCCCACTATCTCATGTTTATATTTTTCGCTTTGCCCATGGTTAATAAAGGCTTTCATATACTCGAAAGCTACTTTCGAATTCGTAACTGCAGCGCCCCCTTCTCCGCATGTGCCTAGATTTTTACCGGGATAAAAGCTGAAGCACGTTATCAATGAGAACCAAGAAATTGGTGTGTCAAGTATTTCGGCTCCGTGCGCTTGAGCTGCGTCATGGACTAAGAACTTCCCGCTCAGTTGGCAAAGCCTTGCGTATTCTACTAGGTTGCATGGATTGCCGTAAAGGCTGACGGGCATCACTATTTTTGTCTTGCCGTCTTCTATCGCTGTTTCTGCTTTAGCTGCGTCCATTCCACCCGTCTTGTCGACGTCTATAAATTTGTGCCTAAGCTTGGGCATATAGGACACCGCTTCGCTTGTCGCTATAAAACTATTTGGGGGAGTAACAACGTCCCCCTCTACTTTGAAACATGCTAACGCCGCATGTAACGCCGCGGTCCCGCTGCTCGTGGCGACGCAATACTTAACGTCACAATACTCTGAGAAATCTTCTTCGAATTTTTTGACCCTATCCCCAGCGGCGTAGCTGCCTGAGTCTACAATGCTGGAGACCTCTTCCATGAATTCTTTTTTAAATAGCTTGTTCTGTTTGGGCAGATCTAAGAATTTAACATTCATTTTCTTCATATCTTTTGAGTCCGTCTTCTAGCCTAATCGATTCTTCTCCGAGCAATTTATTCATCTTGCTCGTATCAAAAACGAGGTCTGTTTGTTTATAATGGGGTTTGGTGTACTGTATTTCTAGGTCTTTTTTGTATATTTTAATTATTTTTTTTAAGATTTCTTTTATGGTAAGTGATCTTGATGAGCAAATGTTTATGGGGCCCTCATATTTTGTGAGGGGTAGGCTTTTGAGTATGAGGCTGCATACATCATCTACGTGAATCAGGCTTCTTTTGCTAAGCCCGTTTCCTGTTACTTGAGGGCTCTTGTTTTCTTTTATTCTTCTTATGGTTTCTGGTATTATTTTTTTATATGACTCGTCCCCCTTCCCGTATACGTGACCTATTCTTAGTATTTGTAATGTAACGTCGTTTTCTTTTGCCCAAGCTTCAAGCATTTTTTCGCAGTACAATTTTGACCAGCCATATAAAGACGCTGGGGTTGTCTCTGTGTCCTCGTTAATGCGAGAGGTGTTTGTCCCTCTGTAAACATCGAGGGTGCTTGCAAATATTATTTTTTGGGGCTTATGTGGTAGTCTGTCTAGAAGGTATTGTGTATTTGTAATATTACTATTTGACTCCCTAGCTAAGTCAACCTCGTCTGGGGACTTTGGGGTGAATGCTCCAATGTGGAGGAGAGCGTATATATCTTCCCATGTTTTTTCGTAAGGCTTGGGGCAGCTTAGGCATGGCAATAGGTTATATTTTTTGTTTTTTGTTTTTATCGGGATCACTCTATACTCTCTGGGGAATTTTTGAGAGATGAGCTCTGTTAGTCTTTTGCCTATGAAGCCACCCGTCCCTGTCACTAGGAGCTTTTTCATGGCTCAAGCATCTCTTCTTGTATCTCTTTTTCTGTGGTTAGCATGGGGCATGTGTCCATGTTTCTTAGCCATAGGAGCCCGTCTTCTAGCGGGTTTATCTTTTTGTCTAGCGTGGGGAACCTATTGTATAGCGCTATGTCTTTAAATATTTTAGGCATATTAAGTCCAGCTCGAGTAAAAAAGAGAGACGTTGTAAAGAATCTTGAAATATTTATCTCTGTTGGGTTGGGGGCTCCTTCGCTGTCGTAGGTCATGTCAACTCCATAAATTCCATGAGGTTTTTCGTCTATGGATAAGATGGAGTCTTGGGCCACAGTGTCTACACTCTCTGAGGAAAACGTTTCCCCAACCTTTGTAACTCCGGTTACTCCGGATAATGTTCGGTTGCCTAGGTTCCAAGACCTTCTTTTTCTGGTTTGAGCAACAACTAAGTCTCCTTCATACCAAATAGACAACCAAGTAACGCTATTTTTTGTGAGTAGTTCTGCTGCTGTAAACTCACCCCATCCGCTAAATTTACTTATCCACTTCTCTGCAAAATCATAGTCTCCGGTTGGGAGCGCCCCCCTGCCTCCGCCCCCCACGTTGGCTCTTAACCAAATTTTACCATCATTGTTTCCTAGGGTTTCAAAGGCTTTCTTGAGGTCTTTTGTGTTCTTAACGGTGATGGTTTTAGGGATTTTTATTCCTGACTTTTCCCATATGGTTGCAGACTTTCCTTTGTCTACGCAGTTCTCTATTACGTCGTGCGGGGGCATGAAAACCTTAGTTCCCGTATCGGTTATGCTGTACCTGAGTTTCGAGGCTTCTAATATTTCTATGTCGTTTTGGAAGTGGATTAGTTCTGGCTTCTCTCTGTTTAAAAGTTTTATTAATGACTTTTTGTATCCTTTTTCTGTGGCGCACGGGACTATGTATTTTCTGGCGGCAGCAGAAAGCATAAGGTCGCTTGAGTCGCAGTTCATTCCTATTATTTCTTCTTCGTGCCCTCCTGCAAAAAGGCACTCTATCACGTTCTCGGAGGGGGTGCCTCCGGCTCCGGCTATTAGTATTTTAGACATCGATTGGTTGCCCTTTAAGTTCTATGGATTTGTTGGTTGCCTCAATGAGTTCTACAACCCTTTTGCCAAGTTCGGGCCCTGAAATACACTCTCCTCCCTGTATACATTGACAGAAGTGTTTTATTTCTTCCTCTATGGCTTCTGAGTTGTCGAGCTTGGGGGAAAACATGTCTCCTGATCTGTAAGAGAAGACATTTTCGTCATAGCTTACCCCCTTGTCGTAGACCATAATTTTTTCTGAGGGTTTGTTATCGTCGTAAACCGCCATCTTCTCATCGCCGTTAAGTATTATTTGCCTCACCTTAATGGGAGAAAACCAGCTGATGTGAATATGTGCAGAAAAGCCATCTTCGTAGGTTACGGATATGTTCGCCACGTCCGCATTTCCTTTCGGGGTGTGGGAAGCGCCGACAGCGGAGATTGTTTTTGGTTTTTTTTCTCCGACAAGATAGCTTAGTATAGAAAAATCGTGAGGGGCCAGATCCCAAACCACGTTAGAGTCTCTTTGGAATAATCCTAGATTAATTCTCACTGAATCGAAATGTTTAATCTCCCCCAAGGAACCATTTATTATTAGATTCTTTAGCTCTCTAACAGACGAGGTAAACAGGAATGTGTGTGCGACCATGAGCGCTAAGCCTTTCGCTTTGGCTATATTTTCTAGCACGCTGCATTCCTCGGAGCTCATGGCCATGGGTTTCTGTATTAGCACGCTCACCCCGCTCTCTAGTACGTGCTTTGCGATTTTAAAATGGGTAGATATTGGCGTAGCTATTATTACTCCGTCTACATTTGAGTGTCTGCCTAGGGCAAGCTCTGCGTCGTCAAAGAACGCTGTGGCTGCTGGGATTTTTTTAAAAACCTCAACGTCTTTATCTACGATGAACTCTAAGTCAACGCCGTCAATTTTCTGGATATTGCGAACAATGTTTGGGCCCCAGTAGCCGCATCCTATGAGTCCTAGTTTCATTTTATTATTTGTTTTAGTTTTTCTTCGCCTATGTTCATGATTGATTTTCCTTCGTCCGTGAAGGCGGGGGGCGGCACTTTTCCGAACACTTCGTTTGTGTCTCCGTGATCCATGGAAAGGTGCATCCTTTGTATCGTCACGCACTGAAAGTGGTGGGCGTAAGAGCGACAATATACACCTGTGGTGAGGCCGAGTTTGCGGCAGTTGTTATACCAATCATAGTCCTCCCCTCCAGAGAGACCCACGTCTGTTCTGTATCGGGGGATCTTTTTCAGGGCTTCCTTTTTGATGTGATAGCACCCTGTCCAGAGTTGGCCTACGTGCGACACCGTTGGGAGCGTTAGTATGTGTTTGTCTAAAAATGCCTGCTCTCCTTCCGGGTAGATTATTTTAAGGAATTTTAATATCTTGGCCTTGGACTCTGGGTGATCTAAGTATTTAGGCTTTAGTTTGTTATGTTGGGCTTTGTTGGCGTCGTTCCAGAACGGAACGTCGCCTTCTATGTGCAGTCCGAATGGGGTCCATGGGCTAGCGATATCTACTGGCCCGCCCTCAAGGAAGGGCGTTGACCACCCGGGAAACATGTAGTGGTCATTTGATATATACATTACATCTTGGCCTAGTCGCTCGCCCACATCCATAAGGTAGTTCACTGCATTTGATGAGCCATAATTATTGTCCAGCTTAAGAAGCGCGGTGTTGCTTGAGTCTATGTCCGTCTCGTCCAACCTGTCTTCGGACAGATTGTCCCACACAACCAAGTTGATTTCTTCTGGGGGTGTGTTCTTGTATATGGAGTCAATGCAAACCCTTGTGAACTCCGCGTGTCCGTATGTCAGTACTAATTGTATCATACACTATTCATTCCATAGCCTTAGGTTGTGTTTGTAAACGGTATGTGTGGGCATATCTTCTTCTTTCGTCGGTATGTCATTTGTTTTTCCTGACTCTATTTCCCAGTGGCTTTTCCAGAAGTTTTTGTTTCTTAACGCTCTGTCTGAAAAGTTTGCATACCCTAAATGAAATACAAAAAGGCCTTCGTTTTCTATAAAATTTAAATATTCTTGCATAGAGTTTTTGCAGGAGTCTTTTGTTATGTGCGCTGACGAGCAAAGGCTTCCGTCTTTTTTTATTAATTCGCACGTGTCGCTTTTGGCTGTATCTACTTTTCCGTTGGGGAGCCTGCCGAAATCTACGGCCCCTCTATGTAGCCCGCCTTTGTGAAGGTACCATTTAAAATTCAAATTCATTTCATCATCCCACCTTATAGAATATGTGTCCCCCCAAAGGTTTAAGCTGGGGACTAGATAAGAATCAAAGTTGGAAAACCTCATCCTGTAGGCGAACGTCTCCCACCTTTCTCTGTGCCTTATGGGGATTCGTTCGTCAAGATCTAAGTTAATTTTGAATTCTTGAGTTGTCGCTTGAAGTGCGGCGTTTTTTATTTTTCCGTCTAGAAGTGGGTCTTCATAGCTGAATTCGGTTTCTATTATCTTTAGGTTTCTTCTGTCTCTGGCTTCGTCCTTCAGTTTGCTGAGCGTGTCGTCTTCGCTCTCGTTGACAGCTATGACCACCTCGTTAGCAAAGAAACAAAAATTTTCTAAGGCTTTTCTGTAATCAAAATTATTCTTAATTAAGTTAAATGCAGAACTGTAAATAGATAGCATACCATATTATAAACTAATATGGCAAAAAGGCAATTTTTTTTACTTTTTGAGGTTATCTATTTTCTCTTCTAGCCTGTCGAATCTGTCGTTCATCCTTTCGGCGAAGACTCTGAAGTCGTCTTTGTTGACGTATTTATCTGGAAGTGAGAGAGCGAGATCCGTAACCTTGCCAGTGAGCTCCCTGTAGTCTTCTGTTTGTTTGACAAATAATGACTGGTGTTCGTCTTTCATTTCCTTAAGCTGTGTGAGGACTAGTCTAAAGACCCAGCCAGCTATAATGGCGAAAACACCAGTGATTATATCAATAAGGTTTGCAATCTCCATAACAATAGTAATTACACCCAAAAAAGAAAAGCCCCATAAAAAATGGGGCTTGGCGTAAGGTTTTTTATGTTGTTTACTTGTCGACCTTTACGCCAGCGCTAACAAGGGGCACCGTTAGGTTAACGTGGTTCCACCCTAACGATCCGCTTAGGCAGCTGTTTTTGTTAGCTTTTGGGCCAACGGTTACTGTGCTTGTGCAACCTGCCGCTGTACCTAAGAGAGCGACGGTAACAATGATGTATTTAAGTGTTTTCTTCATTGAAATAATCTTATCATCTAGTGGGCAAAAAGTCAAACTTAAAATTTATATTTAAAAAAATAATTATATTTATGATTTATCATCGCGCGGCTTCTTATCCTTTTCGGCTGGGACCTGAGAAGGGGCGGCCGCGGCCAGCGAGGTGACCGACAAGCCGACCTCGCGCAGGGATTTCCGCTCAGAACCATGGCTGCCTGCGCGGGTTCCTCCCCACCAGAATCTTGCTGGAAGGTAGTTTTCCATTTCTTCTACTACAATGCGGGAATAGTCTCGGGCAAACTGATCAAATGGCATTCCTTCTATGTCGAAGACCCCTTCAATCAGTGACTGAACTAACCCAATCAGAACCTTTTCTTCTTTCCCGTTCCAGAAATGACGATGACCAAAGGATGCCCTTATTGAACCCCTTACGGTCCCCATCATCTTGTCGTAATCGCTTTTTTCAGTTATCTTCATATTGCTCCAGTTTGCTATGTATTCCTCTTTGGTCATGCGATCGTAGTGATGGATGGCCGTTACGTCTATTAGCTGATTTGGGAGCCAAATATGGTTTGATACCGCTTTAGCAGCTCTGTAGAAATCGACATCGTGGAGTTTTTTGTCTAGTTTTTTGGCGCAAACATATGTCCAGTAAAGGGTATTCTCTGTTGCTCCATCACTGAGGGCTTTTTTGATGAGGTCAAGCCCATACTCTTCGAGTAGATCTTTTACTACCTGAGTGTTGAATTGACAGTGTGCAGCAATCAATGAGCTCGGTGGCGCCGTTAAGTTCAGGTGCTCAGATGCTGCCCGCCACCAATGATGCGTGGATCCGGCAGCGCCCGGCGGCTTTCCGACTGCGGTTTTGATTCGTCCATTAATAAAAAAATCTTTTACTTCACATTTGTTTGCGATATATTGGTCACAGTCTATTATTTGCACAAATTCTGTATCGATGTGCTCATGGAGTAATAGTTTTAGGCCTTTTTGGCGCTGCCAGTGTTTACCTTTGTGAAAAGTGTGTGCCCATTTTTGACTGTCCTTCACAGGCTCGAAGAGGTGTCCGCGCTTTTGCTGCTTCCCATCGCTGCCTTGTCCATGATGAAGGAATCCGAGGTCAACATCACGGTCTTTTAATATTTTATACTCATGGGAAGTGGGAAGAGATTCAATATCGTTTGGGGTTACTACTAATATTTTGATGTCTTTCTTGTCGACCAATCTCTCTATTGTGGGGATTACGCATTTCATTAGTCTAATTTCGTCTGTGGGGCCAGACATGACTGTAACTAGCGTTAGTCTTTTATTCATATTTTATAAAATCTTTATTTAGAAGTCATCTTCTAGGCTCCCTGAACTTTGATAGTCTTTTACTTTTCTTTCGAAAAAGTTGGTCATGGCCGTGGTGTCAACAACCTCGGACAACCAAGGGAATGGATTCTGGTCACTGTCAAATCGGAAATCAATACCTATGCCTTCAAGTCTCCTGTTACCGATATACTTCATGTAGTCCACAAACATATCCGCGTTTAAGCCTAGGATTCCTCTCGGCAGAACGTCATGGGCGTATTGAATTTCGAGGTCTACGGCTTTTTTAATGTGTTCGACCGTTTCTTCTTCGAACTTCTTTGTCCACACCGATGGGTATTGTTTTTTTATTGTGTTAATTAGGTATGTCCCGAACTGTATGTGGAGGGTCTCGTCCCTTAGGGTATATCTAATCTGGTCTGAAAGTCCCGGTAATTTGTTTTGTCTACCCAGAGCGAGTAGCATGGCAAATCCACTAAAGAAAAATGTGCCCTCGCAAACAATGTAATAGGTTATGAGGTTGCGAAGAAACTCCCTTTTGCCTTCTGTTGTTTTTGTGGAAAAATCTTGCCTGTTGACATCTGTCGTGATCTCTATCAAAAAGTCGTCCTTGGCTTTAATGCTTGGAATATTAAGGTACGCCTCGTAAACCTCCGAGACCTTTAGCCCGTAGCTGTCGCAACAGGTTACTATCGTCCAGTTATGAAGGGATTCTTCGTATGCTTGCCTGAGTATATATTGACTGCACTCCGCGTCAGTTATCCACCTGTTGACTGTAAGTAATAGGTTGTTTCCTACTAGGGACTCCGTGCTGGCAAAGAAGCCCAAGCAGCGCCTGACTAGGAGTTTTTCGTCTTTTGTTAGGGCGTCTGATTTCCATTGGTCAACATCGTCGCTCATGTTAATCTCGGACGGAGCCCAACTGTTGGCTACGCCCTTTAGGAATAAGTCCCATGCAAATTTATGTTTGTGCGGAAGTATTTGGTTTACCCCTCCGATTTCTTCCCCTAGTAGTAGCCCTGTTTTGTTCATTATTGACAACTCTCGCATGAAGGATCTTGTATATTGCAGGCCGCTGGTTCTCCGTCCTGTGTCGCTTGGGTGAATGATTTTTCGATTTTGCTTGCGGCTTCTGTTCTTAAGTAGTATGTGCTCTTAAGTCCCCTGTTTCTGGCGTGAATATAAAGGTCGTTCAAGAGTTTAAGAGATGTCTTATTGTTAAACAGGTTTAAGCTTTGGCCCATATCTATCCATTTTTGTCTCGCTGCGGCACCGTCTATCAAAATAAATTGATCCTGATCAAACGCTACCCTGTATTGTCTCTTAAGTCCCTCGGGTAGCTCTCCGTTTAGGTCTGCAACATTTCCGTCTACGGCCTTGATCATTTCTATAAGATTTTTTGACCAAATATTTAGTTTCTTACATTCTTTCACGAACCACTCGTTTGTTATCGTCAGGTTTCCCGATTTGTTTTCGTAGACGAAAAGGACAGAAAAATCAGGCTCAACAGAAGGAGAGCAACCTTGAATGTAAGATATAGTAGCAGTAGGAGCGACAGCCATAGTGTTACTGTTACGCATACCGTAAATCCCAATATCATCCCGTAAACTTTTCCAATCCACCTCAGAAACATATTCTTTGCCCTTATGGATGATAGGCTGTTGGTCCAAATAATCCATAAGTTTTTTATATGTATCTATGGGAAGAGAGCCCTTGCTCCACTTGGAGCCTTCGTAGGTTTGGTATTTTCCTCTTTCCTTTGCTAGTCTGTTTGAATTTAAGATACAATGATATGAAATAAATTCATAAAGTTCATCTGAGAATCTAACCGCCTCCTTCGACGAGAAGTCTATTCCATATGAGTGGAAAACGTCTGCCCATCCCATCGTGCCTGCTCCGACGGGTCTGTGTTTGTTGTTGGCTTTTTCTGCTTCTTTTGTGGGGTAGAAGTTCAGGTCTATAACGTTATCTAGCATGCGCATTTGGGTAGCTATGCTTTTAGCTAAAAGCCTGAGGTCTAGCTTTCCGCTCTCTTTAAGGTGGCTCTTGAGGTTTATGGAGCTCAGGTTGCACACCGCTGTCTCTCCTATTTCGGTCTTTTCCCCGTGCTTATATTTAGAGGCCTTGGTGTGTAAAAAAATTTCTGTACAAAGATTTGAGCTATTTATTATTCCTTCGTGTGAGTTTGAGTACCTTATATTGGCGTTGTCCTTGAACGTCATCCACGGGTGCCCTGTTTCGTAAAGGGATCTTAACATCTTCTTCCACAAAGATTTAGCTTTTATTATCTTATGGTTTTTAATTTCCCCCTCTTCCGCTAGTCTGCAATAATCTTTATATTTTTCATCAAACTTATCGCCGTAGGTGCCGTGAAGATCCTTTACGTCATTTGGGCTAAAGAGGTACCAGTCTTCGTTTCTTTCTACTTTTTGCAAAAAAAGATTTGGAATCCAATTGGCCGTATTGATATCGTGACAGCGACGACGCTCTTCTCCAGTGTTCTTCTTTAAGTCTAAGAATTCCTCTATATCTAGGTGCCAAGTTTCAAGGTACGCACATCCTGCGCCGGGGCGTTTGCCGCCTTGGTTAACCGCGACTAGGAGATCGTTAAATATCTTAAGCCACGGAACAAGACCGCTTGAGGTCCCGTTTGTCCCCTTTATGTAGGACCCTGACGCTCTAAAATTAGAGACATCCAATCCTAATCCGCCCGCGAACTTGGATTTCCTAGCTTCTTGCCACGCCCCTTCGAAAATTCCATCTATTGAGTCGTCGAAAGTATTAAGGTAACAAGAAGAAAGCTGAGAGCGAGCGCCACCGCTATTAAAAAGTGTTGGGGTCGACGGGCAAAGCCTAAATGTAGAGATAGCCTCATAAAATTCAATTGCTTTCTTTTCTTTGTTTTTTTCATTTAGCGCTAGCCCCATCGCTACCCTCATCCAAAAGGATTGGGGAGACTCTAGTCGCCTGCCGCCCATGCTGTGCAGGTAGCGATCATATAATATTTGTAAACCAAGGTATTTAAATTTAAAATCTCTTTCGGGGCAAAGGATTTCTGATAATTTTTTTAAGTCAAAATCAAGAAGCCTTTCGCTTAGAATTCCTTCTTTCACTAGAAGCTTTATGTTTCTTATGAATGATAGTCTGTATTGATGGTCAAAGGCGTCTTTGTCTACGCTGATTCCGAATACTTCTTTGTGAATATTCCCTAGGAGTAGCCTCGCTGCAACGTAGCTGTAGTTCGGTTCCTGTTCTATCTTCGTCCTTGCGGACATGATAAGGGCCCTATCTATCTCCTTGGTGGGGATCTTGTCGTAGAGCTGAACGTTCGCGTCGATTACAACTTCGCTAGCAGAAACCCCCTCTAGCCCTTCGCAGGCTCTCTGCGCGCAGATATTGGCTTTGTTTATGTCGAGGGGCTGCAGTCTGTTGTTTCTTTTCTTTACGTTAAGTATGTTCTTTTTGTGGGGGTCCATTCTGGTGATAGGGCGTAATAGATATTACATGGTTTTGCCTTAAAAAGAAAGAAAAAAAGAGCAACGAGAACTTTTTTGACATCAGGGGTAGGGAAAGTGTACGAGGCTTTGTTTTCCGGCTACACTAGGCCAGAGGAATCGTTAGGGTGTTTTTTCCCTTTTCTTTCTTCGCTATATTTTTTGAAGTTTTCTTTTTGGATTGGGTCGTAGCCTTCTTTTTGTATTCTCATTTCGCTTGCCTCTTTTGCCCTGTCCCATAGCTCTCCGACTGTCCCTTTCCCGTCTCTTGTTTTCTCTATGAACTTTTTCGGGGACCATGGGTTCGGCCGCCCCTCTACATTGAAGTTCGTCGGAGTAAAAACTCTGGACCATTCTGTTCCGTCTTTGTCTATATACGCGTGGACGTCGGTCATCTTTTGGTGAAGCTCTACCATCTCTTCTGTTTCTGGATGTACGTATATATAAAGCGGCATGTTCTTATTCTAGGGCTTTAAGCTCTTCTGTTATGGAGTCTAGCATTTTTCCGTAAGTAAATTTTTCTTGTAGCTTCATTCCTTCTTCGTTTATTCTGTTTTTATTTAGCCTTTCCACGACCCTTTCGCAACCTTTGATGAAGTCTTCGTCGTCAAAATCATATATGTTTCCTTGGTTAAAGTTCTCGCCTTTTCGAAAAAACATATTATCATAAACTTCTATTTTGTTTTTAGGCTCAACTAAGACGGAGTTTTCTTTGTTTGCCCACTGTTTATATCCGCTGCAATTTAATACAACCGCGTGTTTGCCCATAGCAACAGAGTGAAACTCTGGTAGTCCCCACCCTTCCCCGCCAGACATGGCAATAACGACGTCTGCTGAATTTAGGAAGTCGTTATAGACGCTGTTCTTTTCCATGCTCCCAAGAAAATTTACATTGAAGTATTCTTTCCCTTCCATTATTTGCTGTACAATTTGGTTGTTGTCTTCTGGCTTAAGGAAGGGGTTCCAGATGGCGCATTGTAAAAAATATTTTGGATTATTTCCGTATGTTTTTATCCAAGCTCTTATCGCTTTTACGTGGTGTTTTCTTTTTTCAAATTTTCCTGTAAGATTGAAGACTATCCTCTCGTCGGAGAAGTATTTTTTGTTTAATATCTTAAAGTTAAAGTCGTCAAAGGCTAGAGGGACTGTCCCAACGTTGTCTGCGCCATTCATAGTTAGAATGTCCTTGGTCTCTTCGTTGCTAACAAGAACTCTGCTGTTGTTCTTTATTATGTTTAGCTCTGTTTCTGTCGGTTGGTCTAGTTCGTAGAATGTAAATAGAACTTGTCTCTCGCTGAAGGACTCTAAGGATCCATTAATGTGCCAAAGCTTAAAAATGGGTGTTTTTCTGTTGTGTGTGTGTTGTGACTTCTTAACACAGACGTCTATCCAGTCGGAGAAGTCTTTCTCTGCGGGTTGGCAATTTATATCTACGTTACCTACTGGAAATAGGCAGGGCTCTAGCCCTCTCTTGTGCATTTCCCTAAGCAGGGACGTCGAAACCTGCCCAAAGCTAACGCTATTTACGGGCAGATGTAAGGAAAGATTCATATATGATATTACTATCAATCATGCAAAAATACAAAAAAATCAGGGCACGAATGCCCTGATTTTCTTTTGTGGACACTCTCGGGTGCCTCTATTGCAGGAGATCCGCCGTGTCTTCTGCTTGTTTCTCGGTGCTTTCGGTGCTTTCGGTGCTTTCGGTTGAGGAACCTTCCGTTGATGTGGATAGCTCTTCGGACCTATAGACCCTAAAGTCTGGGGCCTTGTCGTTTGTCTTATTGGAGTTCAAAAAGACAACTACCTTTTCCTTTTCGCCCTCTGCGTTGACCATGTGGCCTGCAAGATACTTGCGTCCAGTGCTTTTGCCTTCCCTTTTCCAAAGGGCACCGATTTCCCTGTCACTCCATTTATTAGTGCTGTTGTTCATATATTAATATATAACACATACTCCTAGTGTTGTCAAATTATATTTTGTCTGGCCATTGGTGTTTGCCCTTCATCTTTTTGTTGAGTACTTTAATTCCCCTTTCGTGGAGGTTTATGGCTGTCTGTGTGCTGGCCTTTATTGTCTTAGCTATCTTTGCCCACGGAGCCTTCTTCCCGTTTTTGTCGAAGTACCTTAGTTCAAAAACCTGTTTTATTCTTTTATCTTTTAGTTGATTAAGTATATTAAATACAAACTCTAGGTCGTCTTTGTAGTTTTTCTGTGGTTGTGGGCCGTGGTTGTTCACTAGGTAATCTAGGTCCTTCTCGTCCACGGCGAGATACCTGTTGTTGTTTATTACATTCAGGCAGTGGTACTTTATTTGGTTCCCGAGCCAAGTCGAAAACTTTACGTTCCTTGTCGGGTCAAAGCTCTTTGCGGCTTTATAGACATAGAAGTCTTTTTCTTTGGATACCTCATGTACGCAATGCCCTGACGCCATTATCGCTGGAGAGTATTTTTTATAAATAGTAAAACACAGCGGGCTGTGTCTGCTTATTAATTCGCACAGGCTTTTCTCGCAGTTTTCTGCCTTAACGTTTTCTGCTAGGGCTTTGTCTTGAATTAGGTTTTCATCCATTTTTCTATCCTTTGTTTAAAATTTTCTATACTCATTTTCTTGTCCTCAAATCTCAGGAGGTCTATGTGCTGCCCCTTCATGTCGAACATCCTCAGGGGGGTTCTGGAATACTTTAGTAATTCTTTTTTTTCTTCCTCTCTAAAGCACTTTTGTTCTTCTATAACCTCTTCACTGTTTAGGGAGTTTATTATTATTTTTACGCATAAAGTGTGTTCATTTTCTATTGTTGTTTTGGCGCAGGAAACTGCGAACAAAAATTTTTGGTTGGGTGATATGTGGTTAATTACTTTAGCATAGTTCTCGTTCATAAAGACAGGAAACCTAGGCTTCATGACAAAAACGGGAGTCACGAGCCCTTCACCGTTCTTGTCTCCTGTTTTAGAAGCGTAGTTCGATATTATTTCTTTAAGCTTTTTCCAGCCATTTTTCTTCATGTTCTCTTAGCCATTTTAGGAATTTTTTAACTTTTGCGGCGACGCATGCTTCGACCTTTTCCATTGTCCCGTGTATGTACTCCAGCTCTACTCTGTAGTCTGCGTCTTTTTTGACCAACGGGTCTTGCCGTTTTTCTTCTTCGTTTGCGGGTGCGCGGAAGACTTTGCCTATCTTTGTTTTGGGCCAGTGCCTTTTGTCTGGGGTCTCTTTTATTTCATATTGGGAAATATGCACCAGCACTCCCCCAAGTTCATTCTTGAGCCAGTAGGCTTCGTCCTTTTCGTGTTCGTTATATCTTATGTCCGTTATACATATAACTGTTGGTTCGTCAAAGCGGAGCACGTCTAGGGTGTGCTGTAGTCTGTCTATCCAGTGCCTTCCCTTTGACATTTTTCTCTTTGTCCTCCCGTGACAAACCAATAAGTCTCTTATGCTTTCCTTTTCTTTTCTTGAGCAGCTTAGGGCGTCTATGCCGTAACTTGGGAAGGTTATGGAGTTTATCTCCACCTTAAGGGCATCTGCTAGAGCAAACCTTTCTGAATTAATTTTTAATTTTTTTAATTCTTTTTTAAGAACCTTGAAGAATAAATCTTTTCCTGATCCAGCTACGCCTGATAATCCTATATAAAACATCAATCAAAGATATCATAAAGTAACCGAAAAGTCAATCGTTAACTTTGACTATGCTTTTTAGGTTGATTTGAAGGTCTTTGCAGATTTCTAAGGATGAATAGTCATTTTGGTAAATCTCCCCGAAAACTACATTGGGAATTCCGTATGCGGCGATGGTTCTTAGGCACTCATTACACGGCAGGTGTGTGCACGCAAGCACACGGCCTTCCCCGGGTTTTATGTATCTTAGTGCGTTTACTTCTGCATGGACCACTCTCTTTCTTCTCGCATCCCTGTCTTTCCAGTCGATCTCTATGTTGGGGGGAGCCCCGTTGTAACCCAGTGAGGCTACAGAATTGTCTCCTCGGAGAACGCACGCCCCAACCTTAAGGTAGGGGTCTTCGCTTCTTTTCGAAGCCACTTTTGCTAGTTCAAGTGCATAGCTTTCCCAGCTTATTCTTTTTGTTTTATCCATTAAAAGGGGGGGCAGCGCGGCACTGATATGAAAACGGTTATGCCTCGCCGCCCCGTTGTTGGTTCAACTCTGCAAAAAAGACCCTTGTTGGGTGCTCTGAGCTTTGGAATACAGAACTCGTGGCCTCCCTGCTTTTGGGGTAGACTTTCCGACCACCCTAAGTGCACCGCTTCTTACTGCTGTATTAATCTTTAGCTGGATTGATACATTAGACAAGGGTGTTGATACCGTGGAGGCTAAGTCCTTGACTGTAAAGTGGCCGTCCGGCCACTCTACCTTCACTGCTGGTCTTCCGCGACGCTTTACGTCTGTATTGACTGATTGATTTTGTGTGTTCATATTCTCTATAAGATAGAATACTTTTATTAAAAAGTCAAAAAAAATTGATTAATTTTTGTTTGGGCATATTATGCTATTGATGACTTCGCTTGACGCATCTAATAAGCTTTTTGAATGGTTCGCTGAAAACGATACCTTTTCCTTGGAGCGAGACTTTGGCGGCGTTATGCCTGAGTTTAATGATAGGGAGGAGGGGGGCGCCATACTCACCTGTGCCCTAAGAGATCTTGAAGCAATAGATTTTATACAAAATTGTGGTGACTTTTGGGTTTTGAAGAAACCCTTTGTCTCGTTTTCTCAAAACGTAGAGCTACAGCCTCAGGTCTGCTTGGGTATCTCTCAGGTCATCAATGGGTTTTGCGGTATTATAGGCGACGAATCGGACGCCTGCGACCCTTCTAGGGTACAGCCCAAGGACATATCAAACATGCTGACTATATGCGGTTATCTCATGCAGCAGAACGCTCAAGAAAGTGATAAGGAAGAATGAATATAGGAATCGTAGGGAATGGGTTTGTGGGGAAAGCTACCGCCCTGCTCGGGTGCAGGGATGAGCGCGGTACTTATCGTTCTGAAGATAATGTCATAATGACTTACGACAAGGACCCAGACAAGAGGGTGCCTAGGGAAGTGGAGCTTCATCATCTTAAGGATTGTGGCGTGGTGTTCGTATGCGTTCCAACGCCCATGAATAAAGATGGGTCATGTTACACGGGTATCGTTGAGGAAGTCATCGAAGAGCTTCGGTCGAACGACGTCGAGGATATAGTCATAAGGTCAACTGTGCCTGTGGGGTTTTGTCGCGAGCAGGGCGTTAACTTTATGCCTGAGTTTTTAACTGAAGCTAGCTGGGGAGAGGACTTTAAGTCGTGCAGGAACTGGGTGTTTGGTTTAGACGATCCAGACAATAAGGATTTGAAATTAAAATTAAGACAAATATTCTTAACTGCCAAGCATAATGGCAAAATTAACCATGCTAATTTTATGTTTTGCCCTAGCGAGGTGGCAGAGTTGAGCAAGTACGCTAGAAATTGTTTCTTGGCAACCAAGGTCTCTTTTTTTAATGAAATAGAAGAATTTTGTAGGGTTAAAAACATCTCGTACGAACAAGTAAGAGAGCTCGTAGGCATGGACGACAGGATTGGGACAAGTCACACCTCTGTTCCGGGCCCGGACGGAAAAAGGGGCTTCGGTGGAACCTGTTTCCCTAAAGATATAAGTTCTCTTTTTAACCAAATGGCAAGCTCTGGGATGGAAAGCTATGTCGTCGAGGCTGCCTGTGCCAGAAATGTGCAGGTGGACAGAAAGGGTCAGGACTGGAAAAATAGCAAAGGAAGAGCCGTGGTTTGAATATAATATTCGAAAAGACTTCCTTAAGCGCGGTTAAGCCAACAAAACAGCACCCACAAGACGCTGGCTATGATTTGTACAGCACACACAGGGTTGTTATCAATCCAATGGAAAGAGCAGTCGTCCCAACTGGAATAATCGCTCAAATTCCTGAAGGATATTATGGCAGGATTGCGCCAAGAAGCGGGTTGGCGATCAGGAATGGGGCGGGCATACTTGCCGGGGTAATCGACTCAGGCTATGCAGGGGAAATAGGCGTCGTCCTTGTGAACTTAAACCTGCCCGTGTCCCTGTTGAACCCAAGCAAAAAGATCGCTGCTTTTGAAAACATGTTCGGACAAAAAGGAAAAATAGAAATAAATCCCGGCGACAGGGTAGCTCAAATAATTATTGAAAAATGTTATGATGTGACATGGACAGAGTCAACAGAAACAAAACAGTCCGAAAGGGGAGAGGGAGGTTTTGGTAGCTCAGGAATTTGACTTTCGTACATAAAGCAACTATAATCAGAAAACGGTAAAGTCCGTTTAAGCTCGCTGAGAGAAAACAGTGGAGTTTCCCCTAGGTGAGACATAATTTGTCAGGGTGGCAGCAGGAGCCCCAACCCTAGGGAATACCTGCTAGGGAAATACACACCCATTAAAAAACTGATAGGTAGTTCCTATCGCAATGCCCCGGCGTGTTGTGGTAACTGCTGTAAGGAGTTTTCAAGCACAGTTTCTCCGCCTGTAAAAAGGTAGGTAGTTTCAGGTAAAACTGATCGTGTATGTCTGCTGAATGTCCCCTCAGCTTCAAAAAAACAGGGCTTAAAGAAGGCGAAAGACATGCTCAAAACCCTCTCTCGTAGGGGGTTTTGTCTTTTCTCCTTAAGAAAGGCGTCAACATACTTTTGAAAAAATTATTATAAATTGATATATTTTACTAGATGGATATCGATTATGATGTTGTTCTTGCTAATTCTTTTATAAGCTGTGCTGTGTTACTGGTCTGGTTTAAGACTGAGGCTGTGCTAGAATACGCAAAGCTATTCGGCTTGGGTAAGATTTTCTACGAAAAAGAATATGAAAAATTTGCAAAGACTAATATGTTTCTTGGGTACCACGATTTTCTTTTAAAAAAACATAACTGTTTTGTAATGAGGCTTATCACTTGCCCTGTTTGTCTTACGGTTTGGATGAGCGTTTTTTTTGCTTTATTTTTTGGTTTTTATTACTTGTGTCCTAATATTATTATTAGTTTGAGTATCTATTTTTTTGTGTTAAAATTAATGAAGGATTAAGTTATGGTAATTGATAGTTTTGGAAGATTTTTTGTTGAGTTAGAGTCTATAGGTAAATTGTCTGAATATAACGAGATGCTTTCCCATTGGAGAAACATGGTTACAGGCCTACGGGGAGGGTGCGGCTGCGACAGAAGCAAAAGGGTAGAAGGTGTAGAGATTATGTATAAAAATATGTGCGAAATACTTTCAGACGAAGACAAGAAGGAAATAAAAGAGAAGCTTCAAGTAGACAAAATAGAACTAAGCCACGATGAACAGATCTTTTGCTCCTTCTAACAGGGCCCACCCCTTCAACAGCTTCACGAAGAAAATGGTTGGTAAGACCGTGCTCGTAAGCAGGGGCGACAGAGAATATCCCGCCGAAGTCTTGGGCACAAAAAACGAAAATGAGTTGATAATTCGACGGTTCGGCCCCAATTCCCACGAAGAATGTGTAAATTTGTTTGATATTCGCTCCCTCTGATCAAAAAAAATGGAGTTCTTTTCTTTTTCTCACTATAATAAGTTAGTGTAACGACCTTCAGTATAGGTTAAAATGACGCATTAACTATAAAGTATATTATGAAAATTCTATCTACCTTAATCCTCGGTCTCACCCTTGCGATATCTTCGCTTGGAGCAGAGAAGAAGCAAACCACAGCAGAGCATCTACAGAATGTTTCCGTTACAATACGATCCGAGTCAGGCTTTATGGCCGGAGAAGGGTCGGGGGTGATTTTTACCAGAAAAGATTCGAAAGGAAACCTAGTAAATTTTGTATGGACCGCCGCTCACGTAGTGGACAACATGCGCCTTACTAAGCGCATACTCGTCGATGGCACATATAAAACCATTGTACATTTTAGAGACCCTGTAATTATCAAGGAAATCCGTCAAGACGGCAGAACGGTTGGTCGCTTACAAATGGATGCGGAAGTGTTAAAGTATTCAGAAAGCGAAGACGGACATGACCTTGCGCTGCTTCGCATTCGTAAGCTGAACTTCGTAACGGATAGCGTCGTATTCTATCTTGACAAAGAGATCCCTCCCCTAGGAACAGACTTACTTCACGTTGGTTCTCTATTAGGTCAATTTGGGGCGAACTCTATGACATCAGGAATAATGTCTCAACACGGCAGGATCCTTAAAGACCTCAATAAGCACATATTCGACCAGACTACCTGTACGGCGTTTCCGGGGTCTAGTGGAGGTGGTGTGTATTTAAAATCTGACGCCAGATATGTAGGGATGTTGGTTCGTGGAGCAGGAGAAGGGTTTAATTTAATCGTACCTGTGAGGCGCATGGTCGAGTACTGCCAAGAGAACAAAATCATGTGGGCCCTAGATAAAAATGTGCCAATGCCCACAGAAGCCGAACTCAAGAAAATGCCCATAGAAAATGCCCCTAAGGAAAAAGAAGAAACTAAAGAGGCAAAAAAGGAAACAACTAAAAAGATGTTCCCGTTCATGTTGCGTGTAACCTACCCTAGAGTATTTATTATTAAGGAAAAAAAATAATGAAGAAAATGATTTTTACAATTACCGCGCTATTTGCAATCGGCTGTAACTGGAACAATTCCGGATGCCCTGACTGCTCGTGTGATTCGAGCTGTTGTTCATCCGACACCTGTTCGGTTGCTGATTGCTCTTGCGCGTGCAAAGATTAAAGCCAAGGGGATATATGAGACAGGTCCAAGGGTGGAGACCGACAGTGAAGCGTAGCTGGTTGCGGCCAGCTACGTTTTTTTTTAATAAATAACCAAAGACTTAATCTCTTTTATCTCAAGCACCCCATACCACGACTCCGCCCTGTTATCTCCTATTATCCAAACGCTGCCATTAGGAATGGTTTTCTTTACTTGATTCACCAAGCTAACAACAGGTTTGCCTTTGTCAGGGCCATTCCAATATATAAGGTTCTTGTCGTTGTCGTCGACCAAGAAAAACGATATCAGTCCGCGCCCGTACGGGTCCTTAAATAATTTATCATTTAAATAAATTTCCCCTTCTTTTATTTCTACGGTTTCCCCCGGTAAACCTATAACCCTTTTAGTGAGTAGATCTCCTGCCTCCTTGTCCTTTATTAATACTAGGTCTAACCTGTCAGGCGTCCACCCTTTTCCTAGAGTCGATCTATTTTGCACAACCAGCCATTCATTATCATAGATAGTAGGCTCCATGCTAATTCCTGACATATATATAAATTGATATTTATACCCGAACAGGGCAAGCCATGACAGCAGAATGAAGATCACAAGGATACAGAAGTCCCTTATTCTTTTTGAAATTTTTTTCTTTAAAATATTCACAACCTACCACACTCGGGTTTTGTATTCAATTATTATACCCATTGTGCTACTCAAATTATAAACAGAATGGTTATATCTATAAGGCACGAACACCACGTCCCCAGACTCTTGAGTACATTCAATGGTTTGTATTGTCTTTTTTAAATTAAGGTACTCCGCCTCATACCACTGAGGCCACAGAGAGCCCTTTGCGTATTCGTCGTAATATAAAAGCTCCAAGCGCGCACCCACAATAGTCGAAGAATCAAAAAGTATCCACTTCTTTTTCCCATAAACCATAAAATTTAAAGCGTCTCCATGAGAATGAGGCAGCGCGCCAGTCCCTGCATCACCAGAAAAGAATATATGACCACCAACATCCCCTTCATCAAAGAATACATTAGGAAACGTAAAGTCGCTTAAAAAATCCCCACGCTCTACCACTCCCTGTCTTGTAAAGGTATACTCTTTTTTGTCATATAGATTGTTAAAAAAGTTTTCATAAGTTGCACGCTTAGAAGAATAAACAGGCCGAGCGTCATCGCTATAAGAACAAATACTTTTTCCCCATTTTTTAATGATATATTCTTTGTCCCATTTTTTTAAGTTTTTAAATTCGCTTGTGCCGTTTTTTATTAGAGTTGGTATCCTTCGCCGCCTAAGATCAGCAAGGGACTCCCTTGTTATATCAGTTACTGTATTCATCTAGGTTAAAATAATTATCGACATATAACTAAAAAAAGTCTAGAAATTCTCACAGCGTCCTTCTACTATTAAGAAGACAGATGGATAAGATTTTTATACAAATAGCCAGCTACAGAGACCCCGAGTTAGTGCCCACCATAAAGGACTGTCTTGATAACGCATCAGACCCAGAGGCCCTAGTGTTTGGAATATGCAGGCAATTTCATGAAGACGACGGATTCGATAGCCTTGAAGAATACAAAGATGATCCGAGATTTAGGATAAAAGATATACCCCATAACGAAACGAAAGGAACCTGTTGGGCCAGAAACCAAATACAACAGCTGTATGAAGGAGAAAAATATACCCTACAGCTTGACTCCCACCACAGATTCACAAAGGACTGGGACGATCAGCTTAAGAAAATGTTCCACGACCTAGTAGGCCTCGGTTACCAAAAACCCCTACTTACAGCATACATATCCTCATATAACCCCAGAAAGGACCCAGAAGAACGGGTGCAAGAGCCTTGGCAAATGAATTTCGATAGGTTCATACCAGAAGGCGCGGTGTTTTTTATGCCATCAACGATAGAGAACTGGGAGAAGCTAAAATACCCAGTACCCGCTAGGTTCTATTCCGCTCATTTTTGTTTTACTTGGGGAAAATTCTGCGAAGAGGTCCAGCATGATCCAGAATATTATTTCCACGGGGAGGAGATAAGCATCGCGGCAAGAGCTTACACCCATGGGTACGACATGTTCCACCCGCATAAGGTTGTAATATGGCACGAATACACAAGGAAAGGGAGGACGAAACAATGGGACGACGATTCAGATTGGGGAAACAAGAACGCCTCGTCTCACCTAAGGAACAGAAAGCTATTTGGAATGGACGGGCTTAAGCGTGACATAGAATTCGGAAAATATGGATTCGGGAGCCAGAGGTCACTGCAGGATTATGAAATATACTCAGGACTTCACTTCGCAAAGAGAGCCATTCAGCAATGGACCAAGGATGATAACTATCCGCCCAACCCAAATACATACAAGTCACAAGAAGAATGGGAGGAGTCATTTCTAAAAATATTTAAGCATTGCATAGACCTTGACAAAAACCAAGTACCAGAAAATGATTATGATTTCTGGGCCGTAGCCTTCCACGACAAAAAAGGCAATACGATAAACAGAAGAGATGTGGTTGCAGAAGAAATGCCACACCTCTACAACGACCCAGACGGATATATAAAGATTTTCAGAGAATTCGAAACGAATGAACTCCCCTACGAATGGGTTGTTTGGCCGCACAGCAAGTCCAAAGAGTGGATGGATAGGCTTTCTGGAAGAATATTTCCAGAAGACACACACCAAGAAAATCCCGCCACGCCAGAAGGTCCGAGCGTAGTTGATGCGGTTGTTTTAAATGAAGAATGAATCAATCATATCCATATATGGCTCTCACAACGGTGGAGTTTCCGTTTACCACAACGGTGAGATTCATGTAATAGAATCTGAAAGATTTTATGGTATAAAAAATTGCGGCCTCTGCCAATACAAGACGCCCACCCAATACAAAATTGATTTTTCTTTTCAAGAGATATTAAGGTTCCTCAATAGACATTACAACATACCGCTAAAGTTTGGCAAGTGCCTACACCAAAGCACAGACTACGTCATAGGGGAAGAAAGATTTGAACTCACAGAGGGCATAGACTGCGAAGAGCGCACCCACTGCCTGCACCACGAAAGCCATGCAAACGGCTCATTTTACCAATCAGACTTCCTAAAAGCCCTTGTTCTCTCATATGACGGCGGAGGCAACGACGGAACTTTCAACATCTACCTAGCCGACAGAAAGAAGGGCATTAAATTAATAAAAAATTACTTCATGGTTAACCTAGGTTTTCCCTATATGATATTTGGACATTACTTTAGCGACATTGCCCAAGAGATGCTGTCGCAAGGCAATCTAGTTTATTCCGGCAAGATCATGGGGTTAGAAGCGTATGGAAAAGTCGTAGAGAAATGGCTCCCGTTTTTTGAGGACTTTTATGATTGCCCTATGCACGCCGACTTTCAAAAAGTGGAAGAAGATTATTTTTATGTAAATAAACTCAACAAACTTTCAGAGCACACGGGTATAACGTTCGACGAGGCGGCCAGACTAGAAGGCGAAGAAGAATACAACACTGCAGCGACATCACAAAAGGCCTTTGAAAACGTTTTTATAAAATACGCAAGACCATTCATAGAAGAGCACCCCAAGCTACCCATTATATTAACTGGCGGCTGCGCCCTCAACATATCCCTCAACTCGAGAATTAAAGAGGAGTTCAACAGACCCATGTTCATAGCCCCAAACAGCAACGACTCAGGGCTGTCGCTTGGCATGCTCCTCGGACACCTCAAGCCACAACAAGCCCCGGAGGTAACCTATTGCGGCCTCCCCTTACTGGACAGGGAGTCCCTACTCTCTGACCTAGGTGAGCGCCTGCTAGGCAATTACGCAGAAGAGGACATAAACGATGTTTGTTTGGAAAGCTTAGCCGGGATGCTTAAGGCCGGTAAAATAATTGGTGTAGCGAGAGGAAATTCTGAGCATGGGCCCAGAGCACTAGGGAACAGGAGCATACTGTGCAATCCTTCTATAGAGGGAATGAAAGATACGCTTAACGAAAAAGTCAAACACAGAGAATGGTTTCGACCCTTTGCTCCAGTCGTGAGACTTGAAGATGTTAATAAATATTTTTTATTTAATGGAGAATCAAGACACATGACTTACTCATGTAAAGTAAAAAAAGCATGGAGAAAAAAATTGAAAGCGGTTACGCATATAGACAACACGGCGAGAATACAAACCGTAAAAAGAACAGAAAACCCTTGGCTCTACGATCTATTAACTTACTTTGATTCAGTTAATGACCATGGAGTTCTTCTCAACACGTCCCTTAATGTAAACGGTAAACCCATACTCTCGACAATAAAAGATGCAGTGCAAATATTTGACGAGGGATTGGACGCATTAGTGATAGACGACCTCATCATATCAAAAAATGACAAGTAAAAAAAAGAACGAGCTGATAAGGAGATGGCATAAAGAACAATGCAGACATGTAGACTCTTTAATTCACAGCATTACGGAGATCCTGCCCAAGAAAGACTCCTATAATATAATAGATATTGGCAGCAACACAGGGAGATTTTTTGTAAACCTTTCAAAAAAAATAAAGATAAACAAAGGTATCCTAATAGAACCATCAGTTGACCTATACCGCTTTTCTAAAAGAAACCTATACAAAAACAAAAAAGTTAAAATATATAACTACGGACTAGCCTCAAAAACAAAGAGCGTTAACTTTTATAGCGCACTTAGCTCAAACAAAAAGGTAGACGAATCAGACCTTAACCTTGGCCTAGACAAAGTTGTCGGACACGGGGGAGAGGAAGTCACATTTTATAGCCTTGACGACCTAGTCGCAGACAAGAGGATCGACCTCAAAGGGCTAGGCGAGGTTGATTTAATTAAAATAGACTGCGAAGGATACGACTACGAAGTGCTTGAAGGTATGTTGGTTTTTCTGTCGTCGCTTAAGCTCAAACCAGTGATAGTCTTTGAATCAGCCCAAGGAAAACTTGGCGCAGACTTTTCAAATAACGAAAGCCTCATCAGCAAATATAACGAGGCAGGCTTTTACTGCGAGGAGCTTTACAAGGGTAGCTCAGACATGTTCTTTGCCCCATCAGGACTAACAAACAAAGATGACTATCCCTCCGACACAGAAAGCATAACCGTTGTCACGGGAATATGGAACCTAAGAAGAGACAAGGCAGGGAAGGGCTTTAAGAGATCGTTCGACTACTACACAGAAAATTTCATTAAACTATTGAAGACCGATGTCCCTATGTATATATACATAGAAAAAGAATACGAGAAGTTAGTTTGGGAACATCGATCAAAAACAAATACCCACGTCCACATAAAAGAGTCAGCCGAGTTCAAGGACTTCCCCTTTTTCAAGGACGTTCAAAAAATAAGAAAAAGAAAAAGGTGGAAGGGCCAAGCTAGCTGGCTAGCCGAGAGCACACAGGCGACGATGGAGCTCTACAACCCCATGGTAATGAGCAAGATGTTCATGCTCCATGACGCAAGCCTACTTGATCCATTTGGAAGTGAATACTTTCTGTGGGTTGACGGAGGCCTAACATCGACCACGCACGAAGGATACTTCACGAAGCACGAGATCATACCTAAAATAAAACCATTCCTAGACAGTTTCTTATTCCTTTGCTTTCCATATCACACGGAAGCAGAGATACACGGCTTCGAGAAACGAGCAATGGACACCTATTCAGAAACAAAAAGCGTAGAATGGGTGGCGAGAGGGGGGCTGTTCGGAGGAAGGAAAGAGTTCATATCCGAGGCGAATGGGCTTTATTACTCTTTACTAGAAACCTCTCTGAGAGAGGGCTTTATGGGCACAGAAGAGAGCGTCTTTACCATCATGACGTATTTAAATCCTCAGATTTATAACAGGTTCATGATAAAAGAAGATGGGTTTATTCATACCTTTTTTGAGGACATACTAGAAGGCAAGGCTAAGATAGAGGACCCAATTGCGACGGCCAGAAAGCAGAACAAAATAGTAGACCTAAGAAAAATAAAAGCATCTCTATATGTGATAACATTTAATTCCCCAGAACAGTTGCAACTACTTCTAAGCTCGTACGAATTACACAAAGACTTCCTGAGCTCTCCTAACCTCACAAAGGTCCTAATAGATAACTCGACAAAGAAAAAGGTAGACAAAAAATATAAAGCAATATGTAAAAAATATGGCTTCGAGCACATAAAGAAAGGCAACATAGGCATCTGCGGCGGAAGACAGCTAGCAGCAGAACACTTTGATAAGTCAGACTCAGACTATATGTTTTTCCTAGAGGACGACATGACCCTTTACCCTCCCCAAAGCCAATTGCTGTGCGCCAACGGGCTCAAGACTTATGTCGCTGGCCTGTACGAAAAATCCCTGAAGATAATGATTAAAGAAAACTATGACTTTATGAAGCTTTCTTTTACTGAATTTTTTGGTGACAACACGAACCAGTGGGCGTGGTATAATGTACCGCAAAACAAGAGAGAAGAGTACTGGCCAGACTACAATGAGCTGCCCATCGTTGGGCTCGATGCAAATTGTCCTAACACAAAATTCAATAATATAAAAAGCCTAGACGGCCTACCATACGTAGACGGAGAAATTTACTACTGTAACTGGCCACAGGTGGTGAGCAAGGAAGGAAATAAAAAGATGTTCCTTGAAACAACTTGGGGCCACCCATTTGAACAGACTTGGATGTCTTACATATTCCAAAAAACTAAAGAGGGAGAAATAAAACCAGCTATACTCCTAGCTTCACCCATCCATCACCACAGAGAGCACCATTACAGGGCAAGCGAAAGAGTGGAGTCCTAATAATCCCTTAAGCCTTTTAGTTGGCCCAATATCAATGGCGTATTTTCGCACCTTATGTATTTTGTTTGAATTGTCCTTGGAAAATCTAGTTCAGTATCGATCCTTACGCCATCTATTCTCCATTCAGGAAGAACAAAGTCTTCAATGAAGTCAAACCACCCTCTTTTTTTAAGAAATTTATAGTAAATATCTATCTCTTCTTTTTTTGCTTCTATGACGACAGAGTAATCGAGATCCTCTTTAGCTATCATAGTTACGTGCCTAAAGTACAGCCCCTCCGATGGAGGGTCTGACGTAAGTCCCGATGAGATGATTAAATTCATAATTATATTTACACTTAAGGTGTAATTTATGGCGACACAACGAGTCATGCTTTATCTAGGGTATCACATAGAAATCAAGAGCAAAGACTATTCAATGACCCCATTTGCTAAAGCGCATTGGGCTTCTAAAATAATTACTATTTACGACCCCAAAAAACAAATAAATGAAGCCTTTTGTACAATGATGATACAGTATCTATATGACGAGGGGTTTATAGAGGACAGAAGAACTGACGTAGAAATCGTAGACAGCGGCTGGGATATCAGACAGGAGTAAAGACAAGTAAGTGAAAAAAATACCGTGGCACTTAGAGCTGTGGATAAGATGTTTCTTTAGATGTATCTTCAGATTCAAGTGGAACGTACTGCCTTGGATAGTCAAAAATATTGTCAGAAATATAAAAGAATTATTAAAAAAATGATTTTTGAACCGCGACGAAAATAAAACTCAGGGTGGACGATATATTCGTGTAAATATTCAAAGGAATAAGGAAAATGATCTCGCACGAACATAAAGCCATATTGATACACATCCCCAAAACAGGAGGGTCATCATTCGAAAGGCTCCTGTGTGGCCAAGTTTTTGACCACCCGACTGTCAGTCGCATGCCTAATGCCCAAGGCTTCCAACATCTCGACGCAAGAGAAATGAAAGCAAGCTTCGGTAGAGAAATATGGGAAGAGTACTTCACATTTAGCTTCGTCAGGAATCCTTGGGATTTGATGGTTTCTCTTTATGCCTTTCTTCTCACCGAACACTGGCCCGGCAAGTATCTTTACTATCATGACGTATTTAAAACGGGAGTCCGGGAAGGCATCCAGTCGGATGGCCCGATTAGCTTCGAAGACTTTATTGACAGGGCGCCTACGTTTAACAGATACTCAACCGCAGGGCAACTAACGTACCTTGTCGATAGAAGAGGCAAAATAGAGCTAGACTTCATAGGTCGGTTCGAGAATTACGCGGAAGATGCAGAGAAAATCCTGAAAACCCTAGGGGTTAAAGAGAAAATAGGGCACGATAAAAAGTCAGAACACAACCACTACTCCACATATTACAATGAAAGAACAAAAGACAAAATATACAAGCTCTTCAGGCGAGACATTAAATACTTTGGATACGAATTCGAAAAAGAATAAATACAAGCATCAGAAAAAGTATTTCAGCACAGAAAAGGGCTCGAATAGCCTCGACAAAGCCAGAAAATCCTACGACAATCGAGACCCAGAGAGAAGGAGGAAGCAGAAAAGAGAATATATGAGAAGAAAACGGGCAGAGGACCCTAGTATCTGGAGGTAATGCATACTTAGCGAAGAAAATATGTGTAAATAGAAAAGACAATTATGCCTAGGAAAACGATTAAAGTAGCGGGCGGAGGGGGATACTCAAAACCCACTTACCCGAAGAACCCCACCTCTGAAATCAAGGTCATCAAGGGTGTGAAAAAATCGGTCCCGATCAAAAGACCGTATCCCAAGACCCCCTCAGTCGTAAAGCCAATGACCAACCTATCCAACGGCAGGAAAGTTGGAAAAGGGGCACGCATTACCACCCTAGAAAACCCAAACGCTACACAAAAGAAAGCCGGCAACATAGTTCAACAAGGATCAGTTCCGGTGGGGACCAACGTTAATCAGGCAAATAACAGCGGGCCGAGCGGCACCAATCCCCTGCAAAAAGCGGTAAACAATACGTACATAAAAGAACCCCAAGCAACCAAAACGTCCGATCTACCCACGACTAGGAACGTAATCAAAGCAGCCAAAAAGGAAGGCACCGACGGCCGTAAAATTAAAAAGATTGCAGGAACCTCTGGCGTGCCCGGCATCGCCTCTAAAATCCAACTGCCCGGCATAAGCGGAGGAAACACTTCGCCAGAAGGACCGCCCGGCAACAGGCTTCAACACCAAACCTTCGGCGAAACTTTAAACGTTGTTAAAACCAAAGTTACCAAAGCAGAAAACCCTGCGCTTACCCCGGGCGAGAATCAAACGACCACGGGCCAACCGGTCAACATTGGCAAGAGTGGAAAAAAGGGAGGAAACATTCCCGACATACCAAAGCAACCTAAGGGCGGCGGTCAACAAGGCGGCGGCAACCCCGGCAAAAAAGCGGCAAGGAAGCTGAAGAATAAAATAATCCCAATTGACCTTAACGACCCCAGCAAAGGCACGAAGACCATAACGATCCTAAAAAATGACCCCAAGAAAAGCAATAAAAACACCCTCAACAACCTCCCCAAGGTCGAGCCCAAGCCGAAGGCTAAAAAACCCAAGATTGAGAAGACCATGCCCGCAAAAATACTGCCTAAGCAAACAAACGGAAGACTTCTCAAGAAAGCCGTGCAGACGAACCTAAACGGAACAACAGACCCCATCAGCGAGCTGCCAGTACAAAAAGTTAAGCCACGCCCAAAAACGAAGGTTACTCCAACAACAGAGGTGACTACGCCAGTCGTCACTATCGTGCCAAAAAAGAAACCGAAACCGAAGCTACCCCCGAAGAAAGAGCCCAAGAAACAGCCGCCACCAGAAAAGCGGCCGAAGAAGCAGATCATCATCGTCGATCCGATCGTCGATCCAATTCCACAAAAACCAACCGGCAGGAAGGTAAAGAATCCTAAAGTAATCATTGACATTGAGCCCGGCTGCGCCGTCCTTAGCGGCCCGGGAGACTCAGGTATGTGGGCGCTCCCCAGAATGATTAATGGAAAAATGGTTCCCGGCACATCGAACTTTGGCATCCGAGTAGCAAAGGTGGTCACCTATGGTCAGGCAACGACTGCCCGGGTAACCCGTGGGGGCCCAAGAGGTCCCCAAGTAAACCCGCAAACTGTTTCCCGAATTGAGTTTCCAGAAGAGGCCTTTCTCCTTCAAGTTCAGTGGCTAGAAAGACCACCCGAAGCTGGCACCTTTGTATTCAGAAATATCCCAAGCACAGGTATACCCGCAGCCCTTAACCCAAATAATATAAACAGTGGTGGGTTTTTCATGTCTCCAAAAAAGAACGGCGAATGGCAGATTTTTCAATCGATCACAGGACATCTTGGCGGCGGAAACATGATGACCGCGTCTGCGCAGTACGGATCCAATGGCCCCGGACTTATGCTGGGTGGCATCCAAACAAAACAGAGTCTCACAAACTCGTACGGGATCGCCAACGGGATGTCAGGAAAAGAACTTACCGAGGCCTTGGCTATGAGAAGATCGGAGCTTGTGATGATGGCTCAGATTGCACGGGCGAGCGGAATCTGGGAGGTTGGCGGTGCCATGCGGGCTTACGGACCGAAAGGCGAGAGGCTCTTGACCGGCACGCTGGCACACCACTACAAGCAAATGTCAATTAGAGGGACGATCGGCGACCCGAACTATGGCGGAGGCGCTTCAGTTGAGGTCGGCCTGAGGGCCAAGCAGGGGAGCAATATCAATTGGAATGTCAATATAGGCTATGGCGACAGCGGCGAGGGGCGGGTAACCTTCGGGATCGATCTGCTGCCTTTCTTCAATAGGTGATACCGACGAAACTACTTTTTTTTGGTGTAATTTAGTTCATGAGAAAGGAGCTATCTCAAGCTATCGACAGCCTTGTTGTCCAGTCAAAATTTGAAGGAATTGACCTTACAATAAAAGAAGGACTAGGTAACGCCGCAATAATAGCCAATATATCTGCCCAAAAAGTAGCGCTTTTAGGGATAGACGACAAAAACTCCATACACGCGCTAATGATTGACATAAACAGGTGGAAATGGGCAGAAGATGAAGGCTTCACCATGGAAGACGTAGTAGAGAAGCTTTCTGACGAAATATTCACAGAAGTACGCCTCCACAGGCTAGTATATGAGCTCAATAAAAAACAATAGAAATTTCCCCTGAAAATTACTATTATTTATGATGATCAGAAAAAAAGAAAAATACTACCTAGTGCTTTCCAAATCAAGGAACTACAGGATGGGGGTTTATCCCTATACGGAAGAAGGGAAGAAACAGGCAGAAGAGTTCGTAAAAAAGAACAAGAAAACAGAAGAGCTCTATATAGTTGAGAAGTAATGTCACACCTTCACTGTGTCATTTTGTCACACAAACTATAAAATATACCACCTTCTCTTGTCTTAATTCAAAAACAAGCTGGCACGCTACCTGCTGAATAGGATGTATTATGAATACATCACTATATACCAATAGGTTATTTAACGACCTATTCGATACCCTTAGCTTGGATTCCAGAATCCACCCATCAGAGGAGGCTTACGAGTTTAATGTCAATTTGGCTGGCTTTAAAAAAGAAAACGTAAAAGTTAAAGCCGAAGACGGACTACTCCACATCAGCGTAGAGCAGGGTGACAGGAGCTACTCCAGATATTTCACAGTCCCAGACAAGGCAGACCCTACAGCCACGGTAATAAAATACGAAGAAGGTTTATTGCACGTCAAATTTATTAAAAATGAAAAAGAAAAAGGGGTGAATATAGCAGTAAATTAAAGTTGAAAAACAAAAACCAACCCATATCATTATAGTACATACCAAAAGAACGCTTGTTTGGAAAGTGAGCGCACCTAGAGACTGGGTAAAAAGAGCGTTGTTTTTACCCGGCTCTCTTCTCCAAACAAATCTAGGTACTACTAAGCCGGCCTTTGATCTGAGGGCCGGTTTTTTTTTTGAAAAACTGAATTTTAAACCGAAGGGGCTTTTTTTGCTTGGGTGGACGATATATATTGTTTTTTTTGATTTAGTGTGACTTTTAGTCTAAAATAATTAGACAAAAATGGAAAGAGAAGACGAAATAAGAAAAGCCGTTAATTCCTTTGGCCAAGACGATACGACGTACAAAATACCTTCTAATAAAAAAGGTAAAATAAACCTTGGGACACAGGTGACCTTCTCCACGCACAGAAGCGGATGGGCTTACGCTATGAGAGCCCTCAAGCCCATCCACAACAAGAAAGGGGTCTATTTTCACGGTTTTCTTGAAGATGTTTTTTGTTGGAGAAAGAACTCGTACGAAGAGGGAGGACTTCTGCCATTCAAGCATAAATGGTGCGGTTTTTTACATAACCCCGCCTCTGAACCTAATCGCCATCCAAATTGGTTTTGGGATATGTACTCTGGCCGAGAAATAATTAAATCAGACGCTTTTAAATACAGTTTGGATAACTGCATAGGGCTATGGACGCTCTCAGAAAGTCATGCCGAGTTCTTGAGGAAAGAAACAGGGAAAACCATATCTTCACTGATTCACCCTTCGGAGATACCAGAAGTGCAGTTTGACTTCAACAAATTTAAAGAAAATAAATCAAAAAGAATAATAAACATTGGATATTGGCTTAGAAAAATAAACTCTATTGACATTTTGCCGGTTCATGTAGATAAGTACATCAAGACAAGGGTATTACCATTCCACAAAGATAGTGTAGCTTATGGACATTTTCTTACGTTAAAAAAACTTGAGTTCAAACATGAGCATTGGTTACGCTCAGCGTGGGGAAAGTACAATAACGAATCATACAACAGAGTAGACGAACTGAACAGAATCCCTGACGAAGATTACGACAATCTTTTTGTTGACAATATAGCTTTCTTAGACATGTACGACTCTAGCGCAAACAATGCGGTGATAGAGTGCATAGCTCGTTGTACGCCGCTATTAGTTAACCGGATTCCTTCCATAGTGGAGTATCTTGGGGTAAATTATCCGTTTTATTTTGAATCTTTAGAAGAGGCCGCAGAAAAGGCAATGGACGAGAACTTAATAAAAGTTACAAGCGAGCACATGAGGCACAACGTAAAAACGAGAAAGAAGCTCACACCAGAAGCCTTTCTCAAAGATTTTGTAAATAGCGAGGTATACAAAAAAATATGATTATTTCGCATAAACATAAATTTATTTTTATTCACACAGAAAGGACTGGCGGAACGTCTATTGCAAAATCGCTCATCCCCCACCTAGGGCCTAAGGATGAAATTTATGGCTACACCCACGAAGGAGAACTACTCTCCGACAAAAACAGAAGCATAAACCTAAGAGGCGGATCAGGCAAACGCCACGAGCAAGGACTGAGCCCTTGGAAGCATTCGACCGCACATTGGGTGAAAAAGCATGTGGGCAACAGGAAATGGAAGGCGTACTTTAAGTTCGCTTTCATTAGGAACCCTTGGGATATATATCTTTCTCTTTTTCATCACTGGAAAAAAGGCAAAGGCAAATGGGACCCAGTTCCGAAGGGTTTTCCGGAAAAGTACAATAAGATAAAAAAAATGTCATTTGATGAGTATCTCTGCTCAAACCTTAAGTGGGAATATACGTTACTAGATTACCTCCTTGTGGAAAAAAAAGAGCCCAGCAGAGTTGACCCCTTTGCCTCAGGAACCTCTGCTCAGGACATAGGAATTGACCTAGACTTTGTGGGGAGATACGAAAAACTAAGATTAGATTTTTCTTATTTATGTGGTCGGCTAGACCTACCTAATTTGTTTTTATGGAGAAATAATGAATCTAGATCACTAGAGGACAGGCGTCATTTTTCCTCGTATATAAAAAACGAAAAATCGAGAAGCGAAATAAGAAAAAAACATAGCGTTGATACAAATTATTTTAAATACTCATACGAATATAACGAATATGAGGACAGTTGGAACTATTACATGATGTAACATGAAAACAAGAGCGAAAAGGGTAGAAAAAATATGGGGTTACGAGCTGTGGCTAGCTAATGACGAAGATAACGACTACTGCGGCAAGATACTGCACGTAAATAAAGGGCATTCCTTTTCCATGCACTTCCACGCCGCTAAACACGAAACCTTTTACATACTAAGTGGATCAGCAAGACTCAACATAATTGATACGGTGACAGCAAAGGTAAACTCGACAATCCTAGAAGAGGGCGACTGTTATATGATAGACAGGCTGGTGCCACACCAAATAGAAGCCCTAGAAGAGCTAGAAATAATAGAGAGCAGCACACACCACATGGACGAAGACAGCCACAGAGTATGGATAAAATAACATATCTTTTCGACGTAGACGGCACGCTTACGAAGCCTATACAAAAAATGGAAGCAGGGTTCACTGTCTCTTTTCTTTCTTGGATGAATGACAAGACTGTTTTTTTGGCTGCAGGCAGCAACATAGAAAAAATACAAAGACAACTCCCCTCTAGCGTGTTATCTAGATTAGATGGAATTTTCTGTTGTATGGGTAACGAATTCTGGCAAAAAAATAAATTAATTTATCAAAACGAATTTAATGTACCATTTAGATTAAAAGAAATGCTCACCTCGTTTCAAATGTATACGAGCTTTCCGGTTAAAGCAAAAAAGGGTGGTCGTGGCAATATCTTTGAACATAGAGCGGGCATGTTGAACTTTACCACGATAGGAAGAAACGCAGACACAGAAGAACGAAATAAATACTGTAAATGGGACGAAAAATACGGAGAAAGAAAGAGTATAGCGCTTGAAATTGAAGACCAATTCCCAGAGCTAGAGGCTAGACTTGGCGGACAAATAAGCATAGACATACAACCCAAAGGCAACAACAAATCACAGGCCAGCCAATGGGTAAGAGAAAATATAGGAGGAGAAATAATTTTTGTTGGAGACAAATGCCTCAAAGGCGGAAATGATTATGATATTGTTTTTGACCTTATACGTAACCAAGATGGCCTATTCTTTCAGGTCGACTCCCCCGACGAAACAGAGGGGCTACTTAAAGACTTAAAATGAAAGACAAAAAACAAGCACTAGACCTACTGGGTCAAATAATTGAGAAGTCAGAATATGACGACTCCCAGCACAAAAAAGAAATGATAGAACAACACCAAGGCTCTAAAGCTATAGGGGAAAGCTGGATGACTTTTTATTTGAAAAGGCTAAGGGAGCTAATGATAGATGAGTAGTTCCAAGAAAATAATTCACCTTTCTCATCACAAAACAGGGACAGTTCTTATTAAGAACTTTTTGTCTATTTTGCTTGAGGAAACAGGGAGGAAAGTCATTCTCGATGAAGACTGTTCTTCTGTAGTTGACTTTTCTCCTCACGGAAGAGAGTGGAGGGCAGGCATAACAGAATCTGTTCGCATGTTTTCGCGCGGTGAGCCACAACACAATATTTTTAATTTTTCTCAGCTGCGCAAATGGTACAATTTACCAGTCAAGGATCGCCTTCTGATTTCTCACTCAGTTAGAGACCCAAGAGATATGGTGGTTTCTGGTTATTTTTATCACAGCAGATGCAGCAAAGAGCTAGAACCTTGGGTCTTCGAAGAACAACACGAACAAGACTGGCCGAGATATTGGCTAAGGGAAAAAGGCGAGGACGCAAACAGGGTATATGACGATGTAGTCCTTAAATACCTTAAGCCAAATGAAGGATTAATAAAACAAAATATCTTAAAAAAGATGGAGAAGAAAGAGGCGTTAATATACGAAATGTTCGTCATGATTCACGAGCCCCTAAGACAAATGCACTATTGGAGAAACGCCAAAGGACAGGCCGCGACGGATGGCGTCCTAATTAAAGAAGTAAAATACGAAGATATAATGAAAGACTTTCGTGGGAGCTTTAGTGGGATTTTGGATTTCTATGAAATAACAGAGAAAAGAGAGCAGATCCTAGAAAGGGCACAAGACCTAGATACATCTACTTGGAGCAAAAAGCAGGTTAAGAACGATCCGCACGTTAGCTTTAAATATAAAGAGAATCGATGGAAAGAACACTTTACCGACGAGACCAAATACTTATTTAAGTTATTTTTTGGGGATATACTTATTGATTTTGGGTACGAAAAAGACTATAATTGGTAGTGATAGATACAGTCACATGTGAATACGCGCTTCCCATATCTGGTGGGTGTCTAGCGGAAATAATTGATCCCCCAGATTGGCAGGAGGTAGATTTTCAGACAGATTCCTTTTTTACCCCACAAAAAGGGCTCTTTATTGATAACTATACAATATCAGAAGACGGACAACTATATAAAGACATAGTAGAAAGAGAAGTTGCAGAAAACAAAGACGGATTTAGCGAAATAAAAGAAAAGAACAATGGCATAGAGAAACAAGACTATACAGGAGAAATAAACCTATACGGAATCCACCTTGAGGAGGAATATGATTTCTATGTCACCTTTAGAGCCCTTTTTTGGAAAGGCGACCTCAAAGAGCTTCTCTTAGATCAATGCGACAAGAACAGTAACGAGAAAAGAAAAGAAAGCCAGCGCAAACTAAAAGAACAACTGAAAAAGATACAGAAAGAAGAAAAGGAACAGAATGTGGTTTTGTCTTTTTTTAAAAATATACTTATTTTGTTTTTATTCTTGATAAGATGGATCTTTGGTAGCATAGTTAGGTTTGTTTGGAGGATTGAAAGGAAAATAAAATGAAAAGGTTAATTGTATTATTTATGTTTTTAGCATCGTCAGTTTTCTCGGACGAAGTGCTGACCCGAGACGAGCGAATCGTCGCTCTTACTATTCTCGGCGAAGCCAGAGGCGAAGGCAAGCGCGGCATGGAGGCCGTGGGGTGCGTAATTCAAAAACGGATGGATGAAGGCAATACCTTGACTCCGGCTCAAGTGTGCCTAGAACCTTGGCAGTTTAGCATCTGGAACGCCGGACGAGGGAAGGTTAAGAAAGAAAGCGAGTTGCATTATCTCTGGGGGTCGCCGTCCATGAAGGAGGCCAGAGAGATAGCGAGAAAAGTTTGTCGCCACGGCATGAACCAGAAGCTAACGGGCGGCGCAAACCACTTTTGCACATTGGAAAAGAAACCATATTGGGCGTTTGATAAGGAAGCAAAGAGGTGGATTAAGCCCACTAAGATTATAGGTAATCATAAATTTTTTAAATTAAAATGAAATTTTACGAAGCTAAGAGGAAGATGAACAATCTACAGTGGTGTCATCTCGCTTACTTTAAAAAAAAGACTGATGCTGAGAGGTTTTTAAAAGATATAGGCGAATCCTACATTAAATCAGGGGTTAAAATAGAAGACGTTTATGGTGTTCCAACCCTAGAAATAGAAGAAAAGAAATTTTCTAATTTGAAAGATTTTGATTTATAATATATAATAGGCGTGAGATTAGACCACATAGCGTACAGAGTAAAGGATAGACATAAAACAGCCAAGCTTTTCGTAGAGGCTTTTGGGTATGAGATAGGCACCTCTTTTGAGGTAAAGTTTGACGACGGATCACACGCAGACTGCCTCGTCTTAGCGCCGCCAGAAACAAGGCACCCACAAACTGACATGTGGACATACAGCGTATTGATGGGCGTTAATTTTAAGGGGGGAACAATTAAACCAGAATATCACGCCCCACCTGAGATTTTTATTAGTGACGGAGGGCTTGGCTCGATCGTGGGGGACTGGGTAGCCGAAAGAGGCGGTGTAGGCGGCATACATCACATCGCTTACCAAGTTGAAGACGTAGAGGCCGTAATGGAGGAGTGGAAAGAGAAGGGCTACGCAGAATTTTACACAGAAGACCCCATTATCTGCAAAGAGCCAGACCTTACCCAAGTATTTACAAAACCATCAGAGCTAACAGGAGTTATATATGAATTCATTAACAGAGAAGGTGCTGGCTTCTGCAAAGACAGCGTTAAGCAACTTATGGAAAGCTCGGCCAAATAATTATCATTTTATGAAATTCGACGGCAAAAATTACATTGATGGAAAATGGGAGACCATAGCCCCGGACTATCAAAACATTAACCCCGCTACAGGGGCATCTTTGGGTTCGTTCCCAGCTACCGAACACAACGACGTACACAGGGCATACCTTGCGGCCCGCAGGACTTTCAAGAAATGGAGAAAAGTTAGCAGGTTCGTAAGATCAGACTACATGTATAAAGTGGCCCAAATAATAGAGAGAAGGAGAGACGAATTAGCGACGGTCATATCTCTCGAAACAGGAAAAAATTACAACGAATCTATAGCGGAGGTGAACGAGGCGCTTCATATGGCTCAATTCGCCTTTAGCTCAGGAAGGTATTCCCACGGGGAAGTAGTCTCTTCTGAAATTGAAGATAAAGACGCGTACATGCTCCGTAAGCCAAAGGGTGTGATAGCAATTATATCACCGTTTAATTTCCCACTGGCAATAGGGGCCTATTGGTGCGCAGCGCCAGCCATTGTCGAAGGCAACACGGTCGTAATAAAACCAAGCGAAGATGCGCCGATGTCGACACAACTGGCTGTGGAAATTTATGAGGAAGCGGGGCTCCCCCGTGGAGTCATTAACTTGGTTCACGGCTGCGGTGACACTGGCGATTTTCTGACCCACAGCGATGTGGATCATATTTGCTTTACTGGTTCTGCCGAAGTTGGTCAGCATATTCGCAAGGTGGCAGCGGAAAGCTGGCATAAAACCACCTCTTGTGAGATGGGAAGCAAATCGGCATGCATTGTTTTTGATGACGTAGAGTACAGCCTGACTATGCCCGCGACAGTAGCAAGCGCGTTTAAACTTTCCGGTCAGCGCTGCGTTTCTTCTGGCCGCATGATTGTTCAGAGGACTATTTTTGATGAATTTGCAAAACGGTTTGCAGAAGAAGCCTCTAAGCTTAAGACCGGAAATCCGTTTCGTAAAGTGCTGGGGTCCACAGGGACACCAGACGCCATCTGCTGGGAAGACTACCTCCCAGATGAGGGCATGTATTATGGGCCGCTTATCAACGAACAAGCATACCTTAAGGTCGCAAAGTATAACCGAATGGTAATGAGCGACAGGGAAGCAGAGGTTTTACTAGAAGGAAAAAGACTAAGCGATTCAGATGGATACTTCATGTCTCCAATGGTTTATAAAAGCGAGTGGAGGGGCGCAGACGCCCCGTATCTCAGAGAGGAGGTTTTCGGCCCCCATGTAGCAATAATCCCCTTTGACACAATGGAGGACGCCATTCGCATTTATAACGATACAGAATACGGCCTTGCTCTTGGGGTTTTGACAAACGACTTCAGAAAAGCGAGGGTCATGAGGGACGAGTGCGAGGCGGGTATGATTTACTGGAATGGCGGGTCAATCGCAGCAGAGTCTCACCTATCCTTTGGCGGGGTTAAAAAATCAGGCAATGGATTTCCGAGCGCGGCAAGAACCTATCGCGCGGTGACACATGAGGTTAGCTGGACAGTCAACCATGCTGACGAGTTAACTTTTCCACAAGGGATGAAATGAGCAACGGACACCCAGAAGCGGCACAATACGAAGAATACATGAGATATATGGAAAGACTTGACATGGAATTTCACGAATCAAAAAAATTATCATCAGATGATAGACAGGTTGTATTAGTTGACGTTGATGAGACAATTTGTTTTTATTCTGGAGCAAGACAATACGATCTTGCTGAACCAAACCAAGAAAATATAGCAAAAATAAATAAATTATATGACGAGGGTTGGTATGTCGTTTACTGGACGGCTAGGGGAGGTTCTCAAAAATCTATATCATTAGGTAAGTGTTATTATGAATTTACTTGGAAGCAGCTAGAGTCTTGGGGGTGTAAATTCCACGACCTATCTACTGGGTCAAAAGGCAAATACATTAAACCCGCTTGCGACATGGTTATTGATGATAAAGCTAGAAGAATTGAGGAGGTATAAAGTTATAGCTAATAAAGAAAAAAGTAATGCAGGAAAGCTTGCCGAAGATTGATGAACTATAAAGAATGGCTAAAATGGAGAGAAGAATATTTTAAAGAGGGTTGGAATTTGATTGAAAAAGAAAAATTAACTGAAGAACAACAAATGGAAGCTTGGGGAAAATATCTTAAGGAGACGGATTCAGGGCACAGACCGAGTTAAAAAATAAAACTAAAATATATTAAATGAAAAAAATATTACTATTAATTGCGTTAATCTTTGTCACGGGTTGCCCGTCGACCAAGTCCCCTTATTGGCCGCTAGCGACCAAGTCCCCAGAGCGCCCAGAGCTACACCCTTTGGGTCCGATATCGGTGACTGGTGAAATTGATTCCATGCTCGCATATAAAGTTTATGTAAAGGGGCTAGTATGTCCAGCCTGTGCGGTTGGATTAAAAAAATTCTTACTGCGATTGCCTTTCGTTAAAACAATCCACGTTAATTATAAAACTGGTTTGGTTTTAATATATGAAATACATCCGCGCATTGACCCCAAAGGTATCAGAAAATTTGATAAGTCACGAATCACAAAAGCCGTTGATGACAGCGGGTATGAAGTAGATAGATTTGTAAAATAAAGAAAAATATTATGGCCAATAAAGAAAAAAGAAGAAAAGAAAAGAAAAAAGAACCACAACTAACTCCAGCCGAAAAAAGAAAGAAGAAAAGAGAAAAAAAGAGGAGTAAATAAATGGTAGGAAGAAAAACATTTTCATACGACCACCAAGGGATAAAGAAAAAGACTCGCCAAGGCTGCGGCAACAAGAGCAAGGGTATGAAAAAATACAGGGGTCAAGGTGGCCCCAGAAAAAGATGCAAATTACCTAAAAAATAACTTTATGAACAAACAAGAAGAAAACTGGAAAATAATGCACATGCTTAACATGGCTTGGTCAGAGGCAACGAAACTGGAGAGCGAAGACAGAAGTTTTCTCCTAGAAAGAGCCGAGACCATAAGGGTTAAGATGGAAAAAGAAGCCGAAGATGCTAGGCGTGGAGGGGCGCAAAACGTAGTGGCTCCTTCGGACTTAGACATCAAATGAAAGCTGTTGTATTCGGCATAGGCAGGATGGGTCAGGCCATAGCTTACGCTATGGACAAGCTTGGCTATGATGTAATGGGCGTAGACGCTAAATCTACTGCTCGCAAATTACTGGAAGACCTAGTTCCCAACGCTAAATTTTTTCAATCTAGTGATTTGGAATTAGACTTCCCAGAGATACTTGACGAGGATAAACCAAAAGTAGATATCGTCATATCCTCGCTTCCCTACCATCAGACGAAAAGCCTTGGCGTCTATTGCATAGACGCCGGAGTTCGTTATTGCGACCTAGGAGGAAGGGTAGATGTTTCCGAGGCCATTGATGACTACGCGAAGCAAGTAGCAAGTAAGCCCGTAATGACAGACCTCGGCTTGGCCCCGGGGTGGGTTAACATACTGGCAGAACAGGGCTGCAGAGACATTCACGGCGACGCGACAGACGTTAAGATGATGGTCGGCGGCTTACCAGATTACCTTGAGAGCAACAAGAACCCACTCAGATACGGAATTACTTGGTCAATCGATGGGCTTATTAATGAATACAGAGACGATTGCGTTATCCTAGAAAACGGAGAAATAAAAATAGTTAAAGGAATGGAAGGTCTCGAAGATGTAGAAGGGCAAAACTTCGGAAGGATGGAAGCATTCTATACCAGCGGTGGAGCCTCGCACTCCATTCGTTCAATGAAAGACAGAGGAGTCAAGAACTGTTCGTACAAAACCTTAAGATATAAAGGACACAGAGACATAGTTAAGTTTTTAATTAGAGACTGCGGATTAGACAACGAAACACTTAAACACATCTTTACCAAAGGGTGCGGCTTTGCAGATAAGGACGAGGTTCTCGTGCTGGCAGAAGTAAAGGGCGGGGACAAAACTTGGAGACAAGAGAAAGTCATCAAGGCTGATAAAAAATTTTCAGCAATGCAAAAAGCGACAGCTTTTCCAATTTCTTCCGTAGCAGCCCTTATGGCTAAAGGAACCTTTGACGGCAAGAAAGACCAGCACAGAGATTATTATACTCATTTTGAAAAAGCATTATCTTACAAAGATATACCATTTGATGAATTTTACAAAAACCTTATAACCCTTGGCCTAGAGAGTTGAGATGGACGCAGAAAACTGGCATTACCCTATTTCCGAGGTGGGAGATTCATTTTGTGATGTGATTGATCAAATGGGTGATTTCAAGATGGAACAAAAGGAGGTTCCGCTCATAATCAGATTAACAGAAAACCCGCGCTACAAAACATCCAAGATATTCACCGGAGCCGTCAGTCTCTTTGCCCATGACTGTATTCATGTACTACTTGGCCGAGGTCTTCTGCTAAAAGACGAAGCTTTCGTAATCGGATATACAATGGGGTCAGCCAAAAAAATGAGCAGATGGCGCAGAAATTTATTCATGATCGTGTCAAAGCACCTTTACCCAGAGGGTTATCGTTTTGGAGAAGAAGAACGTTATGTTTTTTACTCAGGGATAATGGCAGGCAATAGATGCCCAGTTGACCTTTCCCTGATTGACTTTAGCAGCCCAGAGTACCAAGACTGTACCGTCGGTCAGGTTAGAAAAAAAATAGGGATAGACAAAGCCCTACTTAAATGTTATTATTGTACCGAGAAGAAGCTCTTTAAAGATAAAGAGTCTCAAAGGTTGGTATGAAAATAAAATATTTACTTTTTTTCTATAATTTAAAAGAAAATTTTTTAAAAAACGCTCTAGGGTGGATAGGAGCCTCACTGGTCTTATTCGGGTACGTGCTAAATGCTCAAAAAATGCCTATATCTTGGCTTATTTGGGTTGTTGGCAACGCCATGGTGGGCACTTATTGTCTACAGAAGAAGACCTACCCAACAGCCGTCATGTCCTTTATTCTGGTGATTTTGAACGTATATGGCTATTTGTGTTGGATAAAGTGGTTCTAAATAATTTGTTTTTTATGTTAAGTATGTTATTATTAGTTAATGGAAAAGATAATACGAGAAGTCCTTGAGGAGCTTGTTGGGTCTCAAATGAACATAGATTCAGAGGTAGCAAGAGAATATTTAACAAAGACCCTCCACGAAAGGATAGGCAAAAAGTATTATCTTTTCAAGAAAAAAGAACCAATAGTCGAAGAGGATGACGTATCTTAGCATTAAAGAAATTTTTGACACCTTAAGCGAAAAGGAGTCCTCGCTTATCGAGTCCTATAGGGTGGAGAGGGACTCAGGAGACAGAAAAGTCATATTCTCCAACATTCTCTTAACGAGAGAAATAAGAAAAAAATTTAAAGACAAAATCATTTCTAAATATGACAACTAACGTCCTAGAGAACACAAGAACATATCTGGTAGGCCATATGCAATATGCGAGCGGCAGAGATTGGCGCGAGCATGTTGAGGCCGAACTGGAACCCCTCCAAATAAAGATCTTTAACCCGTACAAAAAACCATTCGTCAAGGATGTAAAAGAGGATGAAGACACCAGACTCTCAATAGCTCACTGTATGGAACACGGCTACTTTAATGACGTAGCAGAAAGAATGAAGCTTATTCGTAGCTACGACTTAAACCTCGTTGACAGAAGTGATTTCATCATAGCGCACCTACTTCCAGAGGTGGCAAGCTGGGGCAGCGCAGAGGAAATAGTTACGGCGGTTAGGATGAAGAAACCAATGTTTATATCGATGGAAGGGGGCAAACACAAGACTCCTTTATGGATGATGGGTATGCTGCCACATAATTACATTTATGACTCCATTGAAGAAGTTGTAGAAATGATTAAGCAAATTGATAATGGTGAAAAAAAGATTGACAGCGACAGATGGAGACTCCTAAAGAAAGAACTGAGGTAGACTGGAAGGATTCCATGCTTAAGTTCATGAAGCTGACTGGCGAGAAATCGAACGAGTGGAACCCAGAGCTATGGGAATCTTACGGCATAACCCGTAGCCACGCCAAAGAGATAATAGACGAGTATGAAAAACGATTTACCTAAAAGATTATGGTATTTATTTCTTGTATTAGTTCTAAGCGCGGCCTATTTCGTACAGATAGTCTTTATTGCAATTTGGGAGCAAATAAAAAGGATTTTTAAATGATATATATATTATACGGACAACCAGCGTCAGGAAAAACAACCCTAGGCAAATTATTAGCCAGCCATCTCGACACGCCATTCATTATTGATGGTGATGAGTTTAGAGAGATGTTTACAAATAAAAATTACGGTAAAGAAGGGCGAGAAGAAAACATTAGAAACGCAAATGCAGTTGCGACCTATTTAAACAAGAAAGGTAAGTCAGATGACTGGGTTTGCATTTACGTTAGAGAGGAGCCGAACAGCATAAAAGGTATCTCGGTAAATAATGAAACTGATGTAATTATGAGTTTAGTGAACCCCTATAGGCGTTTACGAGATGAATTAAAAGCGAACAATGATGGAGAAGTACAGGAAGTATTGCTAGTTTCCGAGAGGGAGCTGAGAAAAGAATATCATGTGGAAGGCTTTGAAGCAGGAAACCCGAATTATACAGTAATCACAGACGGAGAAGTGGAAGACACTTGGAAACAACTAAAAGATTTACTAAAAGTACAATGAGAACGCATAGTCTTAAAAATCTCGTATTAGTTTTCTTCTTATTGGCTTTTAGCCTAAGCGCCGCCCCCCCTACCAGAAGGTCGGTGTTAAGTGATCTGAACAGCATCGTCATAAAGGAAATAGAGCTTAACGACCTAACAATAGAAGAGGTAATAAGAGTTTTACAAACAAAATCTACAAATAAAATTAATTTTTTATATTTGCCGCACACCAAACCTAAGCCGCCCACCCCTCAAGTGACAAACAATATACCTTTTGGGTTTGACCCAGCCACAGGACTACCACAAGCGCCGCTTCCTCCTCCAGTATTTCTTGCGCCCCCGATAGCCGATAATGTGCCACGCATCATCAATGGCAATATTATCCTTAGAAACATCACACTAAAACAGGTGTTAGACATCTCTACCCTATGCTTTAACCAACCCATGCAATATATAGTTACAGATTTCGGAGTCGTGTTTATCCACCCCAAAGACGACGAAAAAGGGCTGTTTACCCGCGTGTTTAGAGTTAATCCTAGGGTTTTTAGAAAATGAGAATTGAACCAGAAATAAAGCTAGACTACAAGGACGTCCTTCTCCGCCCAAAGCGTTCTACGCTAGAGTCCCGCAAAGAAGTTGATTTGGTTCGTGAGTTTACCTTTCCTAATGCTGGTGGCGAAGGCAGTGACCCCAAAGCCTATGGCTGGAAAGGTGTCCCAATTGTCGCATCTAATATGGATACAGTCGGAACCTTTGAGATGGCAAAAGCTCTTGCTGAATACCGTATGCTTACTTGCATCAGCAAACACAACGATATAAAAAGATGGCTACACAAGCTAAATGGTTATGGAGTCTATAAAAACCAAGAGCAAAAAGACGGCACGGTTTGGGAGCATGACCCAAACTCAAAGAGCTCTCACAATAGAATCTATGAACACATTTCTCCTTCTATTGGAATTAAATATGACGAGAAAGAATTTGACGATATAGACTACCTCCATACTATCACTTGGAATTTTCATCATACTAGGTTTGTATGTATTGACGCGGCGAATGGATATACAAAAAGGTTTTGTGACTTTATAAAAAGAGTTAGAGAAGAACACCCTGCGCTTATTATAATAGCTGGGAATGTCGTCACTGGAGAGATGACAGAACAATTAATTTTAAATGGAGCAGATATTGTCAAAGTCGGCGTTGGAAGCGGTTCTGTTTGTACTACTCGCATTCAGACTGGTGTTGGTTATCCCCAATTTAGCGCGGTGGTTGAATGTGCCGATGCCGCTCATGGTGTTGGGGGGTATATTATGGCTGATGGCGGTTGTACCTGTGCTGGGGATGTTGCCAAAGCTTTTGGTGGTGGCGCTGATTTTGTCATGCTTGGCGGGATGTTGGCTGGACATACGGAATGCGAAGGACAAGAAGAAGAAATAGATGGCAAAAAGTATAAAACCTTCTACGGCATGAGTTCCGAAAAAGCTATGAAAAAACACAACGGGGGCGTAGCAGCCTACAGGAGCGCAGAGGGGAAGACAGTGAGGGTGGAGCACAGGGGCCTCGTTAAAAACACGTTAGAGAGCATCCTCGGAGGCCTACGGTCCACCTGTACATATATCGGTGCAAAAAGGTTGAAAGATATGCCTAAATGTGCTACATTTATTAGGGTGACCCAGCAGTCTAACGAGATTTTTGGAAAGAACGCATGAAAACAATAGAAGAAATAAAATTAAACTGGAAAAGCCAAGTCTTTTCGAGTAAAGAATGCAAAAAGGCGGAACAACGACTTGAATGTTCGCTTGATGATTTCTTTTGCTCCGAAAGCCCAGAGGCAGCAAGAAAATTGGTTGATTTATGTGGAAAATTGATTTTTTTATCTAAAAAATGTATTTTTGATTCCAATGCCCTGCTAGACTCTGTGGACAGGTTGTCTGAGGAAGAATTTGACAATCATAAAGACTTTTTATACGAAATAAGCAAATCCCTTGCCCTTATGGTGGAAGACCATTCCGCGCTAAGAGACAAGATACACCTAACCAAGCAGTTAATTAAGGATCTCTGTGAAGAAGATAAATAATTTTCTTATCTATTTGTTTATATTGAAAACAAGATCAGACTTGTTTATTATAGACAAGGTAAAGAAATTATTTGCTATAATAAAGATACGTTAAGCCTGAATCAGTTTTGCTCCGGTAGCTCAACTGGTTTAGAGCACACGCCTTATAAGCGTGAGGTTGTGGGTTCGAGGCCCACTCGGAGTACCAATTTTAAATAGATATGAAAACTTTCACAAAATGGTTCCTGCTCAACGCAGTCACGTTAACTGCTGTTTTTTTTGCAGAAACAAAAGGCGCAATCTCAACAATGGTTAAAAATGATGTTAGCTATATAACCATTGTTATAATGGCCCTATACGTGGTTATCTCTATAATGGTGGGAAGGCTGTGCTTTTTGTCAGACAAAATAAACAAAGGCAGAGAAAAAGAAGCGAGAAGGCACCTATCAAAGAGAGCAGAGGTTGGCTGGTTCGCCGCAGAGCACTTTTTTTCGCTCGGCCTGTTGGGTACAGTTTTTGGGTTGTGCCTAGCAACCTCAACCAATCTTGGTACAGACGCCCCCGTAAGTGATATAGTAGCTGGGCTCAAGGTGGGACTAAACACTGCATTTTATACTACCATTTGTGGCATAGTATTCAGCCTTGCCCTGCAAATACAACTAATGATTTTAAGATTTAAGCTAGAGGAATGATCAATAAAGGATACAAAAAATTCTTTTCGTTTAGGCCATTCATTGATGTGCTTTTTTGTTGTCTATTAATGCTGGTGGCTATCCTATTCCTTCTCAAAACAGAAGAAGAACAAACAAGGTCTCGGCCACCCAATGCGATTTATGAGGTTATTCTCACGTGGGACGGAGAAAGCGAAGACGACTTAGACCTTTATGTCCAAGCGGCATCAGGACACACGGTTAGCTTTAACAACAGGGAAGGTGGGCAAGGGAGCCTAATTTCCCTAGACCATGACGCTCTTGGAAAGCGAAGAAACAATAGCTTAACCCAAGGCTCACAGGGCAAGGTTGTGAACTTTAATGAAGAAATAGTTTCTTTTCGTGGGGTAACAGAGGGGGAGAATATAGTAACCGTACACGTTTACTCCAAGCGGGACGAGTTACCAACAAAAGCGACAATTAAATTAATAAAAATAAAGCCCTTTAAGGAGATAGCCTCCAAAGAAAGAGAATTTACCATTACAGGGGACGAAAAAATAGCCTTTAGATTTAAGACAGACAAAGACGGCAACATTTTAGAAATAAATGAATTACCAGCGAATTTAGTTAAGCCATTAGGAGAATAATTATGAGGTATGTAACATACGCTAGTAATGATAAACATAGATGCATTTACTTTAATGTAGCCAAGAACGCGAGCACTACTATGATGGTCTTCCTCAATCATGCGGGTATCCTACACCACTCGGCAGATCGTCCGTTGCGGTGGAGTAAATTGACCAGTGAGAGGGGACTGACGGCGCGCGGCCCCCAAAAACTAAGCCATGTTAAAGCCCTCTTTAAAGAAAAATATGATTCTTATTTTAAATTTGCAATAGTAAGAAACCCGTGGCATAGGGTAGTCTCTTGTTGGAAGAATAAATGTCGTCCCGATCATAAAACAAGCTGGCCGAGATCTCCCTTTATCAAAGCGGAAAACGATACTCTTGCAGAATTTGTTAACAGGATAATTAATGGAGAATTTACGGAAGGCGAGCAGTCTTGGGTTTGGGACCGGCTTAGCCAGCAATCAAATCATCGTGACCGGTATGTCAAAGAGCTCTATAATCCAAATGATATTAACTGGTACGGGGATGAGCAACACGTGCTATCACAGGCCATACAAATTCCCGACGACGTAGATTTCGTCATAAGACTTGAAAACTTTCAAGAGGGACTTGATATTGTCTGCGACAAGATTGGGGTGCGGCGAGAGGAGCTTCCACGCAGCAACCAAACAAAACCCTATAGTTACACCGAATACTATGATGACGAAACAAGACAAATCGTTGCGGAAAAGTATAAGGAGGACATTGAGAGGTTTAAGTATAAATTTGGGGAATAGACAATTACCAATTTAGGCTTGACACACCCAGAAAACAGTGCTATCCTTATAAGATGGCTGATAGAGAAAAATTTATTAAATGTGATTGTCATGGCGAAGGGATACTCGTTACCAAGTATGACGACGAGGAAGAGATGTACTTTAGCTACTGGCGCGAGGGCATGAACCCCATCAAACTATCTTGGTGGATGAGGTTGAAGTTGTGCTATTTAGCTTTATTTAAAGGTAACTTTTATAATGACCAAGTCATTCTAAATAAAGAAAAAGCCATGGAACTTGCGTTGTGGATTCAAGAAGAGCACGATGCTGTTCCCCCTATGGATAAGACTAAATTCGCAGTAGGGAATTTGCTCGATCGGAAACCCCCCGACCCAGCTTTAGAACAGGACAAAACCGATGAGTGGGGGGGAGTATAATGAAAATAACAATTGAACCAACCGAACAACGTAGGCCGGAAACCGTAGACACCATGCACTCGACGGTAAGCGTAAGCATTGCCAGCGACGATTTGGATATTGGCGAGACAATGGAACAAGTAGTGAAAGCCCTGCAAGCGTGGGGATTTCACAACGAGAGCATCGCGGGATACCTCGATGAAGAACTTGCGTGGCAACTCGGGTTGGGTGGAAGAGACGACCAAGCAACGATGCTCGAAAGCATTTATCAGAACGCAGATGCAATCAGCAAGGACGTAATAAAAATTGATCCAGCCCTAGAACAAGACAAAACCCCCAAAGAAACCGTTACTCCGTCATCGGGGTGCTGTGGCGCGAAAGACAAGCGATGAGTAAAGAAAAAAGAACAATAGTAAAAGAAGAAATCGTTGAACGATTCTTGGAAGATATTGTCGGTAGGTCAAAGGTTCCTTGGTATACAAGAGTTTGGTGGCGGTTTTACTGGAAGTATGAAGTGGTCGCGGGTTGGTGGCGCAACAAACGTCAGACTTGGCAAACAGGGTTTCCACACGAACAGGCGTGGAACTTTCATAGTTGGCATTCTGAGACGGTTGCACCTCGCTTGAAGCACCTTAGAAATAATCTCAATGGTTGCCCTAGCGAGATGTTCGAAAAGGATTACGACCACAGTACGGCCTACGAATTGCCCAAGGCAGAGAGCGAATTAGCTATGGACAGGGCCATGCGTAATTGGGAGAAGACCTTGGACAAAATGATTTGGTCGTTCGAGCATTGGGATGATACGATTGACCCAATTAAGCCTAAAGACTACGACCCAAGACACAAGAAGACCACCTACAGTGACGGTAGCGTTGGGTATGAGGGCTTGGATGATAGAGATTGGGATTGGACACCATGCGAGAAGCATAATGAGAGGGTTCAAGAAGGGTTGAATTTGTTTAGTAAATATTATTTGAATTTGTGGGATTGATTTAACTTAGCCGTAACCGCTAACCCACCGGTAATAGGCACTGAGAGTTGATGGAAAGCGCTCGCGGGTAATATCCTGCGGCTAGGTTATTAATTTATTATGGGAATGTTTGATTATATAAGCTGCGAAATGCCACTACCACGAGGCGGTGCAAATACTATACCTACTTTTAGGTACGACCACCAATTCCAAACTAAGGATTTGGTCAACGGTCTTATAGAGTACAAGATTGGCAAGGATAAAACTCTTTACGAGAGGAAGATAGAGTACGAGGAAAGGGAGCTAACCGAAGAGGAGAAGAAGGATAGAGACAGCGGCGGGTTTTGGAGTCCTATGTGGTCTATGGAAGAAAAGAGCCATGAGTGGGTAAAGGATAACTTTACAGGTTATATTACGTTCTATGATATTCTTCATGATGTAGACGGTACACATGATGGTTGGGTAGATTACCGTATCCATGTAAAAAATGGAGAAGTGCAGGGAGATGTGGAACTAGCAGAATACAGGCTTGAAGACAATACGGAGAGCAAAGCCAATCAGGTAAAATGGAAAGAAGAAGCAAAAGCCCGAAAAGAATACGAGGAGAAATGGAGATACAAATATTGCTTCAAGTATTGGAACAGGCTAGTAGGCTGGATATTTCGTGGGGTCAGAAGGATTCGCGAGTGGGAAGGCAAGCTTTATTCGTGGAAGGTAGAAAATAAATTAAAATTTTAATATGAAGAAAAAAAATGAAGCCAAATTAAACGATGGAACCCTCGAAGAAGTTATGGCGAGTGACTTCCCGAGAATCTATATCCACAGCATGGAGGATGAACCAGACGGCGACTGCACCATGACCTTTGACACAAATAAAGCATTTGATGAAGTATATAAAAAAGCAAAGGGCCGCAAGCGAGTTACCCAAAAAGGTATGGGAAATTATATATTAGAGATTATGACAAAGGCCCTTGACAAGAAAGACGGGTACGAATTAAAGACTTTAAGCGACACGTTCAAGTAATATGTCGATGAGATAAACATAAAATAAAAGTAAACTTTACAAATAGACGCCCATACGCAAAATGAACAAGTCTAAAATAAACGACTTAGCGGACAATGTATATGTTCTTAATTTAGAAAAAGATTCATTTAAGTATGATATTTTGAAGAGAAAGCTAAACCAGAAAAACATACATCACGAACGATTCGTCGGAGTTGACGGGTGGGATGGTTGCCGCTCGCCAGATAAAACAGTGGAGTCATTTATTAAAATTTTGGACGGCTACAGAGACTCGGGACTTTATGAGCCAATACGAGAGAAGGGGGCGCATATCGTAGCTCACGGTTGGGGAGCTTATCGCAGTGCGGGAGCCATGGGGTGTGTGTTGTCGCATTTAAAAATTTTTAAAGATGCGATTGAAAACAAATACAAAAAGATACTGCTTCTTCAAGACGATATTTATTTTCATAACCAATTTGAAGAGTTACTTGAGGAACGAGAAGAGCAAATTAAACGAAGTTCAATATTTTACTTGGGAGCCACAGAACATGCGGGCTGGATGAAAAACGATTGGCACTGGCGAAACCCTCACTGGAGTAGGAAGCACCATAAGCTTGGCTACTACAACACGACCGACAGCAGCTTGGGAATGTTTGCGGTGATAATTGATAAAAAAATATTTTCCCCGTTCATAAAATTAGTAGAATTTGAGCTTCTCGCATGCGATCAAGCCTTGGCCCTGTTAGGCACGAAAGGCTTTGCTGGTGAGAGCTTTGTGTCCTACCCGAACCTAATAATGCCAGACACGACCTACAGCAATACGTCCTCCGACGTTGCTGGAGGACGCTCCTTCCATGACGGCAACACATGGAGAGACTTTGGGAAATGGTCTATTGAGCAGGGCTGGGATTACAATTACTACGACTTAAGCGAAAGATACTATACAACAGAGAAATGAAATACTCAATGTTCATAGGTCGGTGGCAAATATGGCATTCTGGCCATCAGTGGTTAATCGACCAACGATTGGAAAAGGGAAAAAATGTTCTAATCTGCATAAGAGATATGGGGATAGACAAAAATAACCCCCTCGAAGCGCAAGAGATTTACAATAACCTTTCCGAAAGATTTGGAGCACTAATTGATTCTGGGCGGATTAAACTTAGAATTATCCCAGACATTGAATCAGTTAATTACGGCAGGGATGTCGGCTATGAAATAATAGAACATAGCCCACCAGAAGAAGTAAAAAAAATAAGCGGGACAAAAATAAGGAATAAGGGAGAGCATAGCAATTGGGAAAATGAGGGAGGTAGCAACTTAGGCAGCCTGCCCGAAGAAGGATGCGAGGGAGGACACTATTAAATGAATAAAAAAAACTGGAAAGACTTATTCATTGGCTTTTCAATGATAGGATTATCAGCGTGGTTGTTCGTTAATGGGCAATATACGCTTGAGATTGGAATATTGTTAGGCTTATTGACCTTATGGTGGTTGGAGCTTTTTTAGATGGAAGACGCTGGAGAACATAAAAATTTAGGAGTAGGCATAGTAGGTAGCCTAAAGAAGAAAGAACCCGCCGAGACCGAGAAGAAGCCCAAGGCCAAGAAAATAACAAAAAAGAAACTAAAAGAGGGAGAGGTAAACGAAGGCATAAGGACAGCAAAGGCAGAATATTTACGGCACTGTACGAAAACAGTAGGAATTGTAAACAAGAAGGGCGAATACGAAATAAAATTAACTAAAGACTGTGGAGAAGGAGATGTAGTTTGGGTACTGGAAGACGACGGAACCTTTACAAAAACTAAAATATATTAAATGAATGATAAATTATATACCATGCTTAAGAGTTCTGCAGAAGCAGACGTAGCCAAGGCCGAACTTACCTTAGACCTGTTAGATAACAGGGCTGCGGGGATCGGAGACCACTCAACAGGAGACTTCTATAAAAACGCGGAAGAAGCATTGTCCTTGCTTGCGGACGCCGTGGACAGGTTAGAAGTATTGGCAAGATATAAATGATAAAAGAAAGTGACATTTTTGGCGGCGTTCAGTGGACAAAGCGACAGCAGTACGGCGAGGAGATAAAGTCATTGCTTGCCCAAATATATAATACAGTAGAAAGTTATGGAGAGTTATCTCGCAAAGAAAAAAAGACGCTGAAAGGTGATATAGGAAATTTTGAGTTCGCCCTAAATGAGTATAACAAATGAAAAAAATATTATTAATTTTACTATTATTAACCGTGGGGTGCAAGACGTATTACGCTCCCAGCGGAAAGGCTTTTCCGAGAAGCTGGGGTAAGCCACCAGAAATACAGTTAACAGACCATCGTCCACTACCCTATGGGTATGGTTCCGGTAGCAGTACGCTTTACGGCTGGATAATGGAGAACAAAAAATGAATATAGCATTACCAACCTTACTATTAGTATTTGGCAGCTTAACCCTTTGGCTACTTACAGAGTCTTCGGTTCGGTGGCTTCTTAAGGCGGCTTGTATTTCTGCTTTTTGTTTATTTACTGTTGTTTTCTGGTCGTCGATTCATTCTTTTCTCGGGTGGCCAGCGGATGAAGACGACATGCCAGAAAAGGTACTTATCCATTGGGTTATTATCAAGGAGCCGAATAAATTTACAAAATTTGATGGACAGATTTATATACTTCTTGAATCCGTAGAAGACGCAGAGGATAGTGCTGTTGAAAAATTCTTTGGCTACGAACAAAAGAAGATAGAGCCACGACTTTACGGTCTTAAATACAATAGAAGCCTACACGAGAACCTAGAGAAAAACGTGATGCCCAAACTCAGAAGAGGCCAGCCCGTGCTTGGCAAGCTGGACAGAGGAAAATCGTTAGGCAAACAAGGAAGAACGGAGGGGGAGGGGGCAAATAAAAAGGGTCACGGCAGCGAATCTCAGGAGCAAGAATGGCACTTTCATGAGCTATTACCGTCAGAAATACACAAAAAGCCAGATAGATAATAGTAATTTACTTGATTAAATAGAATAAAAATGATATAATAAACTATGAACAGAAGGCAATTCATCAAAACCGCTATACCCGTAGCGGCTATTCCAGCGATAGCAATCACTTGCAAATACGAGGATGACGAAAAGGGGCCAGAGAAAGAAAGCAAATGCGATTGGCCCTATCGCGTCTATTGTTATGAGCGAGAACAGGGCGAGTGGACATTTAGCCACAATATAAGGGGCAGCTTTGCTCCAGAAAGAGAGTACATGGCCTTTGAGGAAGAGAACGACCTTAGTTGGAATCCTCACTATGCGGGTGGCTGGATGGATGGGGGCAAATTACATTTTCAAACCCTTGACGATGCTACAGAATTTGTAGAGATGCACGCTAGAACCAAGGACGACATAAATCTTATAGATTCTATTTATGATATTTATTATATTAGTAGAAATACCGTTAGAGATCAATACGGCGTTGAAGATGTAGAAACGAGAGAAATAAAGGTTGCTCATTATTGGTTTAATGGGGATACAGGAAGGCAGATACAATGGGTAGCCAATGATCGGCCTTATACAGACTGGGGCAAGGTAGAGTGCGCATAATGAAAGCCAAGAAAAAACCCACAAAGAAAAAGGATGGTAGCTGGGACACCACAGACCTTTATAGAAATAGCGAGAGATACCCCTTTGATATAGAATGGCTTAAATACTACAACTCCATGGAGGGTCGAGACCAAGTCCTATTTCTCTACAAAGATAAAAAAACGAAAAAAATTATAAAGCATAGAATACTTAGATGAAGGAAGAAACCAAACAAAAGGGACAGCTTGCAGCGGTAGGCACGAAGGTTCCCGAACTCCTCTATCTTGAAAAAGAAATAGAAAAATTCTTAGCAAATAAGAAAGGGGAAGACACAGACGTATTGGTAATCGGAGAGAGGGAGGGCGAGGAGAATGTAATCCAGACAGTCCTTCTGAGCGAACAGCTACGCTCGGTTAAGTGTGTGGATATATCCCCCATCAAAGAAGGAGGGCCGCTTCAAGAAATAATAGAACAGAACAACAAAATTTCCTTTGAACAGTGTGATTTTGTAGAAAATAAAATAGATGAAAAATTTGATATAATTGTTTGTATAAGCGTCTTAGAACATTTTGGCATGAAGTTCAACGAGCAGGAACACAGTATGTTTGAGGGGGAGAAAAGAAGAGACCAGATACTATGGAACTACGACCTAGACGGCATGCTTGCCATGTCGAAACTTCTTCGTGATAACGACAGCGTTTGTATAATAACCCTTCCAATAGGCCCGTTTATGAATTATTTTGAAAGCGGTTTCCCTTTTTTAAGATACTATGACCAGACTCGGCGAAATGTAATCGGAAGGTTTTGTGACGAAAACAACATTACATTTAGTGAAAGGTTTTTTGTTTCTCCGCTCGCCCCGACGCCAGATGAAGCGAAAGAGGAAGTAGGGCAGTCCCATATGATGTTCACTGTTTGGAGGGAGTTCAACGAGTCTATCTTCACTGACCTAACGATTCACTATAACGGAACAGTATGTGCGGCCTCTTCTCATCACCCCAAAGATTCCGAGGTGATAGGGATTAACCCAATGACCCCAAACGCTATCTGGGGATTGACATTACAAAATGAATGTTAAGTTAATATCAATTACGCAACCCCACGTTAAAGGGTATGATGATAAAATCATGTGCGCGGAAGACATTATAGCTTACTGTGCTAGAGTCTCTAACCCGAGCAATCAACACAACGTAAAGACTGCCCCAAAACTATTGGGGTTCCTAATCAAGCACAAGCACTGGTCGCCGTTTGAGCTTGCAAATATGTGTGTCGAAATAAAGACGAGCAGGGCAATTGCCGCACAGATTCTTCGACACAGGAGCTTTAGCTTTCAAGAGTTCAGCCAAAGGTATAGCAAGGCTGAACAGCTAGAGCCTCTTGAATTACGTGGGCAAGCAGAAAAGAATAGACAAAGCTCGACAGATGTAACCGACCCTCTTCTTACGGATGACTATAAGAACATTAAAGCGTCCACGGCAATCTCTCAATATTTAAATGAAGGCATTAAATTGTATGACGAGCTGATTGAGGCGGGAGTAGCAAAAGAAAGCGCGAGGATGATGTTACCGCTGACAACTGAGACGACAATGTACATGAATGGTACGGTTCGTAGTTGGATTCATTATATTAGTTTAAGAACAGAAGAAAACACACAGAAGGAGCATAGAGATATAGCTAAGGCTATAAGGAATATTTTCATAAACCAATTCCCGAACACAAGCGAGGCATTAGGGTGGATTAGGAAGGTCGATGACGCGGGCGTTGACATAGACACGGGAAAATTTACGGGATGAATAAGAATGCCATATATACCTTAAAAGCCGATCCACAAAAAACGGGCCGGATAGACGAATGGAGTGCGCTCCCGCTGAAGAGAATGAAGCTATACGCAAAGAGGGTAAGAGCAGACCTTGTCGTTGTAGATGAATCGAAAATAAGAGAGATGAATATACCCAGCACACTAAATACTTTTCAAGCAGTCAATATGCTTAAGTTTTATATTTTAGACAATTTTTCTCGCAGCGAATATGAACGTATGTTGTTTTTAGATTTAGATATTTTGATTAGAACTGGTGCGGAAAATATTTTTGATGAAGTTGAATGCAAAGGGATTCACATGACCATAAATAAAAATGAATCGGACGACAGAACGTATAAAAAACTCATGGAGAATCATTATTTCGAGCGTCGGCCAGTTCCCCAATTAGTTTACGAATCTCCTGTATATAACGGAGGAATTATTTACGCGGATAAGCCTACTATTGAAAGATTTTGTAAAAAAATACCGAAGCTAAAGGATTGGACTAAATTCTTTGAATCTTATAATTTAGCATCGAACCCTCTTTTTAGCGGCGACCAAATGAACGAACAGCACTTAATAAGTTTGTTCCTAGCCAAACACCACTTTGAGGTTAATATATTAGATATAAAATGGAACGTAATGGGCAAACGATTCTATGGGCCGTGGGCCTTCTTATGGCAGAAACCAGATTCTAATTTTGTTCATTATTTTGGGCAAGAGGGTAAAGAAGTTTTAAATAAATTAAATACATGGGAAAAGAACGGACACACAGAAAATTTGTGTTTTTATTATTAAATTATGAATACCATTATCGAATACGGAGTAAATAAAGAAGAACTCAGTCAGGCCAAACAAGAAGCCCTAGCAATGGGGCGACTTAGGAACTCCATACTAAAGGGGGCAGGAAATGCGGCGGGACTCCTTTCCGAAATAATTTTGGCAAATAACTACCCCAACCTAGAAAGAGATTCCACGCGTAACTGGGATTTGGTAGACAGGGCGGCAAATAAGACATATGATTCCAAGGCAAAACAGACGATAGTCGAACCTCTTCCCCACTATGAGTGTAGCGTAGCCAATTTTAACCCAAACCAAAAGTGCGATTCTTACATTTTTACAAGGGTTCACAAAGGTCTATTAAAGGTGTGGGTACTTGGGTACATAGATAAGTATGAATTTTTTGAAAAAGCCACGTTCCACCGTCGAGGCGACTACGATGAAAGTAACAATTTTACCTTCCACGCAGATTGTTATAATCTTAAAATAGAAGAACTAAACCCAATGTCAGAAATAACTTGATTTTTTTATTTAATATAGTATCATAATGTATGAAGGTATTACCAGACTGGCTCTATAACGTGGAAAGGAAGCTAGATTCATGTAATCACTTAATGGAAATGCTGAGAACCTTGTTAGCTATTTGCACCCTAACATTACAAGTGGTTATTTTATTAAAATTATTTAATATCATATGAAGAAGAAAAAATTAAACAGTAAAGACGGCAGCGAGTTCACTGTTTTTTACTTGAAAGATAAAGAAAGCGAGCCAAATAAAATGAGCGACAAGGAAGACATAGCAGCGCAGAACTTGGCCGCAGCGTTTTCCGCCTTGGGCGGGAGCCTCCCGAAGTTGCCTATAAGTAACTTTTTCGGCGCATCAGAGGGTAGCGTTGAAGTTCTTATAGACGATACAATCGAAAGCGACTTCTTGGACACGGACGCTTTGGTGGTTGGCCGAATTTATAGAGTCCACGAACTAAATAGCCTGATTATAAGATACAACGGCCTTGGAGTAACCAGTCGCGCCAGTTCCGGAGTCACAAGCCTCATCGTTCTGAAGGTCAGCCACAATGATTTTCACTTTTGGGTGAATGAAAAGTCTTTAATTAAGGCGAACAAAGATGAAGTTAATTTTTATTTAAATAAAACGATATAATATGAAAGCACAGCCAAGATTAGTTAGACTAACAAAAATGGACGAGGACAAAGAAGTTCTGGTAAACTGGATGGCCGTGACATACGTTTACCCCACCTCCGCGAGAGGAAAAGGTGATTACAGTGATGTTTATTTTATAGGAGGCTCATCGCTTCCCGTAAAAGAAACAACTGAAGAAATTCAACTTCTTGTAAAATGAAAACATTTGCAGTAGAGGGGTGCAACTGGCACACGGAAGTTCAAATAAACGATGAACTTTTTGAAAATGAGATGGACATGGCTTTTGAGGCCATGACGCAGGGGGTGGAGCGTTTCATTAACGAGGACGAAAGAATAGAGTTGGTTGGCTACGATGAACCCGCGCTAGGGTTTTTTATGGCAGCGCATGATAGCAGCAAAAAAAATAATTCAACAAATAAGGCGATGTGCCTCACGGAAAAGCTGCTGGTTAATGGGGGTTTTTATGACATAGCAACAGAGTTTGAAAGCCAGATGCACGGAGCAATAGAGCAGGAGCAACAGGACAAAAAAAACAAGAAGAAGCCTTGACTTTTGTTTGATTATATTTTATAATTATCTATGAGAACATTGCAGAGCCTGTTGTTACTTTTTTTTACTCAATCTTTATTTTCTGCGCCCCAATTCAGTACGGAGAACATCGAGGGATGGACGGTTTATCTAAATAAAAGCGCAAATAATAAAGCCAAAAACGAAGCAAGGGCTTTCCTCGCTAAAGACCTCCGAATTATTAAACAAAAAGTGCCAAATAATGCGCTTGATGTGTTACAGAAAATCTCAATCACCGTGGGTCGAGGGTCAAATAAATTCTGGGCAAAATATAGTTACGGAAATAAGAGCGTTGAATTTAAAAGCGTTAAGGGCTTTATAGACGGGAGGGGCGTTTACCCAGATGTAGTCCTTCACGAAATGGCTCATGGGTATCACACTCTTAAAATTGGTCTTGATTACAGAAAGGATTCTCCAGACGGAAGCGTCAGCAAGGAACTAAAACAATCATTAGTCGCGGCTTGGAAAAGACACAAGACAGACTACTCATCCCTTGGAAAAAATGCGCTCACCCCCAAAAATAAGCCCTCAAATAGCTTTTTCCTAAAGTGGGCTACCCTAAACCAGCTTGAGTATTTTGCTGAAATGTCAACCACACACTACGGAGTTCATAGGTATTGGGCCGAAATAAAAGATAAAGATTCAGAAAGAGTGATAGGTGAGCTTTGGGGAGAAAAAAAAACAGGCCAAATAAAAGAAGTAAATAAGAGGACATTTGCCCATCCGCTTACCAGACGGGGCTTGAGAATCTTAATGAGGCAACCCCAAAAATAAATTTTGATATTTTAGGGTCAGCTCGATATACTATTAAGTAACTCTGCGACAAAAATAAAGCTGGACGAGGTTTTGCTCCTTTCTCTCCTTGTTCGGCTTTATTTTTTTTTAAGTATTTTAAAGTGTAAATAAGGGCATGGCAGCAGCAGAGCTAATTAGCCCTAATTTTATAGAAAGATGGCAGCAGGAAGGCTTTTTACCCAAAGGGGTGATTAGCTGCGAGAGGTGTAGCTGGACAAACTATACCGTGGAAGAATACAAGATTCTCTACGAACACAAGAAGCTCGCTTATTTTTTCTTTATTAGCGACGACGAGAAGATTGAAGAAACCCCATTCCTTTGTCATGGTTGTTTATTTAATGAATTAAAAAAAGCCGCTGGCAACGAACCCTTGAGAGTAACACTCTTGGACGAGGAGAACTCATACAGTTGCGAGCTTATTCCAGAAGAATGGATGGACGGCGACCCTTACCCAGAACCAGAAGAAAGTGACGAGGATGATGACGAGGACTTTTGGTTTCCAAAAGAATAATTTTTTTACTTGACACGGCATGAACCCTATTGTAAGGTAGGTCAATGCAAGCACAACTAGACTTCATCGGAACCCCGAAAGTAGAGCGGGAACCAGAGCAGTTTGCTCTTTGGAACAGAGAGGGCAAACCAAACAAACCACAAAAAGACATTGACTTCGCCAATGTTGATACCCTATTTAACTCATTCGATTCGGAAGAAATTGAACGCTATAAAAATTATTGGGAAAGCGTTAAGCCCAAGAATGATACAGAGATATTTCAGCGTTGGCTTTTTGCTTTTATGTCCGTCCACACAGGTTGGGAAGCCAACGTGAGAGGCTACGAAGCCGTTAAGGATTGGACTAAATGGGTAAACCGTGATGATGAGCTTGAACGACTGCTCGTACAGAGTCGAGTGGGCTTGCATAAAAATCGTACAAGATTTATCTCACAGTTTGCCCAAAAATTTTGGAGTGACCCCGAATGGTATAAGCACCAAGAAGGTAACTGGCAAACACTCCGCGACAGGCTCGTCAAGAGCATCCTTGGCCTTGGCATAGCAAAGGTATCGTTTTCTCTTGAAATGATTTACCCCAACAAGGCAGAAGTAACCTGTATGGATACTCACTTGTTTCAAGCGTATGGGCTTAACCAGACGAAGGACGCTCGCCGCTATAAGGAAATCGAAGACTATTGGCTAGGTATGTGCCGTATGTGGAACGTGCCATCATACATTGCACGGTGTATCTTGTGGGACAGAAAGCAGGACAAAACCGACAGCAGATATTGGAGCTATGTATTGGAGGATTAAATTATGA